ATGAGTATGCTATGCTTATTGGTGGTGATAAGGTTGATGATGGGAATTATGTGGAAAAGAATATTGAGAAATATATTCCCGTAAGTCTCTGTGGCCGTGTCTTCTGCAAGTGCGTTGGTAAGATTCACCGCGGCGATACGATTGTCGTATCCGATATTCCAGGTGTTGGACGAGCAAAATTGCCCAACGATTATGTGGAAAATACACAGATCGTTGGATATGCAGTGGATGAAGACATGAACGAAGAGATTCGTCGAGTCCGTATTCGAGTAAAGGGGTGATGTGAAATGGCAAGTCAAGGTTCAAAGATTACTGCTTCTGATTTTACCTCTTTGAAAAATCTCGTCAATAGCGAAATTGGTCGGCGAGGTAAAGCAGAAGGTACTGGGCAGAACCAGAGCTACGGAAGTTTATCTTCTTATTCTGGGTCTGGTTATCAATATACAACTACTCCTGCAGCAGGAGTAAAGATTGCTACGGAGCATATCACAAAGATTACAACACCGATCGGTGCAATCAATGGATCAACTCCTTCCTTTTCCAGTGGAACTGTGGTGAGAGCATCCGATATTGCAAATGCCGCAAATACATTGAGTGGCCTTACTATCATTAAGGAAAACGCTTCCTCTAGTGGTTGCGCTGGTAAATGCAGTGGACTCTGCTCTTCTGGATGCAATACAACATGCTCAAGTTGTTCCAGTAACTGTGGTAGTGGATGCGCAACTTGTTCTAGCGGTTGCGCTAATAACTGTACGAATACATGTTCAGGTGGCTGTTCAGGTAGCTGCGATGGTGACTGCAACGGCTGTGACGGTTGTGACGGATGTAGTGATACCTGTAAAACAGACTGTAGTGGTGGCTGTAAAGAACACTGTACTGCTAACTGCGCTAGTGATTGTGGTGGATCTTGTAGACTTACCTGCTTTGCGCTATGTGGAAATTGCCAAAATTCTTGTGATAATACATGCTCTGGCCATTGTGGAGTTAAATGTACAGATAGCTGCGACAATGACTGTACTGGACAATGTAAAGGATGCTCAGGTTCTTGCGAAGGTAGTTGCGAGGGTGGCTGCCAGGGTAGCTGTACTGGTGGTTGTAATGGTTGCTCAGGTAGTTGTAGTGGATGTTCCGGTAAATTCTTATTTTAATAGATCGTGTGGAATGAGGTGCTATAAGTGAGCGTTTATAAACCCAATAATGATCACGAACTTAAGAAAGTCTTTATAGAAAATACCCCGATAATTAAGTTCGTTTCCCATGATGTGTTTGAAGACAACGATTGGAAAGAGTTCATGCAGCAATGCCCTGATGATTCGAATCAGTTCGAATGGTGCATTTGGGCCGCTGGAATTTTCCGTTGTGATAATATCATGGATGATAAGTTTGATACTTATGCAGCATACTGTGCATCCGTGATTCAAAGCATTGCAAAAGATTGCAATGTGGAATGCTCTGACGATCGTATGATCGTTCTTGCATATGGTCTCGCAGCACGTACTTTCAATTTTGAAGCTGCAAAACTTGAAAAGTCCGACTATAATTTTGATGCAATGCTCAATGCATCTGATTACGAATGCACCGATGATATTGATTTCTTATCAATGTGGGAAATGCTTGTCATGACTATTCGGTTCATTCGTGTTCTTGATCCGTCAAATGTCAAAGCACTGATCAAAGTCATGAAAAAAGTAAATTCCATTCGTGATAAGTATAATGAAGTATATGCCCGAATGAGTGACATGACAGCTAATTATTAATATATTTTAGGGAGAGTGCACGTTTATGAAAGTGATTAGCATTACGACTCAAGAAAGCGAAGCTGTTGAGCGGGCCTATTATGAGTCGCAATCATACGAATCCATCGTTTCTATTCTCTGTAGAGAATTGAATGAAGACGCAAATCCTTTAACATCTGAAATGCTCCATCATTATATCGACTTATGCAAAACTGCAAAGATGCGTCTCAAATTAACGCAAGACAAGGTAATTGACAGATACGTTGATAAGTCGGAGTTCAATAATGCCCCGGTAACATTTGATTTTGAGAGCGAGGAGATGTTGGTATCAGATGAAAAAGCATAATAAGCGTCTCTATGAAGAGTATACTGATATGGTCCAAAGGCTGTATAAGAAAGACTTTTATATCAGCGGAGCATTATCAGCATTGAAAATTTGCAGATATGTGACTTTTCAAATCACGAATGCTTGCAATCTTCGGTGTTCTTATTGCTATGAGCATAATAAGAACTGTGGAGCTATGAGCCTTGATACAGCCAAGAAAGTCGTCGACTATATTCTTGACCTGTATGCTGACAACACATCTGATTTCATCTCTCAGCAAACAAAGGGCGTTGTCCTTGATTTTATCGGCGGAGAGCCTCTTCTGGAAGCCGAACTGATTGAGCATATTTGCGACTATTGGTTCGAGCAGTGCTATAAGAGAGGCATTCCTCTTGGCCCGTTTACAAGAATCTCGTTTGCCACAAATGGTAAGGCTTGGTTCGAGCCTGCATCCATGCATTTATTTGAAAAATACCATGATATCATGTCGGTCACAGTATCTATTGATGGTGTTCAAGAACTTCATGATATGTATCGTGTCGACAGTAATGGCGTTGGAAGTTTTGAGATGGCTTGGCGAGCTTTTCAAGATGCAAAAGCTCGATATGGCTGGCTTAATTCCAAGATGACATTTGTTCCCGGATCAATCAAATATTTATACTCCAGCGTGAAAATGATGATTGATGAAGGTTGCACGTATATTCATGGTAATTGTGCATATGAGCCCATGTATACAAATGAAGATGGGAAAAACTTGTATAACGAGCTTAAGAGACTTGCTAATTATATCATAGATGAACATCCGGATGTATACTTTGCAATGTTTAATCCGGATGAATATGGTGAAGCAGTCGATTTAGTGCATGATGATAACAACTACTGTGGTGGCACAGGAAATATGTTGTCATTTGCTCCGGACGGTAAAGCATATCCATGTATTAGATATGCTCCAATTTCTATCGGAAATGAGAAAGCAGCCAAAGTATGCTTTGGTGATGTCAATAATGGTGGCCTATACGCAACTGAAGAACAGCGCAAAATTAAGCGTGAGTTGGATGCTATCACCTTGACATCGCAGTCTACAGACGAATGCATCAATTGCCCTGTATCCAAAGGATGTGGATGGTGCTCTGGATATAATTACGAAAAATATGGTACCGCAAATAAGAGATATACGGGAATTTGCAAAGCACATAAAGGCAATGTCCTTGCTGTGTACTACTATGTAAATACTCGATATCTTAAACTTGGCGATACTGAGCCGAAGAAGATTAAGCTGCCTTATGACGAGGTAGTAGAAATTCTCGGTAAAGAAGAAGCTGATAATCTCTTCGCTCTTGAAAAGGAAGCTTTTTCTCACTACGAAATGTAAAAGAATAAGCACACAAGCTGTGATTTTTATATCCGGCTTGTGTGCTTATTTTTGTATATCATAGCAGACGGTTAAGTATGAAAGGAAGTGTTTACCATGACAAAAGTTTTTTCTATAGTTACTTTGATTGGTGGTTATGGCCCTGAGATAGAATCATCCTATTTTGATCATGATAAAGCAATCAATCATCTTCATGAACTTTGTAATTACTATAATGACGAAATGCGGAATGATCATGTACCGGCTGTTGAATGTCATGAGCCGTATGAAGTTGATGAAGAAACTGAGAAGATATTTTACCCAATAAAATATAAAGATTATCCTAAGCTTAAGCATATGATTATTACAGCATGGATTAGAGAATTGGAGGTTCAATAATATGAAAATTTATGCTATAGTATGCAGAAATGGTAATTCCATGTGGGTACATGATAAAACCTTTACTACAATAGACGAAGCAGCCTTATATGCTTGCCTTTCTATTTCAAGTCCAGTATTGTGGAAAGTATGCCCGATTAATGTGGATATCTCTAATGAGATGAATGTCTCTGATACACTACTTGGACAGAATAAGGATGTTTTGATTGAAGTTCTCTATGATCCGAGGTATCACTTAGGTACTAGGCACGTTATCTCTCCTTCTCATATAAAGTATTACGCGCTTCCTACAGAGCAAGGTGATATCAATGACCTTAAAAGAGGTTTAGTGCACCGTATTTATCAGGGGCTTGAAACACTTGATGATGAGCATACCATAAAGCTCATTATATGAAAACACCAAATTAACGCAGAGAGAAAGGAGGACATTATGGGAATAAAAGAAATTATTGTGGAAGCATGTGGTGATGATCTCATTACTGCAAATGAAGCAATCAATTTATTTTCCATTGTAACGGAATCCGAAGTAAGTAAAGTGGATAAAGACTTTAAACCAAAGGAAAGTATGAAATTATCGTCTTTTCAGAAAATCCATATTACAGAATCCGTCATTGAAGAATACAAAAGCAAATATCCGGATCTAAGTCATGTAAGATGTAAAGATACGGATACATACAAATGCGATGGATATATGTGGATGGATGGAGAAAATCTAGTATGCCATGTAGGGTCATGTCAATACTTGGATGATAAAACAAAATGGATCGTATCGCTTGAAATAACGAAAAACTATAAAGGCCACGGATTATCAAAGCAACTGATTGATTATGCTGTGAAGAATATGAAATGCAAATATCTATCAGTGGATAAGAGCAATAAACTCGCAAAGATGATCTATGACGAATATGGATTCACCGTGTATCAAGAAGACAAGAAAATGTATTATATGACACTGGATAAAAATCCAGTAAAATCATGATGAGATATAAATGATTCCAGTATACTATATTCTTTAGTATACTGGAATCATTTTGGCGAAAATTATAATGATATATTATACATCTGAAGAGTAGTGAAGGTGAAGTAACTACTAAAATTATTTGGAGGTTTAACTATGAATAATTACAATCTGACTGAAGACAATAGCATCTTACGCAGCATTCAATATATTCTTCCGAAATCTCAGCTTGCGAATGGAGTAGCTAAGATTCTTCTTGGGTCGCATTTTAACGAAGAAAAAATAGATGAATCGGCTTACCAGTTCATTATGGACCCGTCCGATCTTAACGAAGCTGAACCTTATATCCGTGCAATTTATCCTAAGATGGACGAAGCTCCTGGCACAGTATTGATTGATCCTAATCGTGCAACGATCCATGAGTTTGAAGGTAAAACTTATTTTATCTTCGATTATCACAAATTCTTCGGAATTTTGAATATTGAAAAGGAAACCAATACTGTCATCGAAGCTGCGATATGCATGGCTAGATCTCTTACCCCTCGAATTTTATACAGCATAGCCGATGCTATTCAGTTTGATCCGGAGTTCATTATCAATATTCAGCCGAAGTTATCTGTGTTAACAACATCTAAAGATTCGATTCTCCATAAAGTCGAAACCGAAATTCTCCCGACTCCAAGTCGAAAGGTGTGGTTGACCGTGGCTGGGTTCGTTGCTGGCCGTGTATATACGCTGCTTCCTAAGAAGGAAGATGGCTATAAGCACTATTCTACAATAGAAGTAGTTAACTCAAATCAGTCTGAAATGCTCCTGAACTATTTCAATTGCAGTAAAGGTCCTAGTAGTCAAGTCACCAAATTCAAAACTGACACATCCGTTGCAATGGTGTATCCGACTTTAAAAAGCAAAACGGAATTGTGCGGCATTATAAAGTTAAAAGATTTCTTTGCAATTTTAACGATTGATAAAAAGACACATATGGTTATGGAAGCCATTGGAGGTGAATATGATGCTGTCACAATTGCGCAGTTAAGAAAATCTATGGAAACCATTGGTGTTCCTCATAGATATATGGACTTTTTCTAATAACAAGGAGGCTTTAATATGAAAGCATTTAACTTCGGAAGCCGTATGGCTTACATCGACAGTCTCTTCCCAGATTCTGATGAGAAGAGACTGTCCGCTGTCCTTTATGGCGCATCCGTAGAAAGCGTTGATGACTATGGTACTACCATTAAGCTCAACCTTGAGAATGAAGAAGTTAAGAAACTCTGTGACGAATGTGAATTCGACGTGACCGATGGTAACATCGTTTTCGCTTGTGATGAGATTGATAGCGACATCTGGGAAGACAATAATAGTCTCATCTATTTCGTTGCTCGTCCCAACGGCGTATGGTTTTTCACAGTCGATTTTAATTCTGAGACAGTCACAGGAGTCACTGGAGTTTCGGCAACTGACTTCAATCTCATTATGATGCGTGAAGTTGCCCGATACATCAATATCGACTGGGATGGTGTTTTGCACATCATCATGTGAAAGTAAAGAGGTCATAGTATGATTGAAAATATGGTAAAGCTTCAGAAGATGGATTATCCGACATCTTTGATGGAGGCAATAAAGCAAGTTATTCCAATCTCTTTCGGATATCCAAATGGTGTCCTCGGTTTATCCCCTCTCAGCGATAAAGAAATCGCTGACGCTTTTATCCAAGCTGAGAAAGATATATCCAATGGCATAAGTTATCTGGAAATGTATTTCAAGGATAAGAAGACGTTACAGGAAATTTCAGATACCTATAAGATTTCTCGTTCGACTTTTCGCAGTCGCTGTGAACGAATCATTTGGAATATTTTCTCCAGACCAAAATTTCGGTATGCCACTCTGAAATCTCCATCTGATTTCCATTCGCCAGTTGATGGCCATCTTTGGTATAAAGGCAGACCCATCACTTTCGAAAATGCAAAAGAAATCAATATTTACGAAATCCTTTATCTTGATCTAACTTGTGAAGTCTATAATACTCTTCGGCGCGCTGGCTATAATACGCTTGGTGATATTCTGGAAGGATTTACTACTGGGGATATTCTTGATGTAAGAGGACTTGGTCCTAAACGACTCAATGAAGTTGCTCACATCATCGAAACTTACCTCGATGTGAATCCGCTTTCGTATATAGCTGAGGAAGTTCAGAATGAAAATAAATCTGTGCTGAAAATAGATTTCAAAGATGCTGATATTCATTCAAGCAGATGCGTTAAATTTATGACTCCTCTACTGTCTGATGGTAGTCTCCTGACCAATATTCAGAGCGCATTTGTTGATGATGACCAATATGAAGAGTTGAATTTTGCAGAAAAATATAGTGCTGCAATTTTCCAGCATGCAAAAATCGAAGATGGCCCTCAGGGAAAGTTAATCTTCCATATTGATAGAAATGCGCAGAGTCTTGCGTATTACAAATCCGTTGGAATCAGCACGAAGAACGATATCACCATCACGGTTCCTGCAAAGCAGTACAAAATGCTTGCATCGAAAGTCAATTGGAAGCCGTTCTATGTACTCTTTAAGAGCGAAGGGTTCATCATCATTGAAGTTGGTCTTGATAAAGGCCGATATGTGAAGTCAGTCATCGCAGGCTCCTACAAGAGCTTTACGGTAGATAAGCTCCGCTGGATTACCAAGACTCTTGGATTCCCGAAGGATTCCTTAGTCGGTTAAATAAAAGAAGGGACCTAATAGCCAATTAGGTATCCCTTCTTTTTTCGGATCATAGTAAATTATAGCCTCATTCACTATATCTTAATTAAGGAGGATAAACTTATGAAAATTAAATTATTAGAAGATTTTATCATCAAGCATGCACATGAAATCATTTATTGCGTACAGGAATTTCCTAGTTACATCGTTGATGGTGTCGGCATTATCAAGTATTACCATCACTTTGCAAGAACTGAATGCATAAAAGATGGTCTTTCTGCTACATTTGCTACAGAAGAAAACCTGTATGCGAATAAGCTGTTCTATGCTGCTAGTAAAATTGCAAATCCAATTAAGATATTTGACGTATTTGGTTTTGGGACTACTATTTTTGATTATGGTAAATATGATCTGGATGAAGCCGAAGCAAAGTTATTTCCACCTGAACCGCCGAAGCAAAATGATTCCATTGAAATCACTGCAATTGATCCTCCAGCACCTATAGTATTTGCTATCATGCAAACTTGCTTTACGAAGTTTGATTCTGGAGAAGAAATCTTTCATGGGTCTACTATCTGGAAAAATCAGATTTATCGGACTCGGATTGAAGCAATCAAGGAATATCGAGCAATGAAAGCTGTGGATGAAGCAATCCATGCACGCCGTAAAGCCTTTAATGAAGTAACTGAGCTTCAAAAAGATGATTGCTATACGGAAGAATTTTCTCTTTATCAGAAAGACCACTATGGAAAGAAAATTCATACCTACCAGATCATTGCTCTTAGTCTCAATTCTAAGATGAATTCTGATATGCGTCTGGAAGCAGATAATCTGTATCAAGAGTACTTAGTCAATGATTGGACTTATAAGAAGCCTTCGGTTTCTGACGATAAACGGGAGGAAAATGTTTGTGAGTGATGATAAATATATAATTCCCAATAATGGTGGGAAAGAAATAACTTATATGAGTTCCAATACTTCTCCTATGAAGCAAGGCCCTGGAGTCTATTTCTCGATTGATCAAAAATTCCGAAGTGCTGATGTCTATGGAGAAATGTATTGCATTTTGGTAAACCGTGTCCAAATTGCTGGATTCATGAATCCTGTACTAAATTATTTCGGCAATAATAATTTAGTATCGGAAGTGTATATCTACAACCATCAATTCTTCGCCTCAATGTCAAAAGCAACCGATCTTTTGAATACAATTTATGAGACCTATCAGGCATTTGATAAGTCTCGTAACCTCAATCTGGAATTCTATCCGGATTTTGAGTATAATCGTTTTATGGTAAAACGAAAATACAAGAAAACAAATACCATGACTCTGGTTTCTTATCAGATCAGTAAAATGAACCATGGAAATTTTCAAGTACGAGATTCTATTTTAGAATCAATGGTTGAGGAGGAAAACGATGCCTGATATTAAATTTACAACCGAAGACGGTAACTCGGTATTCACTTATGTGACTCCAGAGAAGTATGCTGAACTTGCTGCAGAGCAAAAGGCTATTGAGATGGAGAAATTCGATAAATTGATGCGATCCATCGTTCTTGCTGGAGCACTTGCAAATCCGAATATTACTACAACAAATGAAGCCGCATCATATGCGAAAAAGGCATATGAATGGTATTTCCACTAAGGAGAAGACAAAATGAATCCTGAAGATATGAGCCAAGAGTTCACAGCAAAAAGCATGAATGAACTCAATTCAGCTGTTAATAAAGTACAGGAAGCTGCTGTTGCAATTCCTACCACAACTCAGATGCTGAGTGATTTGAATGAGAAGATTGATAATCTTATCATTACCGAAATGGCTGTCGCTTTTTTCAATAAATATGTGAAGGCTGATTCTAGTTTGAGTTTTTCTGACATGGAGACTCATATGGGTACAGCCATTATGTATGCAAGAGAATGCTGCGATAAGCGCTTATGAATAAAAAATCTCCCTGTGATTTCTTTCGATTTCACAGGGAGATTTGTATGCTTAAATTCAAATACTTCTATATATTCTAAACAAAGTAAATTACTTACTTTGTTTAGAATATATAGAAGTCACAATGATGATTGATAACGGCTTTCATCATGATTCTATATTGATGATGGGTTGAATTTTTTGGAGGTGAGAGATGGACGTTAAAGCTAGAGTTTCTAGTGGAGATGAACTGCTGAATGAAAAATTCACAATTCCGAGCATCATTACGACACCAAATCCGATAGACTTCAATACATTTACAACGCCTGGGATCTATTATGTTGGAGCTCGTAATGCTGATAATAAGGATAATAATTTTATAAATAATGGGCTAATTGATGGATGGGGAACACTATTTGTCAGTGGTACTGGCGGTACGTTATTTCAATTATTCTTCGCTGATACTCAAGCTAAAATTTTTCATAGATTCTGTAAAAATAGAAATCGGAATCTGTGGAGTAATTGGGTTACTATGGTTGATGAGAAGAGTTTATTTGATGAAAATAGTTTGCTTAATAAAGTATTTCCAGTTGGATTTAGTTATTTAACTACAGACAACAACCGTTCACATGTACCATCATTTGGAAAGTGGGGCATCGGAGCTGTTGGAAATATATCAGGATTTGTCGGAGCAGCGAGCGGCAATAATCTTGTTACAATTTATCTAGTAACTCGCTTAGCTTAAGGAGAAAGTAAAATGAAAGATATCTACCTTTCCCTTCCTTCGGGGGGGGCAAATAACGGATATTGAATCTGTAGGTGATGGATTCATTCGATTTAAGAATGGGTATCAAATTTGCTGGGGATTAGTACACTGGAGTGAGATGAAAAAACGTGCAACTACTGGTGGTAGTGGAGGCGGAGGCAGTGGTGGAGGAAATCTCGATGGCGGAATAATGCATGATGGTGGCGCAGAGGATGCTTCTTTTGTAGATTATAAACAATCAGACAGCATGTATAAAACTATTAAATTCCCAGCTCCATTCACTATAACGCCATATATTGTAATCTCACCAGCTTCTTCATCAAATATTTCATCTCAAACTTCAATACCAGCTACGTGGTATCATGATGAATCAGCGACTGATTTTACTGCAGAATTATATTCTGCTGTAAAGCTGGCGTGGATTGCAATTGGTAAATGGAAATAAAATAGGCACATACGATAGAATTCTTGCCAGAGAACATCTATCGTATGTGCTTTAGTGCCGCCAACGGGACTTGAACCCGTACACTGTTTCCAGTAAGGGATCTTAAGGCCCTCGTGCCTGCCAATTACACCACAGCGGCTTATGTACTAACTAATGGTTCAATTAATCCTATAAAATCAATCCGAGTAACAGAAAGAGCTATCAGATTCTGTTACTCGGATTTGATAACACTGGTAGGACTCGAACCTACACCGCTTACTGTCATCGTCAGACATCAGCCTAGGGGTGTGTCTTCCCTAGCCGTTTCCCGATTTCGGCACAGTGCTATCTCATACCTAATAGTTATCGGATTTTTGAAAAGAAAATCATTTTGCCTAACAGTCAGGTTACCTGACTGTTAGCACACGGCTATACAGTAGAAGGGAATAACTTTGTTAGGATATATAAATTGTGGTGGGTAGGGAGGGAGAGTTAAGACCCAAAATGATTAGAAAAATGATAAAGATCAGACTTGGGGATAATAAAGAAGGATTAATTTTCGATACAACTCCAGTCATTGTACATATGGTAGAAACCACTCACTCAAATAGTGTATCAAACTCTACTAAAAATAATCCGGAAACACATTCGATTATGGCTGAACTCTCTCGACACACAAATACATGGGAAAATATTTCAAACTGTGTCATCTGCAATAAATTGAGTATATTTAATACTGAGAATGGTCTAGCGACTAACGTATATAAAACTGCGTTAGGATTCTATGCTTCTGATGACAGGATTTCATATATTAGAAATGATGCAAAATGGTCAATGTCAATAATAACAAATTCTAGTACGACTGGTCAAGCCACATCAATGGTCGTGTCAACACGAAAAGAATTCTATGACATTAATGGACATATATATCAGCAGCAAGTAGATGTTCCTGCAATTAAGAAAGCCTTTAAGAATAAAACTGCTATATAAATAGAAAAAAGAAGACTGGCACCAATTCGGACACCAGTCTTCTTTTTAATTACTGAATATCAAAGATATCGTTTCGTTTTGTCCAAGGAAGAACTTTGTGGATTTGATAGCAGGTAAGAATATTGCCGTCCTGATCAACTACGTTGTAATAGTCAGACCCATCCGTATACATTCTTCCTGTTGTGGTATTATACTCTTTACCAGATTCTTCTATATGAAGGCAATGACGGATGAACTGAAATGCGCTATCTTCGCCGTCGCCAAAATGATAAGAATCTGCATTTGAGAAAAGGTGAAGAGCACATGTGCTCGAAACGATCTTGAGTGGTTGATACGTTGTCTGCGTAACCACATATCCTTCGAACGGAATATTCTCAGGATTCTCTCCATCAACGGAGAAGCACACTACATAATCCCGATTGACGAGATAACCTTCTTCACCAGCCGGAACTCTAGCTTTGCATTTTGCTTCAGCTTCTTCTCTTGTACGGAAGAAGAATGGATAAACGAAGAGAGTCAAATGAGCAGGATCCATAATCTTAGGATTCAGAGTCCCTTCTTTAATCTCTTCGTGAATAGGAATATAAAGATTCATTCTTCAACATACCTCATTCGATCAGAAATATCATGCGGAAGATGCACACAGCACATACGAAGCTGTAAAGAGAAGTCATCGTTTTTGAAGATCATCCTCCTTTGCTGAGGATAATGATCCACGATCTTCCATCCATTCTTGTCGTTCAGATGTGCTAGGAACGTCATGTAACCAAGCAGCTTCTCGCTATTTGGAGATGCTGCTGTTACAAAAAGCTTTGACTTTCTCCCCTCGAATTGGAAATCCTGTGTATAACAGGCCATGATATAGATATCTCTCTCCCAAGGAATTCCAGAGAAAAGGTCAATATCAATCGGATGAACTTCAACGACTCGCTCATCTTCCTCATATTCCTTTGCCTCAGCCTCAGCACTCTCTTTCGTAAAGTAGGCTGTGTGTACAGCATTGACAAGATACGACGGTTTCCCAACTTCTCCAATATCATCTGCGTAGAGGATCACATAGATAACCATAAAACCACATCCTTAAAATACTTTAATGATTTCCAGATAGTAAATATTCTTTCCTTTTAAACCATCTGAATTTTCAAAATCGACGTGAAGAGTTTCACTATTGATTCTTTTCACGTCGAGCTTTTTACCGTCCTTCCCAACGTAGTCTTTGAAAGTCTTCTCCATATCATCAAAATATGAAACGGCATCGTCTCCATCAAAGAATCCGTATACAGGAGCAACGTGAAGAAGATCATTTGTTACGGCATTGAATGTCTTACACATGACGAGGGCAACCGGTGTAATTTTTTCTTCTTCCATTGATTATACTCCCGTGTATGGATGAGTGAAAAGATTCTCACAGGTATTGCTGAGAATTTTCATGTCATCAAATAGATTCGTGCCATTGATCAGATTACGACCCTTGATACGGAAAGCGACTCTATAGTCCTTATTATCCGTTCCAGTCCAACTTGCAAAGATCTGGTTCATATCATCATTGCATGTGACGTTTGCACCACGTTTGCTAAGTTCTGCAGCAATCGCACCAAGGTAAAACGTTGCGTAGCAATGTTCTTCGAACGTAAGATCGCCGACCATGACTCCAATATTCGTGAAGATATCCTTCGTATCTCCATGGTTTGTGACACGCAAGTCATACACGATGACATAGTAACTCTTAGTTGCCATAAGTCACGTCCTCCTCAGAAGGTTTCTCATCATACGGGTTTTCTGCATCAGGATTATCCTGGATGTGATCTTCTTCCTTTTCCGGTTCGTCAGGCTCGTAATCAGCCATCACGGTATTGGTTGCAGCGTAGGTTGCAGTAATATCCTCCATATTGGACGGAGTGCCAATGCAAGGCCCAATCCAAGTGGAATGAATCTGCAACCATGCAGCAGTACCAACACGCTTCTTCTCATCGAAGTCGAAGACATAAACGGCATTCTCACCAAGGTACTGAAGAGAGATGATGTTATTCTCAGGGTTGCTCATCAGGTCATCCAGACCTTTCTTCATAGCATCCTTCGCCTTGTCATAAGTATCGACAAAGGAAACGAGTTTAATGTCGGGAGGATCCATCTTGATGTCTTTCGTATCGTGCATCAGATCACGGCTCATCGTGCAAAGGGTTACAATGTAGGCTTCATTCATCGTCATTTCCTCCAATAATGTCATTCGTTGATTTTTCTTTCAAAGAAGTTTGAGGCTTCTTTACGACTCAGCTCATGATGATAATGAACATGAGTCTTTCCAACATGGTAAATTGTAGACGTTTTATAAGGTTCGCCAATTGTAGAATACCGGGTCATATTACAAATTAACATGTTCCCGTGCTCAAGGATCTGGTTATCCCTGGAGATATAGTATTTCTGATCATGATCACCACCTTCATCTTCTCCAGGGGTTAATAAATCCATGCTCTTTTTGATTGATCTGAGTTTCTGCTTTGCATCAGATCGACTGGTAAATGCATCGTCTTCTACACGCATACTCACAACTTGGCTGTTAATGTATGATGTAACTGCGATGACATACACATCCATTCCCATAATATTTACTCCAAATAGTCTCTCTGTTTGATCTTGTTAAACCAATAGCAAGAATTCGTTTCGTTCCCATCTGCATCTTTCGATGTAATGAAAAGATGGAGAGGGTCGGTACGTTCAACATGGATGAACGTCTCTGGATTCGCTTTAAATGTATTTTCAAAGCTATCCAGAATATGAGCACACTCTGCTTCACTTTCAGTGTAGCTGTCACCAATCGTCTCCGTAACAGGGCCACCAGGCACGGTAACATACTGAGTATACATCCTGACGTACTTTACAGGCTCAAGGTCTCGAGTGATAAGATTGGAAAGAAGATAATCGCAGGCTACACTAGATGCTCCAGCATTAACAAGACGATTGAGAAGATTTCTAAGAGATGTGATGTGAATTACCTGAGCTTGCTTGATTTCAAATGTACGAGAGCTATATGCAACAAATGCGATGTAGCAATAGTGAAGAAGATATACGTTAATCTTCAGACAAGGATCCTCGTCGAACTGGAATTCTGGTGCAAGATCGACGATTGGCTTAGACCCAGCCCATGGAGCAGCATTCTCACGAAGATAATCGTCGTTCTTATCAATGTGGTAGTCTTCGCCGTTTTTGATAGACTTACCAATATGATTCGTGCAATAATCCCCGCATTGATAAATGCACTGAAATAACTGCTCAAATTCGAATTGACGAATAGCCTCATATTCCTGAGGAGATTCCTCGTTAATAAGTTTCATCATTTCATTAAAGTCCTCCTTGATATATCATGAATGGAATGTAATCTTGCCATTCTTATCCAAATCAATATTGAAGCAATATCGAGCGGTCTTTCCGCTGTGATAAGAATTATAGGTTTTCCTCACTCCATAGTATGCAACGACATGAGGAATCTCGTTCTCATCCAATTCGCACACTACATGACCAGACATATTCCGAAGATTTACTGCATTTGGCCAGGATATTTCAAGTTGCACGAATGTGTATCTGTCTCGCCGAAATTCTTTATTATCCTGATCGCTAAATACAACTGTAAAGCAATCATTGCAACCGATAATAGAACGCTTAATACCCTTTGAGAAAAGCTTCCATTCCTTATCAGCAGCTTCCATCATGATACGGTTGAAATACAGCCTCGCCAATGGCATTTTCATCCAGAAAGTGGAATAGACGAAAGAATACTTTGGGGCATACTTTCCATCCAAAGACTCCTTCTTTTTAAAGATTGCATACACGGTCGCAGTAGGAGACATTTTGCATCAGTCCTTTCAATATTTGCATCTTTACCAGAGAGAAAATCTTTTCACAGTGCCAACACACCAGTGCTTAGTTCTTTTACCATCAGGAGTTAAAGTGTACCATTCCTGATGAAAGAAATCATCACTACGATGATCATAAGAAAGATTCTTATTCATATCCGCAACTGTTTTCAGTCGTTCCCTTGCTCTTTCCACTCTCCGATAGTGATCATTCTCGGTATAAGTGATACCGCCATCAAGACGGATCTCAATACCGTAGATGTAATCAGGAGTATCTTCACCGGGATCCATAGTAAGTTTTCCAATCATTTTTCAAGATCTCCTTCCAAGTCTACCATTTCAGAAAATGCGAGTGTGGTTTTCTTAACCCATTCACATCCAGCAACCATCACCGTTTCTTGGCGACGAAGCCGAATATTGCGATCATGATCATAATCAATGTATACTTTCTCCTTCATGAAATCAGGGTTATATTTCTTATAATACTCAGCTTTCATTTCTTTAAGCCGAGCAATCAAATCTTCTTTTGTAAGATAGATTCGATCCAGTTTGTTAATTGCTTGACCAGGCACAATGAATAACGCATATACTTTACGTTTCATTTATGGTATCCTCCAATGGAATCTCCTTAATTATCATTTCAGGAAATTCCGTATTCGCTTTCTTTTCCTCACCGTTCTTGTAATCGTAAACGATATAGCACATCATCTTTTCTTCATCAACAACAACGTCCATTTCACCAATTGCTGTTCTCCGAGGATTATCCAGAATGATTTTTCTCTGTTCTTTATAAAGCTCCTGGGTGGCGTTTTCTCGATGCAGAAAGATTTTATCCAATAGATGATCGTAGCTTCTTTCTGCTAACCTAAAAGTACAAAATACAGTCATTTTAGCAACACATCCTTTCATATTCTATCGTCTTTTAGAAAATGGATATCAAAACGCTGCCCAACAAAAAAGAAAGGCTGGATCTGTCTCAGCATTTCCAGCCTTCCTTCTCTCCTACTAGATATTCGAGATTAGTCGAACAGGTTCGGATTTTGTCTTGATGCCATAATGTCGATAATTGATCGTGGCATCATTAGCATTCTCGACTCTTTGGTATACCTTACCTTCGATGTGGCTATTGATCTCAGCAAGGATATCATTGTAGTGAGTAACCATGAATCTCATCTCCTTTCTTTGATATATCAATATAATATATCATTGAAAAGCGAGATGAGATTCATCTAACCTTATATGGTTTCACTTAGCATGTCGTCTGTAATGTCTTCATCTTCAATAAGACAAATTTCATCAATGATAGCAGCTTCTTCGACAAAGAGTCCGAAATCATCACTCATATATTCGACTCTATAAGATTCACCAGGATTAAAGACATCCTCATTAAATTTAGTATTACTTGCCTTAATTCTATCATACTGCATTTTGAGAACTTCAGATGCTTTCTCTTTTGTAGAAAAAGCAATATCTGGAGTAGTGTTCTCGTAACAGCTCGTTGTGGAAACTCTGTAAATAGTTTTCATATGATACTCCTTTTAAATAAAAAGACACGTTGAAGAATTCATGCTAGATATTCTTCAACGTGTCTTAAATGTACTTCGACGAAATTACTTACTGAAGGTGTGACCCTTATAAGTAAATAACTGCGTCAGGTGCTTTCTCTGCCAGGTAGCCTTGCCGTTGGGATTGTGCTCAAAATACAGAGCGCCATTCGATTCATCCCAACCGCTTAGAACCAGTTCCAAAGCCTGAGCACTTTCATTACAAAGTTTTGCCTTTGCATAAGTACCGTTATAGTAGGTAGAGAACTGATTCTTCTGTGTGATGATAGCCATCACAGAATTCGGGAATCTAGGGGAGTCATAGCGATTCAGAATAACTTTCATAACGAGAGCCATACCTTTCACGCCATCGCATTTTGCTTCAGCCAGAGCCACTCGCTGGAGGGCAACTTTATCAGCTTCAGACAAATTATATTTTGACTTCTTGGCTGCCGGGGTACTAATCGTTTTTGCGACTGCTACAGGTTTTTCCGCAGGAGTAGCATTTTCACTTACTTCGGGAACGCTCGTAGAGTCAACGAAAGAACCAAGGCATGGAGGAGTCTCAACAGGAACGCCGTCTTCATTATATGCGACGGATTCATCACGAACAGCTGTAATTACTCCAGCCTCTTCGTCAAGGTTATCTTTATTCTCAATCGTTTCAACCTCAGGAACTTCACTCTTATCGCTCTTATAGCTATCCAGCTTTGCAACGAGAGTCGTTAACATCTGGTTGAACGAATACTCACCGCCATCTGCATATGCGGTGATTTCAAAATCGTCTCCAATGGCAGGGTCAATGTAATCACCCACCATAACGAAAGTGGAACAGACGACAACGCAAGTCAGGACGCCAATGAGCATATTGGTAGCGCTCATTTTATAGCCCTTCTGACGCGAATGCTTTCCACTGTTGTGCTTGCCGGTAAACACGAAAAGACAAGCAAGAATAATACTTAAAGTAAATACAATCATGGTACACCTCGTATTTCTATTGCCATGTGTGTCGCTATGAGTAAAAATCGGTATAAGCATACAGACTCTGAGAGAATCAGATATATCTAATATGCTTATACCAAATACTCATTACGAACCTAATTTATGGTTAGTCAGCAAATACCAAATCACTCTTGCTGACAACGGTCTGGTAGAACCCAGATTTGACGATGACACGATCACCGATGACCTTCTCTACCTTATAGGTATTGCGAAGTGCAAACTCAGGAAGGTCAAGACCAGTATAGGTCTTCTTGGTGCCCGGACGGATCTTTACCGTCTTACCGGGAATGAGTTCAATCGCGATAACATCGTCCTTGAGCTTCTCAACATGATCCTGGGTCTTAATCTCAATGGGAGATGCATTGATCTCTTCCATATGATGATTGATAGCAACTACAGGATCCTCCACAGGAACAGTGATGGGCTCACATTCATCGAGAACTTCTGGATTTACTAAACCGCCGCTAACTTCAACCATTTCAGGTTCAGTTTCAGCAATAGGTTCCACAGAGGTTTCCACAGGAGTGAGTTCAACTTCAGTGTTTACTGCTTCCTCGGAGATTGCGGCCGAAACAGTGTTCGGTCGATTCTTCTTAGACATATACACGTCTCCTTTCTTTTGTATTCTAAAAGGGCTTAGGCTATTGTTTTCAGAACGTGAAGCGATAGCCATCATTGACAGTGTCAGAGCAACCCTCTTCCACATAGCCCCAGTCAACCAGATTATTGACGCACTTCTTTACCTCGTCCTTAGAAAGACCGACCGTCTGAGCGATTGCTTTGAAGTCAATCTTCTTAAAGTTGAGAGGATCCTGGCTTCTCTTCAAAAGATTGTGATCGAAGCCATTCAACTCGGTGAACAGGCAAAGAAGAACCTTGTATGTCTTCTTACCGAAGTATTCATCGGCAGCAATGTCCAGAAGACGATTCTTCGGGATACTGACGTTAGTGGTCTGCTGGTATACGCTTTTATTATTAGCCATTTTTATTCTCCTTGATTTTCAAAAACAGATTTTCGTTGTACGCTAAGACGTACTCTCCAACAAGCTCCTTATATTTTTCAGAAGCTGCTGGTGCACATCTGAGATGAATGATATAAATACCATCTCGTGCTCGATGCAAGATACTATGCTGCATCTTAATGGATAGCTTTACAATGAACCGGACATCTCTTTCAATATCATCGAGGCACTTGAGTTTCTTACTCTTTGGATCAAACACAATTGCTCTCAATGTTTTATCCGTTACCTCGTATGCGGGAAGTTTCCATGTTCTTTTGCCGTCCGTAACACGAAGCAAATAAGGTTTTCCGAGTTCCAAACTTTCCACGACATCCATGTGGTTTCACATCCTTTCACTATAAATTAGTCATTCCAATAATAGCTTTAAATATCCCAGTAGATCGAATCAATTAACCTACTGGGATATAACATAACATCCACACTCTTATTCAATCATATTTGTGAGAATCCAAAGAAGTGCATAAAATAAGATGAGGAAGACGCATGTTCCTGAGTACACCTTACTTGAATGCTTTTCCCTCACTTTACAAACTTTTGAAAGAATTGCCATATTCACAGCACCGAGTATGAAAATTACAACTGCTACTAGAGGAAGATTGAGATTGATATGAATCGGTATGTACACAGAAAGAATCACCACCTCAAATAGAATTATTTGTCTGTAATGATTCTGGATCATAGAAATAATAACCTCCTTCCAATATTCCAATGATCTTACTATTATAATATATAAACGAAATATATGCAAAAAAAGACAGAGCAACTATTGTTGCTCTGCCATTTCTATGGTGGACGTGCTAAGCATCCAAAGCTTAGTACGTATGCGAATGTGAACGCCTTTGCATCACTTTGCTGCATTGGCGTTCTTGTTGTTCCCATTCTGGCCGTTGTTGTTGCTTGCGCCCTGGCCGTTGTCCTTGGGCTGCTGCTTGCCAGTCTTGCTTTTGGCATCCTGGGCACTGTTGCCCTTGTTGGTCTGTGCAGCAGCTGCAGCATCAGCAGGCTTCTCAGCGGGTGTAGGCGCGACGGGCTGTTCTGCCTGAGGAGCAACGGGTGCGGGATTCTGCTCAGAAGATGCAGGCTGCCCATCCTTAGGATCAGGAGTCTGAACCTCAGTAGCTGTTGCTTCCACAATCGGCTTCTCAGCAGCCTTGGGTGCGGATGCAGGCTGCTCAGTCTGCACGATCTCAGCCACGACCTTTTCTACATGCTGATCAGCATTCTGCTCAGGAACGACATCAGTCTTGCCATCCTCGGCAGCGCCTTCATCCTCGGCAGGCTCATCTGCGTTGGAATTCTGCGCAGCTTCCCGGGCCTCCTGGATCGCAGAGCCCTTGTCATTGAGCTCCACGTATGCAGCCGGCTCGATCTCGAGCATGCTCACGTCGACGACAGGGTCGAAGATGCTCTGCACGATAGCCGCGCCAGCACCGACGACTGCGGCACCAACAGCAACGGTGCACACAGCCTCAACCTTCTTATGGTATTCGGCCCGGGCCTTGCGGTTGCGGATGCCCCGCTCGTTCTGCATCATCATGGTGCCAGCAATGCCAGCACCGGTTGCGACACCGAATGCGCCGGTCTTGACCTTGCCAGCGACGTTCGCCACAGTGGTAGTTGCTTTCTGGTTCGGGGTGATCTGGATAGCAGTCTTCTCAGTGGTGGTCTTCTTCTTCATAAGGTTAAGCATATTCGTACCTCCTATAGTACATTTGCTTTTGAGGATCATACAAAATTAAGTACCTGACGAAGCATCCTCTAATCTTCATCAGGTACTTTAGTGATTCTTTTCGGTGCTAGGGAGAACTTCGAGCGATCACTGGATCTCGAAGTTCTCGTATAAGGTTGCCGCCTCATAAGCGGCGCAGCTTGCGCTGACTGCAGCGACGACGGTGGCGCCCACTGCGACACAATCTGCCACAGCGGCAACCTTCATTGCCCTGGAGCTGGCCTTGTTGCGGCCACTGCATGCAGCACCGACGGCATAGCCACTCGCAACGTTACGAGTGAGAATGGCCGTGGTGGCAACCGTCGTGCTGACGGCTGCACGCTTGACGCTTGTGCTGATGGCCTTCTTGGTCGCATCAGCGTCGAACTCCTTGTTGCCCTTGGTGGTAACGGTGATGGTGGTCTTGCTTTCCATAATATTTTTCCTCCTTTATTATGGATCATAGAAAGAGAAGGTGAAATACCGATTGTACTTCTATTCCTTCTCTTTCTTCATGGGTATAATATATCATCATAATCTGAGAGTATACGGCAAATCATGCCATCTCAGATTATGATGATATAAACGAACTGGCCTTAGGCCTCAGCGAACCCCGCCATTGGGATTCGACAGAGACTGGCAGCCGATAATCCGGCCCTGAGCGTCACGAACCTGGCGACCAGGGATCCGGATGTCGTCCCGGTCAGGCAGCCGTGCAGCTACCATAGCCGAGACAACCAGAATGGTGTCGTCCCGCTTCTCTGGAAGGTCAACAACCTCCCCGTATGAAGTGACCTCATCAGGGATACCGTCAATATCCCCAACGACGGTTACTGCGGAAGAAACCCTCGGGAGAATACCAGAGGGTGCAATGGAGCGAATCACTTCGCCAGCATTGTTGACGAAAGTGAGTGCATGGGGAGTGCAATTGACGATGGTCATAACGTACCTCTTTCTCCAGATTAGAGTGACTGGCCACTATACGAAGAGGACTGGTATTAGTCCTCCACAAACAGCATGGGATCGGCCAGAAGCTTTTTCCTGGCCTCGGACTCAATGGCGTCAATGGTGGCGTCGTCGAAAAACGCCATCATGACATCCATCACAGCACAGCATCGTGCTGTTGCGATGGCGTGGCTTGCCTGTTTTCCGGTAAGCCGACAACCAGTCATGCGCGCCCGAACCAATGCGTCTGTTGCGCGCTCTTTACAGACGCATGCCCGAAGGTAAATTTCCTTCAGGCGCTTCTCTTCGTCCTTTGTCATGACTGACTTGCCTCCTCAAGGTATTTGGCACACGCGAACAAGCCAACAACTTTGTCTCCTTCGCTGTTGACGTATTCTTTGAATGCGCCAGACTCAACGAGCTCGTAGCCTTTGGAACGCATAAAACGCTTCACTGCGTCGTCAAGTTCCTGCTGTGTCATTGTGGGCTTTTTGTCCACCCACTGATAAGCATAGAACCAGGCTTCCCTAGGAAGCTCAGCATCCTTGTCGAATGGACCGACGGAGTGCACCATGAAGTCGTCCTGGTGTTTCTGCTCTCCGCCAGTGTAGCAGGCTATGATGTACAGCCTGTTCGCGTTGAACAGGGCGTGTTCCTCGTCGTAGACCGGCTTGAGAGGCCGGATGTGGTCATTGATATAAGCAATGACTTCATCCCGGGTAAGCTGACGAGCACGCTTACCCTTAATGGCCCTTGAGCTGGACGCCTTGTAATGGTTGTAACCCATATCCTTAGCGTCGGTCCAATAACGCATGGACTTCACAAGCTCATGCGCATATTTTTTGACAATACGTTTTTTCATGGTGAACTCTCCTTTCGATCCTCTCTAATCTTTGAGGATCATACAAAATTGGAAGGTTACTTCACTTCGCCTTCCTTGTAATTCACCAATATAATATATCACCAGAATTCTTGACTTTACGGATAGCGAGCCATTTATCACTAGGAATCAAGTCTTTATGATTCACCACTTTATAGACGTTATGGTTTGGATCAAGAATATAAATGTCATGATAAATACCATGGCACGTACGCATATTCATGATAGTGTATCCATCAACCCACCAACTTGGATCATATTCATTTCGAACATCATTCATCGTCGAAACTTTACCTTCAACAAATTCTGCTGTTGAGACGTTATTATACACAGCAAGGAAATCATCTGGAGTATTATATTGGAACATGGTAGGCCAAGCACGCTTCATGAAAAGATTCGTATCATCAATGTATTCAACGTCAAAATTTCTGACATTTTCCACGAAACGATAATTAATTCCAGATGTAGAATATTGAATCATATCCACCTGGCTGCTATGGTTATGATAGATGATATCGCTATGGGAATTTTTATTAATTCCAATTACGTATTTGCCATCGTTATTATTTCGGCTGGCTTCACACGACATAGCCAAAGAGATGATGGGGCGAATTTCAAACGTGGCATCATCATGCACGAAAGCGTAATATCCGCCGCCGCATCGGATGAAATTACGAACGCCATACGAGCACTGACTGAAAATTTCACGAATATCATGTCCTGGACGCTTATCATTTACATCATAATCAAACAGGATTCCACAAAACATGTCGATGTCTTCATCGTCGAAGAATTTCATCTCCGTGATGATATAATCGTAAGGATCAATCCATGCAATTACAGTTCCATCCTGGAAATTATTCCAAGCGATAATATACTTTCCATTTTCTGTTGTACCGACATCATACAGTGCTCCATACTTTCTATCTGGATCAATGATGCAGTACTTCTTCGTTCCAAAGATATCATTGGTACTAATAGGACTAACTGTTTTGCCAACCAACTTATCAACTTCATCTCGATCAAATGGATAGTCTTTCAGAACACGAAGTGCTTTGTAGTTCATGAATCCATTCGACGTAATTGGAGCAACCAGGGGAAAAATTTTACCAATGAAATCTTCGCTATAGGATTTTGACATAATATGATTTCTCCTTCCAAAAATAGATTAATTTTCTGTGGCCAAAAACCTTAGATTCTATATCGCTGGATACGTTTAAGATAATGGGCATAAAATATCAAAGCATTGCTGAAATGATATGTTATACCTTCGTGAGTAGTAGTCTGGAATCTGCTTCTCACGATAGCGTCAAAATAAAATCTGGAGGTTTTACAATGGCAGAAAATGTAAAGTATTCCAATAAGGAAATGCTGCTTAAGGCCAACGAAGAGCTACAAGGCTCGAATAGTCTTATCGGCATGACGATGCTGGGAATGCCCCAGTACAATTCCTCCATGCGATCTATCATGTTTACTTCGCATGAACGCCAGGTCGTGAACTTGCTGCACCCGGATTTTCCGGCAGTATTTACCAATGGCGAAAATGTTGTCGGTCGTTATTCGACTGGCTATAAGCAGGCAAAAGGGAACTACGAAGTCGTGGATAAGGTGGTAAAGTATGAAGATATCATCGACCATCCGACAACGTATACCCTTTTCGTCTACGATAAAGAGAAAAAATATTATGAGGCATGGAGTCGTTGTGATTCTGAATCTCTGACCGAAGTCTTCGGCTATGAGTACAATAACGACTACATGGATGGCCTCGAAGTTGGTGATGAAGTCCCTAAAGGAACCGTAATTAAGAAATCTCGTTCGTATGATGATTCCATGAACTATGGGTATGGTATCAACGTGCCCATTATGTATACTACGGAATCCTATACGTCCGAAGATGCTTGTGTCATTTCTCAGAGTCTTCATGATCGGCTTCAGTCTATCGAGATCAACACGGTCTCTATCGGTGTCAACGACAATGACTTCCTCCTGAACCTTTATGGCAAAGGAAAGAAGTATAAGCCTTTCCCGGATATTGGTGAGTTCTCTACTGGCGAAGTCGCTGCAAAACGCACTCTTTCTAAAGAGCAGCTTCTCAGTGAGTTCAAGGATGATTCTCTGACCCATTCTGGAGAAAGTGACGTTTCTTACTATAAGAAAGGTCAGGTCGTTGATATCACCGTATACTGCAACAATCCCGATATCGAAGATACTCCGTTTACTCATCAGATTCTCAAATATCTGAAGAGCCAGCGAAAGTACTATCAAGGAATTAAAGAAGCATGCGAGATGGTTTTTGATTCTGGAGAAAAATATTCGAAGGAAATCAATTATTTCTACAAGCGTGCTATCGAATTCCTGGATGAAGATAAGCGTTGGAAAGATCAGGATAGCCTGTTCTCCAACGTGAAGATCGAGATCACTGTCAAGGGTGTTGTGAAAGCAGATATCGGTCAGAAGATTACTGGCCGTTACGGTAACAAGTCCGTTATCTCTGCTATCCGTCCGGACGATGAGATGCCGTTCTATTACGATGATAACGGCAATAAGGTCACTATTGATCTGCTGTTCAATGTGCTGGCTATCATCAACCGTACCACCGCATTCCCCATTTTCGAAATTACTATGAACTTCATCTGCAATAAGGTGAGAGCTCAGATGAAGATGAGAAAGACTCGGAAAGAGCGGGAAGAACTTCTCTTCGGAATCATTGATGACTTTAACCATAAGCAGCATGATGAAATGAAAGCTGTTTATGACAAGCTGTCTAATAAAGAGAAGGACGCTTATATTCAGCAAGTCATGGATGACCACATCTATATTCATCAGAAGCCGATGTGGGAAGATGAACCCATCTTCTATCGTCTGCTGAAGATCTATGAGAAGTACGATTTCCTGACTCCGTACGATATGTACATTAACAAGTTTGGTCGTACCATCAAGATGCTCCATCCCATGTATGCTGGCGAGATGTATATCCTGAAGCTGAAGCAGACTTCTCGTAAAGGCTTCTCTGTTCGTAGCACAGGTTCTATCAACACGAAGGGTCTTCCTGAAAGAAGTTACCGCAATAAGAACTTCACAGAGCTTCGTTCTTCTACTCCTATTCGCTTCGGCGAGTTTGAGACGTTGAACTTCTCTATCGGCATGGATCCTGAAGATATTCAGATTTTCAATCTGATGTATCGTGCATCTGCAAAGGGCCGTCGTGATCTTGCAAATGGCCTGATTACTGGTAAAGACCAGTTTAAGGTGAGCAAGACATATACATCTCGTGTGAACGAAATCTTTGCCGTGTATCTGAAGAGTCTTGGCATTGAGGTTGACTTCATTGACGATGATGATTCTATCCGTGAATACGATGATCGTCATATCAAGATCGAGACCATTGACGATCAGGATTACATGGGTACCGAGTATGACCTGATGCTGGTAAAGCGCAAGAAAGCCGTTGAGAAAGAAGTTCTCGCAAAAGAAGGCATCATTGATGCTGATAAGTTCAAGCAAATCGTTATGGAAGAGCTTAAGACAAACAGCTATGTGGTTGGCCCGGATAAGTCGGAGTATGATACAACTCCTGCTTTCCAGGACGATACTGACCACATGAATTAACCGATAAAAATCCACAGAGGGATTCTATTATGAGTCTCTCTGTGGATTTTTTTATAAGCTTTCCTTCTTTTTTTGCTGAAGGAAATCATTTGTGACAGTTTTAATGATATAGAGTAAGATAGGAGTAAAGAAGAAGACTTCCTCATTTGCATCAAGCTTAAGAAGTTCTTCATTTAACTCAAGAGGAATATCGTAGATGGTGATTTCTTCTCCACGTACAAATCTCTGCATGAGATCAACGTACGGAGAGATCTCAGGACCATTCATCTTGAAGTTTGCAACGATTCGATTAGGAAGAAGTTCATTGGGAGCCTTCTGATCAAAGACGGGTTTTTCAGGAACTTCTACGTACAGAATGGAATCATCCTGCCAATAATAGAAAGCAGAATCCTTCTTATTAGTGCCAGGATAGAGATAATATTTGAAATTTGAAATAGTCTTCAAATCTCTTCGTTCAAAGAACCGATAAATACTTCTCTCGTATTTGATCTTTCGCTTCGGATCAGTAAACATCTCACTGAGGAGTACTGTCTGATAGCTATCATCTCTCGTAAGCAGCTTGTGCTTATTCATGAACACAGCTTGCAGAGGATCATAGATTTTCATACCAACCGCTGTCTCACCGAGGAAGCAATTATATCGGCCACTATAGAAAATCGCTTTATAGGTCTCTGCCATATCAGAATATAAAGCGTTCACCTTCTGAAGCTGCTCGAAATAGCTTTCTTCAATGATGCAGTTATTCGTACTTCCTACATTCTGTAAGATACAAGTAAACTTCTCATTTACCTGATTATTGATATCTTCCAGAACCTCATTTTCAAGAGATTCAATACGATAAGTAATCTTATAGAAATTATCAGGTCTGATCGTATCATAATCGACCTGAGTAACTCTGAATAAGAATACTCCTTTTACGTGATTTACCGTAAAGAAATCATTTTGAAGAGGTTTGACTGTATTTGGAAGAAGAATAGCATCTCCAGAATATTCTGTGTCAAGACCTTGATCAGTATCCTGAAGATTCAACTGTACGGAATCAAAACCATACAGAGGAAGATTCTCAATCTTTTTATACTTAATAGGAGAATCTTTACCCCAAAGTGCATTCACATCTTTAAGGCCACCATCCGTTGTGGTTTCATCTGAATCAACGTGATAGTATGTGACAAAAACAGGCGATTTATCAAGAAAACGTGTGACTTGAGAATTAAGTCTATTCTCAAATTTAAACGCATTATCATCGACGAATTTTTGCTCATTGATTAAAAACGCCATTGTAATCTCTCCTTTCTTTTATAATAAAGGCTTACTCTACTGTCTTTTACGATAAATGAAGTGCTATGGAAGAAAATCAATTCTCCATAGCACTTCAAATTTATTTATCTTTCTTGATAAGATTCATACTGATATCAAGTTTTGTCTGCGGATCAAGTTGTACGCTTGTCCAAGCTGTTGTAAATGCAAGACGCTTCGCTTCTTCGCCATAACGAATCAAAGCGTCTTTAAGATTCGTACAGCCAAGCCACATTCCGTCCAGTGTAGGAATAATGGCAAATTCATCTTGTTCTTTTTGTGCGAGTGTTCCCATAAATCCAGCGATATTATCTTTATACACCATCGTGATATAATATCCTTTATTTTTATGGCAATACTCGTTAAGATAAAGAATTAAGATTCGATCAAAGAACTGAGTCTTCGTAATTAAACGAAGTTTGTTATTCGTGGTTTTCTCCATATTAGCAAACCACGCATCCAATCTCTGAGATAGATTAAAATCATAAAGAGAATCTGGGTATCCATCAATCCCTTCAAATTTTGGAATATCTGAAGTAATAGAACTAATTTCCTCATTCTCACATTCATAGATTTTGTTTTTGAGATATTCGATCGCCCGATCTTTCATATTATTCACTCTCACTAATTCATCTATTGCTCCCATATCATTGCCTCCTGTCTAAATTTAGTATAGAGTAATTTTTATCATAGATTTCTAAATAACATTTTGGTTGATATGTTATACTAACGAGGCATCTGAAAGGTTTCTCAATAAAAAGAAAGGAAGTGAAATCATATGAAAATAGAATCAATGGTCTATAAACTCACAGGTCCATGGAATAGTCTACAGCCGTTGATTCAATGCGAGTGTGGAGCACTCCATGGTCCAGAAACGATTGGAATAAGGTGCGAACGCTGTGGAACAATGGCTAATTCTATTTATGTGGATATCGAAGTAAGAGAGGTTGATTCAAATGAAGTATCAGAAAGCTGAAATTTACACCGATGGTGCAGCAAAGAGTAATCCTGTTGGTCCTGGAGGATATGCAGCAATTGTGAAGCTGTATAACGATGACGATTCCATTCAGTCTGTGGAAGAGTTTGCTGGTGGTCATCCGAAGACCAGCAATAATCGTATGGAACTCATGGGAGTTATCGTAGGTCTTGAAGCTCTCGAGCATCCATCCGAAGTCACTATCACATCTGATTCGTCTTATGTGGTCAACGCATTTTGTAAGAAGTGGGTTGATAAATGGCTTTCCAACGGATGGAAAACTGCTGGAGGCCATGATGTAAAGAATCAGGATCTTTGGGAGCGGCTCCTAGAAGCAAAGTCGCATCATAAAGTCACTTTTAGCTGGGTAAAAGGACATGCTGGCCAAACTGAAAATGAACGGTGCGACTTCTTGGCATCTACGATGTGTGACCCCTTCAATCATCTTGTGAAAGTTGGCAAACTCTACGTGGAAAAGACTGAAAAAGAATAATCATTCTGACAGACAGGTAATTCGCATATTCAAGACCTATGCGAAAGAAACCCAATATGGAGGTTGCGCAATATGGCTAAAAATCACAAGCAACATACAGTTCGCGTGAAACGCATCAACTGGGATGTTGAATACCTTAAAGACATCATTACGAATAACGGCTTCACCATTACGGAGCCGGCAGTTGTCAAGCTTGACGATACCAAGCAGAAGAGCCTCTATGGTGCACGGTCTATTCTGTATGGCACAAACTACGAAGATGAGAATGCGTTCATTGAGCGCTATCGCTGTCAGTGTGGTGAATTCAAAGGTAAGCTGTTCGAGGGCGAGACTTGCCCTCTCTGTGGAACCAAGGTCGAATATCAGGGAACCAATATTGAATTCACAGGTTGGATCAGTCTTGGTGGCAATTATATCCTCAATCCTTTCTATTATCAGAAGCTGGCTTCTTGTATGAAGAAAGGCATGCTGGATTCTATCATCAACGAAAAGTATCAGGTTGATGTAAACGGTAATCGTACTCGTTATATTGATCCCGATGAGCAGGCTGCAACTGGTGGATTTGCTGGTATCGGCCTCGTGGAATTTCGGGAGCATTTTGAAGAGATTATCGAATTTGCAAAAATGAAGAAGAAAGGAAAAGCTGATGAACTGGATCGACTCCTTGCTGAAAAGAGTTCGGTCTTTACTTCTCATATTCCTATCTATTCTACGCTTCTTCGTCCTCAAAGTGCAACTACCGATACTTACTACTTCAACACGATCGACAAGCACGTGAATCCTCTGTTTACTTTGTCTGAAAAGCTGAAAGGAAGCAAAGAGATTGATCGTGCTTACATCTTATCTCGTATTCAGTCTCGTGTCAATAAACTTTGGGCAACGAACTTCGAATTCATCACCGGTAAGGATGGATGGATTCGTGGTCAGATTCTTGGTGGTGCTTTAAACTACACTTCTCGTAACGTCATCATTCCGAACCCGGAACTTCGTGACTCTGAAGTGGATCTTTCCTATAACACCTTCCTTGAGCTGTTTAAGTTTAAGATCATTCACTACCTGATGGTGATGGATGATATCTCTCTCACACAGGCTTGGCAGGAATATCAGGATGCATATAAGTTCAACTCGCACATCTATGAAGTGATGAACTTCATCATTGCGAAAGAGCAGCCGAGGATTCTGATCAACCGTAACCCGACTCTGAACTACTACAGCATCCTGCTGATGAAGGTTCGTAAGGTAAAGCAGGACGTGACTGATTTTACGCTCTCGGTTCCGCTGTCTGTCCTTCCCGGTCTGAATGCAGACTTCGATGGCGATATCCTGAATATCATCGGCATCATGAACAAGGAACTTGAGCACGCATTCCGGAAGTTTGACCCTGTCACTCGTATGATTATCTCTCGTGATAGCGGATTACTGAATCCGTACTTCATGATTGAGAAGTCTCAGATGATTGATTTCTACAACTTCTGCACGTTATAAAGACAATATCCACTCGTTAGAAATCCTAGATTAGAGTCTAACGAGTGGATTCTTTTTTGTAGAAAGGAGTAATTTATGCCTCATACTATTCTTGATTGTGACGGTACACAAGTAAATCTTCATTATATTGATGGAGAACTTCCAGACGAGCAATATCCTTTTGCAATGATGTGGCCAAATAATGAGCATTTTGCTAGTGAAATGGTTGAAGTCGCCGAGCGGATGTACCATTCAGAGAGTGAGGAAGATCAAAAGATTATAGATTCTCCCGGTCTTCATCTCATGGTTGATGTCGTATATCCGAAGCGCGATCCGTTTATGGTTCAGATAACGAAGAATATCATGTATTCCATCATATGTAGCAATCGAGCGGATGACCCTTACTTTAGTATTCGTAGAAATTTCATTGCTTACATGAAGGAACTCGACGAGAAAGAATATAAGGTCATTGGATGCGTTATATTTATTTCTCGCAAAAATTTCACGTTCGTTATCAATAACGATAAGACATTTAGCGGCTATGCTATCCCTTTTCTTGAGACTGAGCTCACTGATAAAGATAATGCAGAGAATAACCTGTATAACGCTCGTGGAATGTATGTGATGAAATCATCTCCGGAATGCTATAATATGAGTCTGATGGTCTCAGTAGATTCTCCTGAAATGAGACTAGAGAAATTCAAAGCATTCCGAGATGCCGTGTATATGATTCGTGAGAAATACTATATCCCCAAAGAAAGATTTTTCATCGGCGTCTTTACATCGTATCCAAAGAATCTTGCATTTGACGACGGTCACACCTTCAATGATATTGACCTAAATAATCTCATCTGTAATATTACGGAGTGCGACGACAACGATGTTTATGGTACTATCTATGATATCGTGCATGAATCTTTCGACCTAGAAAATAAGAAACTCGAACCGAATCGAACGCATTTCATTCATCTCAATGTCATTAATACCGAGTCTATCATCATCACATACGATAGAAAGACAATCGGTATCTATTCTGCGCAGCATAATTGGAGAGAAGGACTCAAGAAAAATATTCCAAATGATTATATTTAATCAATCAAAATTTGAATGATATATTATACCAGTAGAAGGAGGTGGAAACAACATGTAGAATCCACTATTTTAGTAACCCCAATGAAAAGAAACCGAAATTTCAAAGAGAAAGGAAAACGAAAATGGAATATTCTATCAAACCAGATGCTGAGCACATGATCGTTACTCATTGCGAGCTCGTTTTTATGACTCCCAACGCAAAGCATATGTACAGCATCTTTGGCGACGGCGTTCGTCCGGACGATTATCTCGTCTGGTCGGTTGGTGTTAAGCACAGGAAGTATCAGGAGGAGATCGAGAAGTTCTTGAAAGAGAACGACTGCGTCGATACCACGTTCAAGTGCCACCGTTTCTACATGACGGACAGCGATTCCGAAAAGGGAACCAACAACTGCTATCCGTTCATCATGAACGCTGTGACTGGCGAACACGGTAGCATCTATCAACCGAGCCTCTTCACGATCCTGACCGCGTATCTCGGGTCTGATGTGAACGATTGGATCGTGTTCGCTGAGCAGATCAAGAGTGGCAAACCGTTTGAAGGCACGGTATACTTCCTTCACGATACCATCGTTGAGGGCGAGACGGAATACGCTTATGACGAGAGTCGCTGGCGTAACGACTATCACCTTCAGTTCCTTCCCTACGATATGAACAGCACGTTTTCTGATCCGATGCCGACTCATATCTATCGGAACAGCAAAGACACCGTCCGTCCCTACTGCAACGAGCAGCTGATCGAAAAGAAAAAGAAAATGGAGGAAAAGAAAAATGGGTAAGCACGATAATAAGAAGGCCGCATACATTCAGGTGAAGTACAGCAAGAAGAAGGGTTACAGCCTGGCGTTCGGCGATCACAAGTTGACCGAAGATGGCCCTTACAGCGAGTTCAAGAACGATGTCTTCTGCTCGCGGTCCTATTTCTTCAGCGAGAAGGAAACCGGCCATGCTGCATCCATCATCCTTCGTGGGTTTGATGGTTACAAGAGGAAGAACCTTGAGCTCGATTACGTGTTCAATATGATCGACGTCATTGATCCCATGTTCAGCTGCGTATCCTGCATCATGGATAGCATCAAGGCCGGTATCGAGAACAACGATGTCTCGGCAGTTGTCACCGTTTGCGTTGACATTTTCAGCGATCGTGTTGAGATCTCTGACAGCTTGGAAAACAGCGATAAGATCGTTGTCAAGAGCGATCTCATCATGAAGTCCAAGAAGAAGCGCGAGAAGGCTGCTCTGAAGGAAGCAGTAGCAAACACAATTGAGCAGAATGCTCAGTCCAATTATCAGGCTGCACCGGCTAATCCGATGGGTGACGCCGTTCTGCTCGCAGAAGGCTACAAATCCGGTATGTAATTTTAAGGAGGAAAAATACAATGGGCAAGAAGATTGAAATCAAGAACTTCGGTTACGAAGTCGTTCACAAGAGCCACCAGATCGACCGCATCGGTGGCAACAACATCATGACGATGTTCAACGTCCGTGCAACGGATGTGTACGTCCTGATGCCCTGCGGTCGCGTGAGCAATGTTGCTCCGTTCGCGACCACCGTCACGATCACCGATGTGATCAGCTGCTCCACGGACACTGAGGTCAAGAGTGTCAAGCGCAAGCTCCAGCCGCTGCTGAACCGGATTGACTTCAGCAGCATCCCCATTGATGAGATCGTATCTCTCTACATCGACCTTCACAAAAAGGATGATCAGGGCGGCGCAACTCCCATGGCTCACATCCAGTACGTTGCCCGTACGGATATGACCGTCGCCGATGTTCCTCTGAAGCCGAAATTCGACGATGACATCGTTCAGAAGGCAAAGAAGGGCAAGAAGAAGGATAAGAAGAAGAGCAAGAAGTAATTTCTATGCTCCGGAAAGAAATGGGGTGATTCCAATGTAGAATTTATCTACTTCCGTCAAACTAAAAAGAGAAAGGAAAAAATAAAATGTCAAACGAGCATGCATGGAGATTTACCACTGAAGCTTCCAGTGGTAAGAAAAACTATGATATCGTCTGGGAAGGCTTGCCTCACATCTTCTTCTATGATGCAGATGGCTGCCATTGTGAATGCGATGACAATGAGGTCGACGAGGAGCAGGTCAAGTTCGATCAAGAGATGCATCTGGATGGCAGATACAACCAGTACCAGCGTGACTACATTGTCAACGCGTACGAATTTCCCATGACGAAAGATATGCGTGACGAGCATCCTGGTCACGCTATCAATATCAGCCTCAGGGTGTACTATCCTATGGTCCTTCCGAATATGATTCAGCCGAAAGACTTTGACGTCAATCTGTGTCATATTCTGGAAGCAATCGAGCATTTCAATCATCTCGAAACCTGCGCAAGCATTAACGATATCAGCATTGATCTTGCTCCCACCCAGAAAGATGGTGTCTACATGAAGACCACCTTCAACTTCAAACCTGCGATTGGCGAATGCATGGCCGCAACGGATCGCTGGGAAAAGTTCCGCAAGGAATCCGAGGGACGGCGACTTGCAAGTGCAAAAGAAGCTATGATGGCTGCTATCTTCGGCGACGAGGTTTCCTGGAGACTCTATGAGAAGAGCTTCAATCGGGACCTCACTCGGACACGCCTTTTGAATCAGTATCCTGAGCTGACTGAGTGGTTCACCGATATGGAACGGGACTGCACGAAGAAGTGGTCTCTCTCGGGGATTTCAAATAATAATGAAATCATCCCGTTAAAGACTCCGAAAACTCAGAGTGTCCTCGATGAGATTCAGAAGACTCCTGCGCCCACTTATGGCACCGGCCCCTCGACCCCGAAGAAAAACTAACCCAATGGCAGGGCAGTCCGTGTGGATTGTCCTGCTTCTTTCTTATAAGGAGGAAAGATAAATTATGGCCTTCTTTAATGCAATGGCTGAGCAGTTCGAAGAGATTACTGTATGTGGAAAACCTGCCTTGTTCACCAGCATCCGTCTTGATCGGAATACGATCCCGGATTGTCTGCATGCCTACGATGTCCGGCATGATGATGATTGCCTTGGTATCCCTTGCGAGATCGCACCCTATGTGATGGTCAACCACTGGGGTACCATCATCCTTGCAGAACCTCTGGAGCTGCCCGATGATGGTCGCCGGTACATCGACGAGGAAAACGACTGGAATTACTCCCCGTTTGATGGAGCCGAGAAAAATCAAAAGCCGTGCACCACAATAGACGAATTCGTGAAGACCTATGTGAAGCAGAAGTAACGGCATTTGATATAGGAGGTTAAAACCTGATGAGAATCAAATTCTCTCAGGCAGTCTCCGGTAAAGTTCCTGCCAGTATCGGGATTGTGAGTGGATGCGATTATGCAAAACTTACAATTCTCGGTGATGGCAGTTTTATCAATTCGGATGGTTCCGAATGGTATGGTGAAAAAGTAACCCTCCAGAGAGGTATCTACCAAAAGGTATATCTCTCTAGGAAGGTTACTTCTTTTTCCATTAACGGTATCATTTCTGAGTTGGATTTATCAGGACTGCCGATCGTTAATAATGTCTCTGAATTCTTTAGCTTAAGGGGACTCGCTCATCTGAATCTTCGGAATACTTCAATCTATGGAGATCTTTCCGAAGCAAAGATGCTGAGAGATTCTCTCACATATCTGGATCTTGCTTTCACAAAAGTGGATGGTGATACCCATGATTTAAATCCATTGAAGAAGCTAAAGTTTCTAGACATAAGTGGTACCAAAATAAAAGGAAACCGTGAAGAGCTCGTCGGCTTAAAGGATATTATCACGTTGCGGTTAAATGCAAATGTAGTCGATCATGATTTAGGGCTCAATGATAAAATAATGAGCTATATTAAGCGCTCATTGGAGGTGTAATAGATGCGTGGCCGTGTTGTAATATTAAAAATCAACGGAAGAGAAATGACGCTCAAGGATGCATGCAACGAGTATGATATCGGTATCCAAAATCTTATTCCGTCAAGCGTAAAGAATTCGCCCTATGTATCAAGGGAAGAGAAACTGATTAGCATGATCTATAAAAAGTATAACCGGCATATCTCGGTTGGCGGTATCTTTTATCTGGATTCTCTTCATCTGGCATTGGAACTTGGCCTTGATCGTGCAAGCACTGCTAAGTATATTCTGAATGAGGATCGAGTAAGCTATAGCCCATCTGAATTCTCGAGATTCAAGATTGATTGTCCGCTCACTCTTCAGGACCATTTTAATCCTGATAATCCGAATCATATCAGGTATTATAAGAGAGGAGAAGCACTTGCTCGAATCTATGGATTCAAATGCTCTCAGTCTTTCAAGAATGCCATTGCCAACAACTCAATCAATTCCACAAGGCGATATTTTACCGAGAAAGATTGCATTTATGCAATCACTCATACTCCAAAATCTAGGGAAGGCTCCCGTATGAAACGAAAGGAGAATACTATTCTCGGTATCACGGGATTAGGCAGTAAAGAATTCAAAGAATCCTTTGCGAAAGAATGCGGTGAGCAGACACTCGTAAATTATCGTATGGGAAACGGAATGAGTGTTGAGGAAGCCATGACATTTGCTCCATACCTTCCGGAAGATTGCAACATCAAAATTTATCGGTATAGCTTTATGAGAAATCTCTGTGGTTATACCGTAACCAGATTCGCATACAAAGACGATCGCGGGAATGCATATTATGAATGCAAGAATCGCGCGAGTGGAGAGATTAAGATTCTTTCCAAAGAACTCGTCACGAAGATGTTCTATCTTCAGAAAGAGATCAATAAAGAAGGGTAAATAGATATGGATATAACAGATGCAAGAAATCAAACTTCCCATGAAGTCCAGCTGATGCTCCAGAAGTATAAGAAGTGCTGCCTCGTGAAGCCTTGCAGTTTTGGTAAAACTTATATGGCAGCAGGAATTGCACTGATGTATCATGCAGTTGTTATCATCACGACTGCATCGGCATATCGCAGTTCCATTCAGCCGAAGTATCCCAGTCTGGATGAGGACAAACACGGAACGGTAAAGTTCGTGAGCTATTACTCTTTGGCAAGAGATCCGGAAAAGAGCCTCGGCGAAATCCATGAAGCGGTAAAGCATCATACCGGAAACATGCTCGTTATCTTGGATGAGATTCATCGTGGCGGCGCGATTGGTGTTGCCAGCTCTATCATGAAGCTGATGGAAACTTATCCGAACGCTCACTATCTCGGTCTCACTGCAACGCCTTCTCGAGCAGATGGATATGACGTCCTGAAGATGTTCTTTGACAATCATGTCATTGGAACAGAAGATGATGCTCCAATCACTGATTACTGCCCGGAGAGGCATCATTACGTCGTGAGCCGCTTTAATTCAAAGCAGTTCATTGACAACTCTCCTTGGAAAGAGCGTATCAATGGAAACGCTGCATCGTTCGATCACATCTATTCGAAGATTTCTCAGAAGTATTATACTTCGAATAATCTTGTGACCACTCTCAGTCGGTATAAAAATCTCTATCATCAGGAAAGCTACTTCAAGGTCATTGCATTCTATCCCACGGTTGCGAAGATGAGAGTGATGATTCCAAAGCTTGCAAGTGCATTTGAGACTCTGTATCCTGAGAGGAAGATTCGCGTCACTCAGTTCTATTATAAGAACTCTGCGACAGTTGAATCGTGCAAGAGAGAACCTGACACGATCGACATCATGGGCTCTATCAATATGCTTGGTATGAGCTATCATGATGATGACGTGACATGTGTGATCATGTTCCGGAAGACTCGCTCTAACAACGTCTATACTCAGGAGATTGGACGAGTCATGAACTACACCTCAACGGATAAAAATACTTGCGTGTTTGACTTCGTTGAAAACTGCGATTCCACTCAGTATAAAGTTAGGCGTCGTCATAATGGTGATCCAGAGACCACCTATGCTGGTGCCGTTGGTATCCAGGACGAACTTGAGAAGTTTACTGAGAAGATCGCAAATCAGGTGACCGTTCACAACGAAGTCCTCGAAATCAAGAACGTCGTTCGTCTTCAGCAGGCTTTCTCTGATGCGAAATTTGCCAACATTCGCAGCGCAGTCGTCAATGCGTATTTGACAAAAGGAGCTCCACTTGAATACTGCTGTAAGCGGTTGAATGTATCCGAGGAATTATTCCTTGAATATATCGACCTCTATAAGAAAGCAGAAATCGAAACCTGATAAAAGATATCATTATAAAATCTCATGAAAGGAGACTACGCCATATGTGCGATACAAAAAATACAATTGACAGTCTTGGAATATCAAATGACGATATCGTCATTGCGGTGAACGCGCCAACGCTTGCTCTTCAATGGCACGTCTATTGGTGTGACTTCAGCACCGTTATTCCTGGATGCAAAACTCATCCTGCTCTCGTCGTGAGCCCTGACGAATGGAATGGAACCATGCCGTTCGTTAAGGTTGCAATGCTTACGTCAAAGTTGATTAGTACGAGCAATCCTGAATTTGCAGCAGCAAATGATCTCCGTGTCTACGTCGATCTTGGTACTGATCGTCTCAGCTGCATCAAGCTTGACAGGTTCTATGATGTGCCTCTCTCTGCAATCAGGAGTCATATGAAAAGACTTCCCAATGATGAAATTCTGGAGTCATATATCACGCAGTGCATTGATGCGCAGACCAAAAAAGATGTAAAGGCGCCCGGCCAGTATACTATTTATAAGAAGAACTGGCTCGAAGCTCATAACAAGAACCTCATCTCATAAGAGATGAAAAATAATCCGTTGGAAATCCTAAAATGGAATCCAACGGATTATTTTTTTGATTAAGACTCGTAGATCTCTTTCAATTTACGTTTCAGTTCAACGATCACCTTATTACCAAGAACGGTAATTAGAATCGAAGGAACCTGACGCTTCAGAATAGAAGACGGAGGAATCAGAGAAGATACCTCTTCTTCAGGTCTGAATTCACTATACGGCTCATAGCCTTCGGGTATAATTTCACCAACGATACCCTTCAACGCTGTAACCTTGTATTCGCCTAGGGTCGCTAATCCTAGACCGCTAGTATTACCTAGCAGCTCATACTTTCGTATGAGAGTAGACTATATTTTTCACTAGAGCTATATCTACTCTAGCTACACACTCTTTCGGAGCGCTTGCTCCTAACAATAACCTTCTAGCATCATCTGATCTATAAAGTTATTGATAGTCGTTGATCTTTCTACTTCATCCATGATTGATTTGTATAATTTTCTTTGTGCCATCTTTTTGATTACTTGATGGATTTGTTTGAATCCATATTGAGGAAATAGATTTGCGATCTCTTTATACTTGAGATTGCTAGTAAAAAGAAGATAAGCAATCTTTTGTAGATCTTTCTTCTTATAGACTTTAAGACGAATATCATCAATATCCCAAGTATAGTGCTTACTTATATTTTTCCAAGATTTGCGTCGTGCAATACGGTCAAGATTATAATCAATTTGATCTTTTGAGTAACCAAGATCTCTTAGTCCCATAATCTTTGCGACCTTTCGCACATTATTTCCTTCTTGAAATAATTCACACATTTGTCTTACTTGCGCATTTGTGAATATTGCCTTATAGTGGTCCTCACATGACTCATATTGCTCATTGGTTGCAGCTCTGTGCTTATTCTCATCAGCTGTAACCCATTCGAGTTTATCAGGACGATTATCTTGCTTATCACCGTAAATGTGATCTACTTCCATGTCAGGCTTTTCTCCACCAGGTGTAAAAGCTGATAAAACTACACGATGCATAGGATATTCTTTACTTTTTCCGGATACAGTTTTTAATTTGCATCGGATATATCCGTTTTCAATTCGTGTATCAGCTCTTCTCCAAACTGGTTTTTTGGATTTAACTTCTCTGATATCACCATCAGATGAAGCTTCATACATACCTTCGACCACATCTCTGTATACAACAGGTTTCCACATAAAATCATCTCCTTTCATTTTAAATTTTGAGTTAAATCAATCATGATAGTTTATGAAGTAGCTTAGATGCGGATATACCATATATCCTAACGGATTTTACGATACAGCTAGTCTTTCTCTAGCTCCACTATGTATATGATTTATATAAACCATATCGGATACAATCCGCGTGTCACCACCATAGCTTCGTTCGTTAGGCTCTTAGGCATCCACTTATATTTCTATAAGCAGATAGTCTCTTATCAATTATTTGCTGTCGAGACTCTTCCCCGCAGTTTAATGTGTTACGTACCCTACAGCATTATTATTTGAGTACGCTACTTTATCGCCGACACCAAGGATATCACCGTGTTCAATATAGAATTCGATTAGCACGCTGTCTTCAACCTTCTGTCCTTTGATGACACCGTAGATATTCGGTTCTATTTTACCAGTGGTCTCATTGACAAGAAGACCGCACTTCACGATAGAAGAGTTTTCCTCAGCATATTTGTCGAGGAATCCTTTTTTCTCCTTCACTGTCTTGTAATAGTCGTTAACGATTTTGCGAAGACTAGGACTCATTTCATCCAGTTCGACAGCTGAATAAATTTTGATTCCCACGATTGTACCGGCATACTTAGACCGAACGACATTCTTGCTCTCATTCTCCATGAGCTCTTTATTCTCATCAGAAAGAGTAGCAAGCAATTTATTCAGGTCACTATCTTCGAATGATGTATCATAGGAAAGAAGGGGATCGCCAATACGGACATGATCTCCTACCTTGCGCATATCATACACATTCGAGTTCTTACCGACAACTACTGATTTGCAGAAAGTCATATTGGCTTGTGCATCAGCAGCAAGTTTACGGGTAATAACGGTACAGTCGTTGTATGTGTTATAAGAAGAGATAATCGCAACCTTTTCAAGAACACCGACATTCATACGAAGGCCATTGAGCTTATCTTCCTTAAAGAAATCTTTATGCCAAGCAAGGGCAGCATCTTTTTTGAAAGAATCGCCCACTTTATACTTGGTCACAAGTTCATTGGAAAGATAGAAGCCGCCGCCACCATTCTTTACGATATTCGGCGCAAGATTGATTGCTTGATGTTTTCCGCTCTTGTATTCAACCATGAGGATATTGCTCTTCGGATCATAGTCAATGACCTTTCCATCCTCAGCAGCATTGACAACGAAATCAGTAGACAGATCGAAGCGAATTGCTTCATCAGATCCATTTGAAATAAGAGCAGGAGATGCATTCTGTACAGGAATAACATGCTTTGACTGTTTCACAGCCATTGCAATACGGACAGAGTCATCTCGTGTATTACCAAGAGGATAGAGAAGTTCAGCAGGAGAGAACAAGTTCACGTCCTTCAGATCTTCTCGCTGGTTTTCTTTAATATCAACGTATCCACGTGCAGATGTGATATTCGGCTCCATTGTAAGAGTACGATTGATACCACAGTTACCGTCAGGAGAAGTGCTCATACCGATAACGCCAATCATAGACGGGTCGTAAGAACGCTTTTCCTCAGAGTATGCACGGTCGACGTTGACACCACGATATCCTTTTGCAGTAATCGTGCGGTCTTTCTCAAGTTCAACGACAGGATTCAGCGTAGAATAATCTTCTACAGTCTGAAGGCCCATCAATTCCTTGATGACACAGTTTCTAGGAAGTGTCAGTTTCTTCTTGCCGCCGCTATTCTTGTAATCAAGATATGCATTAGAAATCTGATAATACAGAATAGCAGGAATGACTTCGGAAGAACGAACACGAGCAATACGCTGACTGGATTCAAAGGTATAGCTATCATCAACGAGTAAGCTATTTGCATAAATGCAAAGCTCGATGAGGTCAGTGGGAAGGCCAATATCACGAAGAATCTCTTCTGTGATAGGATCAATCATGAACTCATAATAGTTACCGATAGCAGACATGATAGCCACTTTACCGTAGACTTTCTTGAAATAATCTACGTATGCCTCAGCACTATTATACTCGTTGAGATCGTGAGACTCTGTGTCCAGAACCTTCATGCCATTCATCAAAAGAGCCGTTGCCATATCTGCATCATACAGCATATAGCAATCCTTAAAACGAATGACACCCTGACTTGCTCGGACCTGCTTCGGATAAGACTTACTGAATTCATACTTCAGGTTCATCTTCTTAAAGACAGAGGTAATGCCTTCCCAATAGAGCATGTAGACAATCAGAGGCATTGTCTGACTCATCATCGTCGCAGTTGAATACATGACCTTCTTGGTATTACGAGTCTTCAAATACTCATTTCGAATGTCAGGAGGAAGCTGATCGACAAGAATGTCGCAGATGGATTCACCATCACTTGCGGACTGAGTTTCAGAATTAATCCAAATCTCTTTATTCTTATCTCTCCAACCGATAAAGATCATACTACCATCATTGGTTTTAGGTGCTTCCAGATCATGATCTTCCACATACTTCTGTGCATCCTCTTGACTAAAGAAGATCGTACAAGTAGGAGTTTCAAATTTCCGAATAACCTTAGAGAACTCATCATATTCCAACGTAGTCAGATACTGCTTATTGGTAACATAGACATTACCAACTGTGAAGTGCTTCATAGCATTCTCATTAGATGTAATGAGCTTCATGAGACGTTCAACAGCAGAAATAGATTTTGCACCCGTACGACGGACGAAAATCTTATTGTAGTTGGAAACGATCTGCACTGTATCAGGGCCAGTCTTTACGACAGGATACAAGAAATTCTGCTTATTGATAAGCTTCTTATTTCCTCCAAGATACAGGAATTTATCATCAAGGAACTTCGGAATATCAACTGTAACAACATGACGCTGATGTTTCTCATCTTCCAGAGTAACTTTCATCGTCATCTTGTAGTTTAATTCGTCCGACGTATCTTCACTCTTGATATCAATGACATAGAAAGGCATACCCTTCTTATTCAGACAAGTGAAGTCGTTCATCAAATCAGCAGGCATGACATTTTCAACGTAGTCCTTATTGATATTTGAGAACTTCACAGTCTTCATATTATCATTGATCGTATGAAGAGATCCAGAGATATCTTTTTTCGGGATAGGACGCTTTGCAGCATTCATCGCTTTCACATCTTGGAACGTCATATTCTCAAGAGTAATGGATTCCTGCTTCTTACGCATTTGAGCGTCACGTGCCGTACTAATCGGTTTTGACGGAACCGTGGTAGCTTGCATTACTTTATACATGCTTTCCACAAGTTCCTTATCGTTATCAAGATCCATCTCAGATTTTGCCTTGATATAATCAACGGCAGCTTTACTCTCAGTAGGATCTTTTCCAGCTGATACAGCTTCGATCTCTTTTGTAGTCTCTTCGACTTTCTGATTGATCTTCTTATTGATCGTATCCTTAGCAATCTCAACTTCTGCTTTTCGAGCAATATCATTGCCGATATAAGAAGTCTTAGACCCTTGTGTATTCGTGATAGGCTTCGCTACCACGACTTTCTTCTTTGAAGAAGTATCCTTCACTGTTACAGGGTTCTTTTTTTCTGCGGGTTCGTTCGATACTTTAATCGTCGAAGCTGCTTCAGGAGGCAACTCTTTTTGAACAACCGGCGTGGTATTATTACCAGTAAGATTATATCTAGTAGAAAGAGTAGCCTTAATAACTTCTCTTTGCTCTTCATCTTTGACAGCTTTCGTATCTGATACTTCATCCCAGCGAGTAGACTTCTTAAACACACGATTCAGAGATGTTCTGAACTGTGATGCATTAATTTTCGTCATCTTACTAGGATTGACACGTAAGATATAAGAATCTGAATAAAAATAGAAATCAATATCCAGTTTCTTAAACGAAGGAACCTCATTCAGAATAGAATAATAAAATTTGAAAAGAATATTATCAATATTCTGAGTAAAATTCGTGCCAAAGTTATCAAAGAGATCAACATCAACAAGGACAAACTTTTGCGGATACTGGGAGCACTGCTCTCCGTTGATGATGCTGTAAAGATAAGCCCAGAATAAGCTTACTTTTTTCTTCGGCTGCTGATTAATGGTACACTGGTCAAATACTTTCAGATACATCGAGAGATCAAAAAAAGTATTATAGTCGGGAGTCTTATTCAGAAGCATAGGAGGATGCTCATGAAGAGAACTGCTATGAATTCTATCATAAAGATCCTTTTTTCCGACAGCATCTCTGACATTGTAAGTTCGTCCGCCAATTGTACCATGATATCGGATGTTGTGATACAGATAACGGTATTTACCATCTGCTGAGCAATTCTTCGTATTGGTTGCTACATGGATTACTTCAGCAGGTGTGGTAGCCATAATGAATGCAAGATTTCCATGCCCGGGTTGAAGTTTCTTCATCTTTCCAGGATGCTCTGGATCAGGAATGATAACTTCTTTCGGCAGATATGCTTTTCGAGCAACTGCATTCATATATGGGAGAGACGTAATATATACCATCTATTTCGTATCTCCTTTCTTAAATTACGTAATTCTAGAGGCTTACAAGTTTGTTTTCAGGCCATATTTCTATGATCCGAAAAAAGAAGGGATACCTAACTGGCTGTTAGGTCCCTTCTTTTTTAATACCAAGGAGCAGCTTTCTTAGCTACATAAGGAATGCCGATCTTTGAAGTATACTCTGAGTTAAAGGTTACTTTACTGAGCATCAGGAGAGCATTATCCCGGATATCATTGCAAACTCCAGAAAGCCCTCCATTCACATAGTCAATTGCTCCGATGATATAATCAGAGAAGTTGACCTTAAAAATCTTTTCCATGAATCGTGCGTTCAGGTTATCTTTGAGAGATGATCCAGTCGACGTACACATGGAAATGCTATTGGTACGAGCATTACTAAAACGCAAGCGTCCCGCAAAATTTACAGACATGATAGCAGAGTCTTCCTCGTTGCACTCATAGACAATGTGAACGTTAATGGGAAGTCCAGACTCATCAGGCTCATAACCTTCATTTTCGAAATCTGTATAAAGACGGGTTGATACCAAGACGTCAAGAAACTTCGTTTTAACAGCGTCCCGGCTGTCGATATTGGCGCAAATGAGTTCGAAATTGTCATATTTGATAATCTTCCCAATATCGCGGCCCTCATTTTCGAGAACGGTGTTTGCAAACGAATAGATCGGAGTAGGCTTGAATTCGACGGAAATGACTTTCTCACCATCGCTCGTGTGGATCAGTCCGGTAGGAGAATAGACGAGATAGCTGTGCTCAGGCTTCTGAAGATCGCCAAACAGAAGCTTGTCGCAACCAAGTAAGTCTGCAGAGGATCTCGGATTTTTAGCGCAGGCTTTCTTCAACTTCATAGCTTCTTGATACGTCAAGAATCCTCCTAATTGAATTCTCCTCGAATTTTCTTTGTCTGTGATTTCGATATTCCTCGCGAGAAACTTAATTTCATTGGTCAAAGACATAATTTTACCTCCAATTAATTTGAGAGCTATCCATTACTCTCATTTATCATAAATATAATATATCATTATAATTTTAGACCATCCATATTTCTATGATACGAAAAAAGGGATACCTAACTGGCTGTTAGGTCCCTCTTTTGATTATGCCACGCAAGGACTATCATTCTCACGGGCAACATCATTAGAACTTGATTTCCTCAATGCGGTACAGCTTGTACATCGAGATGTCCTGCTCATACCGCATAAGGTAAGTGACGGACTTCACATTCCGGCTGGCGACCTTAAGATTGATAATGCGGTCCTTACCATCAATGCCATCATCGACGCTAAATGCGGATTCATCAAAATCGTCACAAGCAAACCAACTGGTCATGCTGAGGAGGTTAAGAAGATCCTGAACATCATGCGGATGGAAGTAAGTTACATCGTCGTAGTCCAGACGATCAGCATTCATATCGCCGACCCACTGGCCGCGATACATTTGCTCAACTTTATTGTAGCCATCCAACTTCATAATGGGCGTTGTAAACTTAGCCCGCGGAGAATCGGTTGGGCAATTGATCGGAGTAAGAATGGTGTAACCATTGCTCTCCATGGCATCAGCCTTGGAATGTGCAATGTATAGCACAGTAGTTCCGCAGTCCTCAACCTTCATCAACCGAGTCTTCATGCGATCGTCGATGATATTTTCAGAAACATAAACCTTTTTCATAATGAAACTCCTTCCGATCCTATCAACTTCAAGGATCATACAAATCAAATTTGACAGAGTACTCTTCTTCCTCTATCTTCTACCTGTATAATATATCAATATATTGATAGAGTATACGGACATAACATCCGCATGGACAACTTACGGGAAAGCGTCCATGCGGATGTTACTTTGTATAAAAACAAGGAGAAAGTTAATCAAAGAGATTTCTGGTCAATCTCGACGATTACGTTTTTGTTAATGTAATCAATGACGTTCTGAATCTCAGCTGCATTCATTGAATTGTGATTTCCACGAACATAGCACATCATTTCATCATTGATGTAATTATAATGGGTTTTCTTCATATCAATGATTCTCTGATTGCTACTTCCACAGAATTTCAAATGAAAGTCTTTCTTATCTTCTTCATATTGGCCATCAACCAAATGATCTACGAAATACAGCATACTCATAATCTGAGCATTTTTATCATCCGTAGTATATTTGGATCTCTGATTCAGTGGTTTAAACTCCAGAAGTGCTTTAAAGATGATATCGGTAAGAGAATACCCAGTATAAAGCCAGATATCCATTTTCTTATAGATAAGATCTGCATCTTCTTTGATGTGAAGAACGAGATTTGTCAAATCGTAGATATTACACCATTCCAGAGGTTCTCCACCCAGAATAGAGAATCTATGGATATAAGGTCGATCAACAAGGTCACGGATTTTTGTTTCCGTTTCAGTAGTATATTCTTTACCGCCATTGAAATCCCATGTAACTTGATTGAAGCAATTCTTACAATGGAAGTGGCATCCTTGTGTGAAGAGAGAAACGCCAACACCGTAGCCATTGCTAACATCCATTTCACGAATTGATGCGTATCTCATAAAATCACTCTTTCTCTTCTACTTCTTCCCCGTCAGCAGGAATATCGGTGAGGTGTACGTAACGATTTCTAATTTCATCAGTACGACCCTGGGACCAGAAGTGGGTTCCCACGTAGCCGCAGGTACGTCTAGCTACTGACATTTTATGCTGGTCACGATTACCACAGTTCGGGCATTCCCATACGAGCTTACCACCATCATCGACTACTTTGATTTCTCCATCGTAGCCACAGCAGGAGCAGTAATCAGATTTAATATTGAGCTCTGCATACATGATGTTCTCATAGATACACTGCATAACTTCAAGAACTGCAGGAATGTTATGAGTCAAGTCAGAGCATTCGATATAACTAATAGCGCCACCAGGAGAAAGCTTCTGGAATTCTGCTTCTTGGATCAGTTTTTCAAACGGGTTGATTTTTTCGAATACGGCAGTGTGATAGCTGTTAGTAATATAATTACGGTCTTTACCATCCATCTTGATGAAGATATCATCACCAAACCGTTTCTTCAAACACTTTGCGAACTTGTATGTTGTATTCTCGATGGGAGTACCATACAGAGAATAATCAATATGCTCTTCGTTCTTCCACTTAGTGCACTTATCATTCAAAGCCTGCATGACCTTAAGACCGAATTCTCTGCCAACGCCTTTATCCATATGAGAATGACCAGTCATATACTTAACGCATTCATACAGACCTGCATAGCCAAGACTGATTGTAGAATATCCATTAAACATGATATCTCCAATCTTAGCGTCCATAGGAAGACGTGCAAATGCGCCGTGTCTCCACAGAATAGGGGCTACGTTCACAGAGGTATCTTTAATACGATCAATACGGCAACGAAGCGCTTTATGGCAAAGCTCAGTACGCTCTTCAAAGAGTTGCCAGAACTTATCATAATCTCCACCAGATGAGAATGCTAAATCGGGAAGAGAAATTGTAACGACACCACAATTGAATCTTCCATAGAATTTAGGCTGTTGAGTTACAGGGTCAACATAAGGTGTTAGGAAACTACGGCAGTTATGACTGTAAATACCAGAAATAGTGAAATGCTCACTTCCAGTCGTTACGTCATAAGTATCTTCTTTCCGATCAAGCATATGAGATTCTGTAATATGGCACTGAAGTTTATTATTTAAACTAGCAAGATTCATTTCGTGCTTAATATAGTGATTCCGCTTTTTCTCAGATACAAGATTTTCGACAATTTCATCTGTAGCAATAAAGCAAACCTGATAACGAATAGTATCGTACCGGCCAGCACCTTTATAATGATTTTGATACATTGCAGCAGGGATACCAAGAGACTGTGCCAGCATCATTTGCTGAATAGCAAGCTCTTTATTGGTCGATCCAATTTGGACAGCCGTGAATTTCCCATTCGAATTATTAAGATATCCATCAGCGTCAATCATGCCGCAAAGGAAACCAATACGAGCAGATCTATTCGATGTAAAGATATTAGACGGAATCTGACGGTTCATCTTAATGATTCCACCAAATTCTTTAATCATTATATCAGAGAATTTAGGAATGGCAATTCCATCATCGGTAGCCACAGAAACGATATCTTTGTAAATTCCTTTTCTTTCACGATTTTGATTTACTACTTTCGTGGTAATTCCATAGAATCGTTTCAGCCGCTCTCGGAGAGCTTCGATAATATCATCTTCGCCTTCATTTGCTAACGAAACTGTCAGAGTTTTAATGTAAGACGAATCGCAAATCAGAATGCCAAGAAGCCAAGCCAACTCAGGATCATAATCATTATTTTCATCACTGATATGAGATTTGATATCAACCTGAATCATATCGTCTTCTTTTAAATCTTTTGCAAAAACGACTCCACGGTTTTCCGTTTCAAACGGATGATCCGGTGTGACATCGAGGCATCTTCCGTTATTGAACTTGATTCTCATAACGTCGCATTTCGAGTTTCGAATGATTCGATAGCACGGAGTCCAACCGTTCACATGATCATAGATCATCACGTCTTTCAAGTCCATGTACCAATCATTTTCACGACCGGGCTGAAGCTTTACTTCAAAGAAGGGCATGAGACGCCACCACATTCGGCCGATGCCTTCAACGTAAGTATTCTTCATGAATTTATAGGTTACTACTTCATCACCAACCGCACATCCCATCGCGGGGTACACGTATCCCTTCAGCTGTTTCATAACTTTTGCTGAAATATAGTCAGGAACCATGCGTTTAGCCGTACACTGAGCAGCCAAAACTGTAGTGCTCCAGTACTTTGTACCAGGATAAATATTATCAGCATCAAGAACGTAAATGAGCTTCGGGAACGCGGGAGTGATCCAAATGCCCTGCTCATTCTTCATGCCCTGAATACGCTGACGAAGGAATTCTTCGATGATCATAACAAGTTCATCACGGTATTCTTCTGTCTCGTCGATATACATGAACACAGTGAGGAACGGAGCCTGCCCATTGGTTGTGGACATAGAATTCACCTGATAGATGAAAGTCTGGCAACCATCTTCGACTTCCTTACGAGTATCGAGTTCAGCAAACTTAGCTGCTTTTCTTTCGTCAAAGCCCCAGCTAAGATATTTTTTCAGATAGATATTATAGGAGTCTCTCACGAACGGCGCAAGATGCGTCAAAGTAATAGAAATGCCACCGTACTGAGAAGAAGTGACTGCCGTAATGATTTGAGTAGAGATCGTGGCGGCAGTAATGAAACGATGCGGTTTGTCGATTTTGGTACCATTAATGACGGTGCCATTCTGAAGCATATCATCAAGATTACAGAGTGAGCAGTTGGTAAGAACGCTTTGTGCGTAATAATCCGCATCGTGGAAATGAATAATTCCGGCATCGTGCGCATCCACAACTTCCTTGGGAAGCAGAATACGTCGGGTAACATCCTTTGAAGTAATACCAGCGATATAGTCGCGCTGGACAGAAACGATTTCGGGGTCCTTATTGGAATTCTCTTCATTTACTTCTTCATTCGTATGATTGAGAAGTTCCATGATTGCATTATCCGTAGTATTATGAGAATCACGGATAAGAGATCTCTTAAAACGATACTCCGTGTAGGCTTTCGCAACATCCTTACGGTCAGTATCCATAAGATCATAAATGACAAGATCCTGAATCTCCTCTACAGACTTATCGTCAGGGATAGCAGCGATCTCATCTGCGATCGTATTCGCAATTTTGGTGGAAGAATCGGATAGTGAACCATCGACCTCAATAAATGCCCGCTGAATTGCGGATACAATTTTTGATCTGTCGAACTCCACTACCCGGTTATCACGTTTCTTCACAGATTTCATTTTAGGACCATTTCCTTTCTTATAGGTTTTCTCATTTCGAAACCTTCGGTTAGCTTACTGTCGCCTAACTATTGGATCTCAATGGTTTCTCCGATGTTTCAAATCGGTAAAATTTGACCTGAAAACAATATCCTAATTATCCAAAAAATGAGAGGAGAAAGTAGTTTATGAGCGTATCAAGTATGATGACTCTGAAGATGAAGATCGAAGAGTTGCGTGCACTAGAAGGCATTCTTGGCGCTGGTGGAGTGACCAGTGAGAGTTATTCTGGTAAAGTAGTCAAGAGCCTCGACGAGATTTACAAGATTCTTCAGGAGCACGATACGACCATTACCGCAATTAAGACTGCTCTTAGCTCCATCGGAATTACGATCCCTTGAGAAAAATATAAACCAAAAGTATACGAATATAATGAATCTATAGACGATACTTTTGGTTTATTAGTGCCCTGGTAACACTTTGATAGCTTTTAGACCCTCCAAACTAAATAGAGTGTGTCATTAATCAAAGCGTTTCCCTAGACTTTTGCGACCCCATTGAAATTCTTAGGAGGGATTCTCAGTATGGCAAGCAAGGCAACAGCAGAGAAAAAAGAACGCCAAGTTGAGTACATCAAAGTCAACGGCGTTGAGATGCGGAAAATAAAGATTAAGATGAATATGGAAGTTTTAAATTCCATCATTTCTCTTATCTATACCCCAAGTGCATTAAGAACTCGAAAGGTTCTTGATAATACATATAAGCTGTTCAATATGATTGATTTCAGGGTCTATGAAAAAAGTGATGAGTTGATGGCGCGCGTAAAACTCATTCACTACACCCTTGAAGCAAGATTTGAACATGGAATCAGTGGACTCACAATGATCAAGCAATACGTTGCTGATCAGAACCAAGAGAACGATAATAATCCACTGATTCCAGAAATTTTGGACGATATTCCAAAGAATATGGAGCCGCTTGATTATGAGGATACAAAGTATCTGATTAAGAGTATTCAAGATCGTGTCCGTTATGGCTATATCGTCAATTTGAAGGAAGAGTATGATAGAATTATTGGCAGTATGACTTTTGAGAATGCAGATAGCTCTGCTTATCAAAAGAATTGCGAGCTTCTCTATGAAGTCGCTAGTAATATTGTCAATATGAAGCGCAAGACTGAAGCTCTTGATTCGAGCAATCAGACTTTCTCTCTGGATCAGGATACATTCAATAATGTCATCATTGATTCCGTGAGAAAACTTCAGGATAAGAACCGAGTGTTTAAAACTGGCATTCGGTTCTTAAATAATATCCTTGCTCCGGGTTACCAGAGCAAGCGTCTTTATTGCTACTTGGCATTGCCCGGTGGCGGTAAAAGTTTGATGCTTCTGAAATCCGCTTTGGATATTAAGAAGTATAATCCGGATATTAAGCCAAAGAATCCTGGTAAGATTCCCTGTGTGTTACTGATTACGATGGAGAATGATATTGATGAGACTGTGGAACGTATCTTCAATATGAGAGTTACCAATCGTGATATCCGTAATTACAAACCGCAAGAAGTTGCAGATTTGCTTCGTACGGAAGGTGGACTCACTTTGACAGATGAGAATAATATCGACATTGTCATCAAGTACTACCCGAACCGAAGCATTGATACAAATGATCTTCGTACGATTATCCAAGATGAATTTGACGATGGCCGTGAGGTTATCACTTTGATCCTGGATTACCTAAAGAGAATTAGACCTGCTGAAAAAGCAGATAGCGAAAAAGAAGAGCTCAAGAATATCACCAATGAGCTAAAGACTTTGGCAAAGGAACTCGACATTGCTGTCATTACTGCACAGCAGTTGAATCGTGCGGCAGCTTCTGTCGTTGATGCTGCGCTCCAATGCAATAAACAGGATGTTACAAAATTGGTTGGTCGTGATGGCATTGCTGGCGCTTGGGAAATCCAAGAAAACTGTGATATGACCATCATTATCAATAAAGAAATGAAAGCAGATTCTGGTCGTAATTATATGACCTTCAAAATGCTGAAACGTCGTTATCGTTGTAATAGTGAAGAAAAAGATCCTCGTTACGGAATCCCGGTCCGTGACATTGATTACTTCTCTCATCCGTATGATGATAATGACAATGCACTGATTGACGATATTAATATGCCTCAGGCAATCAGTGTTATCTCGCTCATGTCGTCGTTTGACGATATGCAAAGTGCTGGCAATGCACGAACTGTCATTGATAGACCCAAAGTAAAATCAAAAAAGAAAAATTCTGAAATGGGTCAGCTCGATGATGGTAGCGGATTTGACATTTTCAATGAAGATTCTAATGGAGACATTGGAGACTTCTAATTAAATTTAGCCATGCTATCTCAGAGAACAGATGCCCTTGAAACAAGACTATAAGCTTCAAGACATGAAAGGAGTTGAGATAGCATGGCTAAATCTAAGTTAACGAAGCTCGTTACAGTTACCAGTCTTGGTCAGTTCTGGGAGCTTGGCGGTGTCAGCGGCCCCATCAGCAATGTAATGCGGATGAGTGTTGATGACATCTATATTCTTCTGATTCACAATCGTATCGTATGGGCACATAACCCGGAGAACCTGAAGCAGAAGAAGCGCCTTACTCTGAAGAACTATCGGATCAAGGATATCTTTGCCCCCGATGCAGATGAACCGAAGGGTGATCTTGTTATGGGCATCGAAGGTATGCCGGACGATGATGAGATTAACGATAACGATATGATCTATGTCGATATCGGTAAGACCCTGAAGAAGAATGGCGTCGTTCAGCCGCATGCAATGAGTCTCTCAGACGAAGAGCCTGTCGAAATCTCCGTATAAATACAAAAAAGACAACGTGAATTCCGTGTTTGGTCTTCACGTTGTCTTTTTATCATTTCAGATCATAGAGCATCTTACCGAGATTGGAATCGTTGAAGAGAAGCTTCATATACGAGAATGCCAGAGAACCCATCATCAGGTCGACATTCTCATCGTATTTCACCCGCGGATAGTTGCTGGTGACTTTCGGATCAGACATAAGATATGCCTGGAAGATTGGATCAAGACCATATACAGAAGCTGATGCATAGATGTATTGGCCAAGCGTCTCCAAAGTACTCTGTGTACTTGCTTTATACTTCCATTCATATCCGGAAAGATCCATTGTAACGTGCTTACAATTCTTCGCATTCGTGCAAAGCATATAAGCAACTCGTACCATGGTTTCCAAACTCGTTTCGGGGCTTGCTTTACTGAGGTACACTTTCAATCCTGCAACGGACTGAGACACTACCTCCACTCTCTCTTCTTTCTTTTTCTTCGGAATCCGATCATTGAGAAGAATCGACAGAAGAGCAAAGTAATATGCATCTGCATTGAAGTTAGCCTTCTTATTGATACATGCATTTGCCATATCAACAAGATGCCCATAGATGTAGTCAGCATATTGCTCATTGCTCTTCATGTCGTCATCATCAACGTCCGTATACATCTTCGGAGCTTCCAGGATCTTTTCAAAATTCCTTGCTACCAACGAAACGAGATAGGTAGTAAAACGAACTTTGAATTCTCTGGAAGACGGTGTAACGGATTCGTCCGTCCAAATTACAGATTTCGATTTCCGTAAAGCTACCCCAAGCTTCTCCGGATCATAGATTCTCTTTCGGACGACCATGGGATCTACACCATTGAGTTTCACAATCATGTCGATTGCATAGTTGGTGTATCTCTTATGGAGTTTTTCTAAGTTATCGGCCATAAATTCATCACTCTCCTTTATTGATTTAACCTTTAACTCATAAGTATAATATATCATTATAAACTTAAAGGTTGTGTAACAAAAAAGAAAGCTAAAGGATGTTTCTGGGTTGCGTTTACTTTATCCTTTAGCTTTCAATTATTTTATCTGCTATTTCTCATAGCAGATGGATCGCTAGGTGCCTGATCTTTTCTCTTGACCATAAAATCTTCGAAAGACCATTCATCACCTGTTGGCAACGGTAACTCCACACCATTTGAGCGATCTATCACAAAGCCTCCTTTCATATGATAATATGCGAATGCAATGGTTTCGTTGTTGAAAATCTTCATAGAATACACCTCTATGTAAAATTCCCATCATCCTAACTAGCATTCACATATATAATATATCATTATGAAAGGAGGCTTTCCTTATTAGGCACTCTAAAAACAATAGCTTAATCTAACGAGTATTATGTCCAAGACATAAATCGTTCATACTAATATTATGAAAGGACTGGGCTAACCATGTTTGAAGCATTTAAGTCTGTGCGTAAAGAACGTGCTGAGATTGAGCGTGATCGCCTTTATCTCGAGTCTATGGCTGCTGATGATATGATTGAAAACTACATGAACCTGATTCCTGGGTCCATGATGGAAGATGTCGACGTCAGCGATGCAGAGATTGAAGCTCTGATCGACAAGATTCCTGATTCTGACAATGTCGATCAGGAGGTTGAGGATATTCTTAAGTCCAAGAAGAATATTTCCATCGACGATCTCATCGGTATCACAAATGGCCGTGAGGAAGACAGCGAAGGCCTGATGGCTGCTGGCGATCACGATGATGACGACGATGATGAGGATGACGACTAAGAAAGGTCGATAAGTATATGAACACGAACGTTAAGAGAGCAAACACGAAACTCGTTGTGATCGGTACCACAGGTCCCATTCCTGAACTGGGTGGAATCAGTGGCCCTATTTCAAGTCCGAGCCGTGTTGAAGTGTCAACCCTGATTCGCATGGTGAATGCTCGCCGTGTTGTTTATGAGGTTAATCCGAAGGACTATGACCAGAAGGTTCGCCTGACTGTGTCAAACGTTTCTCGTGATAACTTCGTAGAAGACCTGGATGAAGAGGTTCATTCTACAAAGTCTCCTCTCAATTCTGTCACTCGGACAAAAAAGAAGGAAGATAAGTCTTCCGTCTTCGATCCCGACGATATCGACGTCGAGCTCACTGGTGATTTTACCAAAATCAAGTGAAAAAATAAGCTACATATGAGATTCTTTTTGAATTCCATATGTAGCTTATTTCATTTTTTACTTCTTGCTGACTTATTCTATTTTTAATCGTCGTCAGCCAGAATGGTTTCTTCAGTATCCATTATATAATCCTCCTTTCTTTTCTTCAGATATATAATATCTAAATAAAAATGGAGGATATACGGATTTGCTTTTATGATGCAGATTTCGGAGCATCCTTTGTCAATACATAAAATGTCTGAATGGCTTCAAGGTCAATGACACGGCAATTCGAGCCGTTAGGATTCAAAGCAAAGTTCTTGCTATTGATAACCTTCTCACACTCAGCATTCGCTTCTTGAGTCCAGAAAATCTTCGAAGTGATCTGGTCACCATCGTAGTCACCGTCTAGGCCAGCCAGATATGCATCTGAGAACTTGGTTGTATCAATGAAATTGTTTGCGACCTCTTCTCTCGGCATATTCAGATCAATGACAGGATACCATTTATACACGGTATCATTTACCTTCATAGGAACGGTATGAAGCGTGGAAGAAACATTGATTCTTGCCACGAACATACCAAAACTATTCAGGACAGGATAACGTGTAATCATACAATGCTTATCCTTTGTCACTTCAACACACGCCATATAAAGAAGATCACACCATGTCATATACCGATGGACAAGAGATTTATCAGCAGGCTGATTTACCATGATGCCATCGAAATACAGAGGAAGATCCTTTCCTTCTACAGTAGGGACTGTAATTAAGTCAAATCGACTGGAAGGATCTTTTGCAAACTGATTCAAGCGCTTCTTGATATATTCATCATTGAACGTGGCTTCCGGGTCTTTCAGAGTATAATTCGCATTTACGCCGGTCTTATTATTCTGAACTTCCAAAATCTCACGTTCAATGAAGTTTCTCACCCATGCAACAACGAACGGATATGCTTCAACGATAACCTGAGACATCGGAAGAGCTGCGTGTCTAAAATCGACAATGTTGTCTTTCGGATCATCACAGTTGTAAAGAGGTGCAGAAATAACGGTACGGACACAGTAGTCAACGTTCTTACCAAGCAGGTATTTACGAAGCATACCATTTTTCTTATCCAGACTATTCTTGAAATAGTCATAGACTTCTACCAGAGTATTCTGAATAGATGCATTCGTTGAATGGAAGGAGAAATCAAACATATCGGCATCTTGCAGAAGTGCACTCATACGAATCAATCGAGCATAAAGTGTGTTCAGCTCAGATGATTCACCACCGCCACCTTTATTGGACTTAATGTCTCGATAAAAAGCAGGGATGACGATTGCTTTTGTCGTAAAAACTTCATTCTTCTTCGTTTTACCGATAAGATCACAACGCTCTGAAGACATGCCTCCATTGCCTTCCCATGTCAACTTACTCCAATTATTATAGATAAACTCGATTCCGGTATTACCATTCGGATCTTTTACAAGCTTTCCATCTTTAATGGAGAAAGTCTGACTACCATCAACGATCTGATCAATGTTACGAAATACTCGTTTCAAGATTTTATAGATGTGAGGATGGAAGAAATGCCCGTGAAGGTCAATATATGCAAATGTCTCTTTACGACTTTTCACAGAGACACCAAAAATCTCATTTGAAATCAATCCATTTGGATTCGGAATACCACCACGCTCGAACAAAATAGGAGATGTGACTGGCTGCAAGTTGTTAATCTTCACAAATTCATCAACGTCAAACAAATCAATCTTCATTTGTGTCATCAGTCCTTTCTCATAGAATATAGTGTCAAATTACGGTACTGTTTTCTGGACTAAAATAAGAGAGCCAAGTATAGTTAGTATTTCTATACTTGGCTCTCTTTGCGCGCTGTTATTAGTATTCGTCAGCCTCTATTGTAATTGATAGATAATTTGAGTCAATGGATGTGATTACGGTAATATCTCCATAATCATGTGATTCAAGCTGTCTATCAATCATTGAAAGTAACTTACGTGCCGCCTTTTTATCACTCATCTCAATCTTTACGTAAAGAGAAGAATCATCATCGTAATCGGATGTAATATCTTCGATGAGATCAAATTGGCTTTTGATCAAGCGATATAAAAAGAGAATCTTTTTATACTGATAATGCAGTAAGCATTCTAGACCTTCTAATGATTCACAGCTGAGAGTGTTGACGAGTACGTCTAAAGTTTGTGTCATCTTATTCTAAAACTCCTATTTACTGATAAAGTGATTTTCATCGTAATAGGAACTAATGTGTGTGATTATTTAGAAGACCGCATCTCACGATTACGACGCTCTGCTTCTTTTTCTGACTCTTCTCGCTCTTTGATAAGTTGATCTACTCTGGCGTCTCTCAAAGCAATCATATCCTTGTATGTCATATTTCTCATGATATCGTTGAAGGACAATTCGCCCTTGAAGAGAGTAAGAACTTCGCTTATAAAACTGCTACGTTGCTTGTGTCGAAGCTCGTATTCCCCAGACGCTGATATTTGAGAAAAACCAGGTAGGTGACATCAATCGGAATTCGCTTTGTCAGCTGGCCGCAATGGGGGCAACGGACATTGGTCAGCGCAAACTGTGCGGTGTAACCACGCATATAACGCTGAAGCAGTGATGCAACCAGAGTGATCTCATCGGGCTTAATGGAATAGATCGCTTCCACCATGTCCTCGAACTTATCGTACATCGTCCATGTACCATCAGGATTCGGCACATAAACGGCACGGACCATAGTAAGTGCACCAGCGTTATCCTTCAGGATACCATTGACATCATTAGGATGATTTTCCTCAAAGACATCGCCAGCGATATTATCGACGATGGTGTACAGATAGTCGTATGCAGATGCAACGCCGATCTCCAGAATGTACTTAGACTGAGGAAGCTGAACGCGCTTATTCTTCAGAACAGGACCGTTAGCCATTAGCTCACGCTCCTTGCCTGCAGGACAGTCGATGACTTCCTTCATAGCGTCCAGGAACTTCTCATCACAGTCAGCAAACTGAATCAGAGAACGAGGAGCAAACTTCTGGTAGAAGCTCTGCTTACACTCGGGGTTATTGCAGTTCAGACTGATCTCATCAATCTCAGGGAAAGTTGCGATGATCAGACCATAGATTGCGATATTGATATCGGTATGAGCGAACTTCTTCAGGAAATCCTCATAGTTCTCGAACTTACCGCAAGAAGGATTGACCATCTTGTTGTAGATGATAGACAGCTGCTTATTGATACGATCGTAGTTACCAGCTTCACCATTCATGATGATGTCGCCCATCTCACCGTAAGACAGACCTGTCATATATGCACGGAAACGAGATGCAGGGAATGTAACAGGAACACGACTGGAAGAACCCTGATACTCATTCACATACTCTGCGAAAGACTTATCAGCCTTCTTAATCGTGATTGCAGACAGATCGACATCTTCGATCTCCTTGACACGGATCTCAGTAGAAGTAGTCAGCTTTTCCTTCTCATCGTCAGTAAAGTTGACCTCGGCACCAAGACCAGTCTTGTCGATCAGAATTTCGACGACCTTCTTGCGCATTTCCGCACGCTCCGCATCAGCAGCCGCCTTAGCCTCAGCTTCAGGATCAGGAGTCTCCACAGGAGTGTCGTTGGGAGTATCTTCAGCATCAGCGCTCTTATCGGTCTTTTCGGTTTCATCGGAAGGAGTCTCCTTCGTCTCAGTCACTTCGCCATGCTCCAGAATGGAAGGATCGTTTGATGCACGATCCAGTGCATCCATCAGGCCAACCATCTGCTCAGGCTTCTGAATGGGAGCAGAAAGCTTGATCTTCTTTGCGACTTCCATCTGCTTATCCATGTCAGACATGTAACGATCAATCTCGTCAGTGGCATCAGTTTCGGTCTTATTCTTCAGAGCCTTCTGGTCATGGTTCAGATCAGCATTGTCAACAACCAGACCCTTGGTCTCATTTGCTTTTTGCTCCTTCATCTGCTCCAGAGGAGTCTTCGGACGAGGAGCTTCTTCGACAGGCTCCTCGGCAACGGGAGCTTCTGTTGTATTAGCTTTTGTAGTCTTGATAAGGGATGCAATATCCATGTTGCTGTCGCGACGAATACCGTTTCCCCGATCTTGAGTAATATCATTATTTTCGGTCATTAGGTTGTGCCCATCCTTTCTATATTGAAGTTATACGTATACGTAGTTGTATGTCGTATTACCATTCTTATCCTGGGTAATACCAATGGACAGTGTCTCCTTACCGTCAATTACTTTTGTCGGTAATACGATAAGAAGAAGCGGCTGGTTATTGTACATAGTCTTTTGCACGTCGAGAGAACCAGCATTGATGTAATCAGCAAATTCAGAGCACTGCTCTGCGATACGTGCTTTCAATGCGCTTGTATCGACGTCATCCCAGAAGGAATACAGGATTTCTTGGATATTAATTCCAAGATTTGGCATGGATGGGAAGAAGCCAGGTTTCCCAAATAGCAAATTCAAAACTGCGTTTGCGATTGCCTCTGTTTCATTTGCATATTTTGCTCTTCCGAAATTATCCAAGCCAAAATTCGGCTCTACTTTACCTTTTGTGGCAGCCATAAGTATCATCACCTCCTGCTGTATTGTCTCATATACATAGCCAAACTTAGTAAAGTGTATTTTGACTAGGTTATAATTTTGACCCCTAAAAACACTGGAATAAGCTTATAAACTAGAGAAAGGACGTGGTGAAAATGGCTACACTAAAGTGCAAATTTTGCTCAAAAGTGTTTAATGATCCAGATGCCATGGCTGCCCATTTGGAAAATTATCACGCTGATATGATTCCTCCGGATATGGAACCGTATCAGTTTTATTACTATCTGAAGACTGGTAAAACCCATGGTAATTGTGTCATCTGTAAACAGCCTACTGGGTGGAATCCTAAGACGAAAAAATATAAGCGATTCTGCGAAAATCCAAAGTGCAAAATCGCTTATCGGAATATGTTTAAGACCCGTATGATTGGTACATACGGAAAGGTTACACTTCTGAATGATCCTGATCAGCAGAAGAAAATGCTTGCAAATCGAAGTATCAGTGGACTCTATGAATGGAGTGACCACAGCAAGAAACTTCCGTATACTGGTAGCTATGAACTCTCTTTTCTGAAGTTCTTAGACGAAGTGATGGATTTTGATTCAAGTGATGTTATGGCTCCATCTCCTCATACTTACAACTACATGTATGAAGGCAAGCAGCATTTCTATATCCCTGATTTCTTCATTCCTTCTCTTAATCTCGAGATTGAGATCAAGGATGGTGGAGACAATCCCAATATGCATCATAAGATTCAAGACGTTGATAAAGAAAAAGAACGTCTGAAGGATGAAGTGATGCGAACCAACAGCAGTAATTTCAATTATCTCAAAATTGTAAATAAGCAGAATGAAATCTTCTTTAAGTATCTGGAACTCGCTAAGAAGAAATTCGCTGCTAATGATAATACACTTATTTTTATGGTATAAAGAATAAGGAGGATTATGAAAAATGGATTATGGTTTTCTTTCCGATTGCGGTATCGCTCTACTGTGTGATATCGTAGACTGCCTTCCCAGTATGCCTGGTGATCTTCGCCAGTGGGTAAATTACCATATCACAGATCCGTATTTTGATATGGCTATCTTTAAGACCAATAAGCGGCGCTTGAGTAGGTACTGCACTGTACTTGCTCCCCTTCAGAGAGTAGATGATGTTACCATTCTTTCTGACCCTCAATCCCACGCTTCTAATTATCAAGGCCGGTATAGCCTCTACCGCTATATGATTGATGATCTGAAAGCGAATGGTGGATTTGCAAAATTCCCTGATGCATATGGCTGGGCAAAAGACGTTATCAATTCTCCGTCGAGTGACTATGAGTCTCTGTATCAGCTGGAGGAAAAAATCGACTATATGCTCGCAAATCTGGATGGAGCTAAGGAACTTCAGCATCGACTTGCTGCGTTCTTCACCAAGGATGTTATGCCTTGGAAGGCCCGTGCATGCGATATTTATACATCTATTACATGGCGAGCAAATAATGGTCCGGAAGCATGTATTGACAGTAACTACATGCTCAGTGATATCGTCTATGGTTTGAGCAATATTCCTCGTATCAAATATCTGAGCGTAGCTGATGTGAATGACATTGCTATTCAGATTGCTGCATACTTCCATACTATCCATCCAGATAAGCCGCCCAAGATCAATCGGTTCCTCTGTGCTCTTGAAATCCCTGTGCAAACTACAGAACTTGTAGATGCCGTGTGGCATTGCGTTGAGAATAAAGATACCATTGGTTGCTTAAGCAATCTGGTTTATCCTGAAAAGTATGGATATTCCAGCAGTGATGAAAAGCTTAAGAGCACGGAAGTGAATACTATCAACGGATATTCTATTATTCAGAACTATCACAGCAATCGTGTTGCAGATAAAGAGAGTCTGTTCGAAATCACAAACGATCTGCGCTTCATGAATAACGCAGAAATCGCTGCATATCAGAAAGACGACATCTGTGGTCCTGATATCGAGCTGCATCTTGATGCTACTGATATTGGAACTCTTCGAGATACCAATCTTTCAGTATTCGTCGCGGTTGATATGAATAACAACATGGATACTCGATACGTTGCTCTTAATATGGATGATGAAGCATTCCTGCTTTATACATTCAAGTTTGAGAAGGCCCATAAGGTTTATGGTATTTCTCTCAAGAAGTATCCTGACAATTCTCGAAAGATCATTACAATCAATGGACGTAATGTGGATTCCTTCTTATATAAATCAGGTTTTTGATTTATATATTATATAATTAGGATGAGATGATTGTATTATTTAATTCCCCATGTCTACACATACAAACATCTAATCCAAAAGATTATGAGTGGGTTTAAATGTCCGGCTGTCTAAACGGACATCCACTTATAAAAATTATATATTTATAAAGGAGCAAAAAACAATGGAAAACATGAAAGTGAATTTGGGCGTGACCCGCATTGATAACGAGGTCAAATATGTGTCCAATACCGCTAAAGCCCAGCAGTTCCTGACCCAGCGCCTGCGTAAGGCGATCGCTGGTTGGAACCGTTCGAATCCCAATGGACCTCAGTTCAATCCGAACGCTGAGCTGGCGCTGATTTCCCGCCCGTGGTGCGGAAACCCTGGTAAAGCAACTAAGCTGTTCGTTCCTATCTGGCTGATGCTGCCCACTGAGGCAGTTGAGGGCAATGAGAACTTCGGTCGCCGTAAGAAAAACAACGGCAACGGTTCCGTTTATCTGCCGACGTTCGTGAACGTCTATGGCAGTGACGGCGATGGCGATAACGGTAACTCCAACATTAAGCTGAAGGGACCTTACAGCGCACTCGTTGATCAGTACAGCTTCGGTGATCCTGAAGAGGCCATCAAGAGTCTGCGCAAGCCCAAGAATATGATGGACATGCAGCTGACTCAGAAGCATCTCTCTGAGATTCGCCGCGGTATGACTCCTCATTTACATCGGTTTGGCAAGCATTGCACCCGTGTGGAGGTTCTGATCAATCCGACGAAGCTCTTTGAGGATATGATCGAGTCTACCATCAAGGAGAACAACCTGCCGAACGATCGTCCTTATGACGTTCTCACTCATGCAAGCCAGAAGGTCAGCAACGGCATCTGGAACTACGAGATTTGCTGCCGCTATATCGACATGGCCGATGACAATGGCGGCAAGAAGAAGCACAAGAAAGACCGTCGCAGCATCGACGAGAACGAACTGATTCGTCGTGAGATGACGCGGTAAGTAATTTAACACAATGGCACTACTTATCGGGTGTAGACAGTAAGTAGGTTAAAGGAAGGACCTTATGCTCGGTGATGAGTGTAAGGTCCTTCCTTATTTTTTGTATGAAGAGGTGATTTGAATGGGAGAAGCAAAACCGTTCTCCGACGATAATCCTTTATATGATAATCCCTTTGAAGTTGCATTCTCTGGAATGAAGATTCGATATGTGACGTATGCTTCTATGATCCGAAGTGCAAAGTTCTTAAAACCAGCAGATAAAGTATCTGTATTCATCAATATCGAGACTCTGCTCAATAGTCTTTCCAGTATTAAAGATATTGGGAATCTTGTACTCAAAGAGCAATTCTTTCCAGTCATTATGGAATCTGGAATCATCAATCTCGCAGCTCATTATAAACGATTCTTTCGTAAGTTCAATCTGGATGTAAAGGTATTCTTATATTATACTGATCTTTCCAGAGAGTCTTATAAAAATAATCAATATGAGCATTACTACCGAAGCTACTATCAGAATAAATTCATGGAGAATCCGAACTACTATCTCATCGGAGAGCGAATGGTAAAAGACATCGTTCCAATGGTGAGTAAGATTCTTGAATTCATCCCTGATGTGTACTTCATTAAAACAGAGAGTATGGATTCATCGCTGGTTCCATACGTTGTCAGCAAGATGTATCCGGATCGAAAGAATTTCATTATCACTGGAGACAACTATGATACCCAGTATATGAACTACCCGAATTTCTTCGTCTCCATTATCCGAAGAACTGGTACTGGAAATCTTGCTATCTGTAGTCTCGATAAAATTATTCCGATGATTTTCCGTGATAATATGGCAGTCGTTAATAACGTGGATATTTTCTACAATAAGATGTTTTATTCCATGTGCTTGGCTGTTACTGGAGATCATAGACGTAGTATTAAATCCATTCGAGGGGTTGGACCAAAAACTCTATCTAATAAAATAAAGAAGGCAATTGACAATGGAGACCTTACTCGAGATTGCACCTCTATTGATGTATGCTGTACTGTACTTGATCGAGACAATGACCTCTTAGCACAAAATTGCAGATGCATCAATTTGGATAGTCAATATGCTGATCTGACTGATTCTGATTTCTTTGCAATCAAGAATCAGATTGTAGATCGGTATGACCAAAACTCTCTTGAAGAGCTAAATACTACGCGGTATCAGTATTTCCCACTGATGCTAAATGAACTCACACATTGAAATCATCAAACTAGAAAGGAGATGATTTTTTTCTTATGGGTAGTCTATCTACAGTTACAATTGACCTGAAGAAAGATCGGTTCCTTGAATATAAGTATCGGATTACAGAATTTCGCATCGTAACAGATGGGAAAGATGATAAATTTCCAGTAGAAAGAATCCAATCCGTTAAGATTGAAAACTACTATGAAAACGCATCATTCCCCATCTTCCGTGTTTCCCTGCTGATGGAAGCATCCAGATACTATAATCTCATCAAGAATAGAGATAAAGTTGAAATCATCGTCCGGATGCAGCACTTTATCCGGAAATATGATGGTGAACGAAAAATGGAAGAGATGAGTGATCTCCGTGATACGTTCACAGAAACTTTCGTCTTATTCAGTGATGATGATAATGCAGATTATCAGACAGATTTGAAACTGGAAGCAAATAAGAAAGATGACAAGAATAAACTGGAAGAACTCAAGAATATGGTAGAGCTATTCCTGTTTAAGAAAGATTGGGTCACTGGGCTTCGTTCACAAGCAAACGTGATTGTGAATGGTGCTGATATGACCACAACGATTGCCTATCTTCTCAATAAAGCGAAAGTTACGAATGTCCTGATGTCTCCTCTTCAGAATACGAAGAGCTATGAAGAAATGGTTCTTCCTCCACAGTCAATTGATAAGCAGCTCCGATATCTCAATAACAACGTCGGATTTCATCAATATGGAACGATGATTTATTTTGGTATCAGTGATGGCTATATTCTCGACTGTAAAGGCGGATGCACTGCATATAGAGATAAAGAATGGAAGGAATCTGTTTTCTATATCACAGACACTTCCAATCATATCTCTATGATGTCCAATATGCTCGAGAAGTATAAGGAAGAGAGATACTACTACAACATTGCAAATACATCCATCAATATCGTTGCCGGTGGTGTGTCAGACAACGTCGTTTCTGGTACAGATGCTACGATTATTGATATGAAAGGGAATAGTTCGACAACTGCAAGTTCTAACGCAAAGACTGTGGAATCTGCAAATAAGTCAACTCTATATAACTATTCCTCTAACCCCTACAAAGCAACCGTCTATCAGTCACTTCAGACTGGTGATAATATGACGATTTATATTGGCATGCGAAATGTCAATATTCTCGGTCTTGCACCAAATAAAGACTTTACTGTCGTCTTTGAGAATCAGCTTCTCAATAATAAATATAAAGGTACCTACAGACTAGCAAGTTCCATTTTCCTATTCAATGGAAATAATGCAGAACTTGACTTAGATGCTGTGGTTGAACTCAAGAAAACTGTTACACCTTAAAAATACAGGTAAGAATCAAGATACTTAATATCAAGATTCTTACCTGTATTTTATTTAGCCCTTGTTCTCTTCGTTCTTAGGCTCTTCTTTCTTGCCATTGTCGCCGTTATCAGCATTCTCTTCTTCTTTAGGCTTCTTTACGTCAGGGGCAAGCTTCTGGAGCTTATCCATGAAATCGTAATACTTTGCCTCAGTGATAGTAAGAGTTGCACGAACGAATTCCTCAACTACCTTGGTGATTACCGTAGTAGTGGTCTGCTTTTCAGCATCATTCGTCTGCTGTGCAGTCTGCTGCTCAGGCTTCTGACCAGAATTATTGATCTCTTCCTGCTTCTTAGCAGCTGCATCATTCAGCTCATCAAGATCTGCCTGAAGATCCTTAGAGAACTGCTCATAGCCTTCGCAATAATTTACCATCTCACGAATCTTACGAGAAGCAGCACCGCCAGAATAGCTGGAAAGTTTCACATCCGAAGCATTTGTGTTGTTGTAAATCATCCAATGGCGAACCTTCTCCTGGAAGCCGCCTTTTCCGACACCAGTAACATTCGGAATATCCTTAAAGATAAACCGAGCACTATTACTTTTTGTAGAAGTGAGCTGAGAAGGCAGAGCACTTGCGTTAATACCATTGATGACTGATGCCGCATGACTGATAATCTGAGAAAGATTATTCTGGTTCACGACAGTATACGGAGCCACAGTGATAGTAACCTTGGAGCAGTCCATATCAATCAGCTTAGGCTTAGCTTCTTCAAGCCATGCCTTATGCTTACCTGTGATACGGCGAGCCTTCTCAAGGAAGCCATTGATCAGTTTCTTGATGAGTTCGATGAATCGCTGGATGACGCCCTTAACGCCTTCATCCTTATTGTCACCATTCTTATTGGCGTTATTGTCATTAGCAGTCTTTGCGTCATTGCCGACAGAGACTTCACCAGTGACACCACCCTTATTGGCCTTCTCAGCTTCCTTATTCGGAGTATTGCCGTCGGCGTTAGGATCATCTTTTTCAAAGACAACGTTTACACCACGGTATTTCTTCTCCTTAGCAGAAGTGTATTCCTTCATCAGATTGGTGAAGATATTCTTTTCTGCTTCCACAAGCTGAGCATACTCAATGATGAATGCACCATAATCGTAGTCATACCATGCTTCAGGAATGACACTCGGATGAATATCATTTCCATCACCATAACCACGATCAGAATCGCACATGATATGAGACAGAGAGTCGAGACGATCCATTAGTGCACGAGCAACCGACAGGCAGTAATCCTTATAAGCGCCATTGAGATCATTCATAATCTCAATAGCTTCCTTATATGTAGGATCAGCAAGCTTGCCAGAATTAAACTCGTAAGTTTTCTGAAGAGTCTCGATGTACTTCATGCAAGTACGAGCTGCAGTACAGATCATCTCACAGTTCTCTTCAAAGCTGGAAATCTCAGCATAGAGTTCCTTGGTAGCTTCATCAGCCATATGGTTTGTTACCAGAGAATCGTATGTGGAAACATCCTTTGCCTTATTGAGAACTTCAGAATAGCGTGTGACAAAAGATTGGTTAAGACCAAGCTCATTCATCACATCATCCATGACGATATCACCGCTACGAATCTTCAGCTCGAACTGATGAAGCTGATCTGCGATCTGCAGAATAGAGTTCTTCAGACTGAGATACGGAGTCTTATCATAGTCCTGGCTGTTCGTATCAATCGGATCAATCGCATTCGTCTTGATGTTGTAAATCTTTGCAGCAGCATTGGAAAGCTCAATCTTCTTCCAATTGATAATCTCTCGAATCTTAGGCAGAATGATAGAAAGATTATCATTCAGCATAGAATTCAGAAGATCAGCAGATTCGATGTCGTTGATATTCCCATCCATTACAGACTCATGGAGAACTGCTTCCGGATCAGGGAAGAGTTCATTGATCGCGTTGTAAAGATTCTGAATAGTACGCATATTATAGCTGTAATAGCCCATCTTACGAATGAGCATCGCAGCCAGATATGCAGACAGGCTCATGTAAGTACGCTGGAAATTAAATGCAAAATACTTCACGGTATTTTCTGTCTTATAGTCAAGACTACCGGAAGCAATGACCTCGTTCAGCGCTTCAATAGAAGCCTGCATATCATTCCTTGTCTGGCCGAGTACAGCGATGGTACGAGCTGCAAGTCGATTCAAGAAATCAACATCGGACGGGAAAGACCGAATAAACGGAATCACATTATTCATCAGGAATTCCGTATTGACCTTCACCATAGTAGGAGAATCAAGCTTCATCAGATCACGAGTATCGTTGATGACAAGCGTGGTCTTAACAAGCTGCTTCTTTACCTTCTCCTTGTAAACAGAGGAGACAACCTCCTTATCAATGTCAGATTTCTTCTTTTTACCTGCAATAATATCACGACTATATGCATCAAAGAACTGAGGAACGAGAGCAAGATATTCGGGACGAATCTTCTCGATCTCATTCACATCCTGAAGAGCAATCGTGATATTCTTATCAGCAAGAGATTCTGAAGCATAGATAGTTGAGAAAAACTTGTCAAGATACGAATAATCCATTGCACGCATTGCATTCAGATTTTCCGTACCTTTTGCAATATACTGGGAATAAATGGAGCCGTCTGCATAAGCAGATGCTACCTTAAGGTCCCACGTAGATCCTTCCGTAAGAACTGAGTTCATATTGGAAACGAAACTGCGTGATTCAAAATCCGTAAGTGCTTTCTTATAATCAAGCACAAACGAATTCAATACACGGAGACCGCTATCCATCGGATATCCCTCCTTTACGATCTTTTAAGCTTGACAAATGTAGACGGGCTCTTCACCTTGATAACTGTAGCAAGACGAATGGCCATTCTCTGATATGTGGGATTACTTTCAAGGCCGTCTTTACTCGTATGAATATCATCACACTGCTTCAAGAAGTTGTGATAGTTTACCTGCATCTCATCAAGGCCGTCCACATAATTATGGAGATTATCCGTAATCGTTCGATATTTTGTAATATAGTCTGTTTTAGCAGCGCTGTACTCTTTATCATCAGCATGCTTAATTGCGGCGTCCAGCAATGCAGATGCAGCATCATTATACTCTTTAACTGATTTAGCGGCATCCTGTCTTGCCTTAACGTCAGCTTCAGAATTGACTTCATTTACAGCTGCATCTGTCTCCTTAGCTTGCCTCTTCAACACATTGGCTTTATCTTGTAACTCCTTTGCAGCTGTGTCTTGCTTCTGATCAATACCTACGATAACTTTGAGAGCATTCGTAAGAATTTTCACTTGCGTACTGATACTCTTGGGATTTTTGCCAGCTTTGGTAGTGGCGTCCTTAATGTCTTCCGCGCTTTTACGAAGATCGTCTGCCAGTTTTTTATTTTCAGTTCGAAAATTATTGATATTACTAGCAAGCTTCATCGCGCCACTAATGGTAAGTGATGCAATAGCAGCATTTTTAGCGCCGTTAACAAATTTCTTTGTTGCGTCGTTAAACTTTTCCATTGCACTTTCATTATCAATCTTACCCTGGTCGAGCATATTGATCAGACCGACAATGTCGTTCTTATAAGCAGCAACATCATGCTTTGTGAACCATTCCTTCTTAATACCCTTCACGATGGTATTCTTCAGTTCAGGATTCTCTGCAATGATTTTATTGACAGCCTTTGTATCGGCATCAATATCCCGCTGCTTACCGGTAATTGCTGCACCAATATCCTTAATGAAATCAGTGATTCGCTTGATAAGATCAGAGATAGCCTTACCAATCTTTGCAAAGAAATTATCTTCTGCAGCATCAGCTTTCTTCACAACAGGATCCTTCTTCTTACCGAACAGACTTGCTTCGAAGAAAGAATTAAGGTATGCATCTCGCTGACTCTTTCGGAGAAGGTAATCAGCTTCAATGCAAGCACGTTCACATTCGTCGCATGCTTCGAAAACCAGGTCATACTTCAGATACTGATTGATATATGACTGATCAGTTTTCACCATATTAAACACCTTCCTTTATATTAGATTTTGTTAGGAGTATTAAAGATGTGTTTTCACGCCATATCTTACGAGGCTATATCATTCCAAATAATCATCAGAGATATTCCTCGCTCCGAATCACTTACTTCTTCTTCACTGATATATGAGCATTGCATGCATCCATACCAGATGTCTATATATCCAGTTTTATTATTCAACTTACTGCATTTATAAACTCGATTGGATTTACACATGGGGCACTCTCTCATAACACAGCCACTCCTTATTTTTTTCGATGTGTGTATTGATACATGAAGCACAAACGGCTTATACGAATGTGCTTCATGTATCAATGTAAGGTTAGAATAGCTTCTTTGCGTCGTTCACAAAATCATTTGCTTTACGCGCAGTATTTGCTCCATGAAGAGCTCTACTCATCATAGTCCTTATGGATGGTTTTTCACCATCAGGATTTGCACCCTTCATAGCAGCATCAATTGTACCAGCATTTTTATAGATACCCTTCATGATACTGCCCTTTGTCACGGAAACATTACCAGCAGCATCTACTTTGAAGAAAGAAGTGATGTTATTGATGAGGCTCTGCCCAACGGCAACCAAATCTTTCTGCTTTCTGCAAAGAAGGTTTACTTTCATTCGATGGAAGACGCCGTCACGAGCATAGTTGTCCACCTTCTTCTTAAACTTTGCAGCTTCCTTGTCACCAACAGAATCTGCAATTGCCTGAAGTAAACCGTTTTCGCTTTCCAAAGCTTTCTGAATTCCTTTTGCTGCGACCATATTGCGATCAGCAAGTTCAAGAGCAGCTTGAAGCGTCATCGTAGTAACTCCGGCTGATGCTCCACCCTTTGCCGCTTTCTTCAGATTTCGGAGGGTGCCATTCAATTCAGCCATTACAGCTTCTGCCTCATCAGCACTACCTCCGTTACGATAGATCTTGTCAATACGAGAGATAGCATTGTCATACTGCTTTTCATATTCCCTGAAGTCGGAAACACGAATCTTTTTCCCAGCGTATCTCTTATCTTTTGCTGCCTTCTGCTTAAAAGCATTGAACTTGGCACGCTGATCTCTTGACATAAATGCTTCTTGAATGAAATTTACTACAGCACCAATTGAGTTCTTCACCAGATTGATAAGAGACTGGATAGCGTTCTTAATCGCATTTAAAGCACCACCGCCAGCTTTTTCATTATTGGCATTTGCTTCTTTGGCTTTATCTGTAGCTTCCATGATAGCATCAAGGTCAGAGATTTCCACATACTGATCGAGATAACTATATGCTTCTGCTAAGAAGAATAAAGATTCATCCATTTCAGATGCCTTCCTTTCTTATAAAATAAACACGTGAGTGAGTGACTAGAATATTTCTTTCACTCACTCACGTTATGAGAGTTTTACAGAGTACGAATCTTTGCCATCAGACGATTCACTGTATCGTTATCGCTGTAGTCGTCGTTGGTGGACTCGAAAGTCTCAACACCGGCCAGAGCAGCCAGATAATGATCGGACTCACACTTGCCACCGCACTCCTCAGCGTCACCGCCGAAGTTGGTGTCATCCAGAGTAGAATCATCGTCAGCGCCCATATCATCGTCGTCAGAATCAAAGCCCAGACCAGCAGTCAGAGCATCGTTACCGACAATACTGAATGCATCGTCAACGTCAACATCCTCATTGGAAGAATCGTCAGAATCAAAGTTCTGCTTCTGCTTCATCAGCTCTTCCATCTTCTTATCGGACTCATCGGTTGACTCCTTTGTGACCTTATCAGGATTCTCCTTCTTAAAGCCACCAATCGCAGCAGAGATGCTGGTGATCATGCCAGCAACGCAACGATGATAGTCGTTCTGTGCAGTCTTGCAGAAATGAACGATCGCATTTGCAATCTGGTTTGCAACATTGGCATTGCCCTTAGTTGCATCCTTCTTAGCATCATCACATGCGGTAAGAGCAGTCTTCTCATGATCCTTCAGAGTAGAATTTGCAACGCTGAGCAGCTTCTTTGCCTGAGCGATTGCATCAGAGACAGTAATCTTGATCGCATTGGAAGCACCAATGGTGTCCTCATGCTTATCGTCATACTTCTTCACGACTGCTGCAACGTCATCCGCAGTAACTTCCTGATTACCACGGAACTTTGCCAGAAGCTTATTGATAGACTTCATAGCATCGTCATACAGCTCGGTCTCGCTCTTATAGTTCTCGACCATGATCTTCTTATGAGAAACCAGAGGCATCAGCTTAACCTTCTTCTCAAGAGCGTCAAGCTTGCCATCCTGATTCACACGGTTCAGAAGATCCATCAGGCGATCACGGCAGTCGGAATAGAACTTCACGACAGCCTCACGGAGCTTATCCAGAGCCTTCTGAATATTCTCAACGAAATCACTCTCAGCTGCTTCATACAGCATCGAGAGCTCATCATCAGTACCATGTTCCTTCATAACCTTCAGCTCAGCTTCACGAAGGTTAATGTTGTACTGACGATTAGCCGCTTCGGTAATAGCGTTCAGCTTCATCGAAGCGATATCAAAAGCACTATTGGCTTCAGTTAAGATACCCATAGTATTACAACTCCTTTATCTAAGATTTTAGTAGCTAAAACTTAGCTAATTGTTTTTTGATGGTATTAATACGCGCCGGAATGGACAACGTTATACTTTCCAGCCTTACGCCCAGAAGTCGTAAGCATTCCTTCGTACTTTTTAATTTCCTTGTCAAGCTTCTCAATTTCATGCTTAACCTGAGCTCGTCCAGCAGCATTATAAGCTTTAGAATAATTGCTATTATTCCCAAGGTTAGCAATGCCGCGAATTGCACTCTTGACAACTCCGTTTTGGCTACTAAGAGCTCTACGCCTCTGCTTGAGGTTATTAAGTGTCTCAGCAATTTGCTCACGAGACATGCCATTGACGTCGCTGGCATGCTTATCACGAATATTCTGGTAATTCGGATCTGTGTTTGTACCAAGGATGCAAGAAACAACGGTGCCAAGACGAGACATGATACCACTATATTCCTTTACATACTTCTTGGCGTCGTCCATATTCTTACCAGCTTTTTCGCCTTCTTCGATCTGCTCCTTAAAACGGTTCAGATCATCGTCGACAGTACCCATGTACTCTCGAATAGAGCGAATTGTATCGCCAGCTGTGGATGCTTTCAGAATGAAATTACCAGCAGCAGCTGTCACAGCTGCACCAGCAGCAACTCCAGCAACAACACCCTTATGCCCAGTGAGACACTGAGTAATCTGCTTTGCCAGATCCTTACCACGCTGCATCAGAGCTTTCGGATTATGCTCAAGCTTAATATCTTCCTTCGGAGCTTCTTCCAAAGGCTTACCGGTGATCTTAGAAATAAGATTTCGGACGAACTTCTGAATTGCTTCAATCATTCGAACGAAAATATTCTTCTTCTTACCGGAAGTTTCTTCTGCTTCAGCAAGATACAGCTCAGTAGCTTCTTCCATGATGGCGTTTTCCAAAACCATCTTGTTATGAATTCGACGGAGATTCAGATCATGCTCAATGCAAGCCTGCTCATAAGCAACATCGAAATGCGTCATCTGATTCTCAAATTCCAGAATAGTCATATCCTTCATGGGATTTACCTCCTATTACATAGAATCAAGAATCTTCAGCATGTCGTCGATGCGCTCATCGTCCGACTTCAGGAAATAGCTTGTGTCAGACTTCGGCATCATATCGGTGCTTTCAAAGAACTGGGAGTATACGGTATCGTCATCAAAGTCAGAAGAAGCTGACTCGCTTGTGCTTTCGGAATCAGCCTCGGTATTAGACTTTCCAACTCTAAGTACGTTTGCAAGTCGGTTAAAAGCGCCTCCATTGTTCTTACCTTTGCCATGAGGAATTTTATCCAGATATTTCTCCAGTTTTGTGATAATGGGAGCTGCTTCCTTAGGAGTTGCCTTGGAAATTGCTTCATCGCAATCACTAATAAAGCTGGTGCAATCAAATCCATCAAATTTAACTGTGCTGGAAATCTCCTGAAGAGCCTTCTTCGCTGTTTCATACGGAGACTTAAGACTAGCCTTAATTTTGTCATTCCTTGCGCCACAAAGTTGAGTTGTCTTACTGAGAAGAGTTCTTGCCTTAGCATAAATATCACTCGGAGACGCATTTGTCTTGTTCGCAGCAGCCTTGGCAGCTTTTGCATCCTCATGATTTTGCACAACTTTGCCAAGACCAGGGATATGCTTAGCGAGTGCTGATGCACCGCCGTTTACTTTGGTGATAATAGATTGAAGTGTATTCAAAATTCCGCCAAGATCGACACCAGTATTCTCAGCAATTGCCTCAGAAAAACGCTGGACGACCTTCGTAAAATCGAATGCCTTGCGAATACCATTTGCCACAGTACCGACAGTCACGACAACTGCTGTAGGAACTGCAAATACCATCATAAGGCTTGTGCACGCATCCAGGAAGCGATCAATGAGCGGAGTATGGTTTGTGTTATGAACACGCTGCTTACCGTAGTCAACCTTCAGATTAACCTTGATACCTTTCTTAGAAAGAGTATCAACGTCCTTCATCAGGCGCTTTGCATAAGCAGGAGTCATAAGATTGGAACACTTGTCCATCTCCTTAACGGCCTTATCGACGTCGATAGGAGCCTTGATACCCTGGGGGTTTGCTTCCTCGGCAGCCTTTACATCAGCCTCCTTCGGCTGAAGATTAAAGATTGCAGAAATGACACCCTGAAGCCACTTGTAGAACTTGTCCCAAACCTGCTTGATCTTTGCTGTGAAATCGTTTGCTTCCTCAGTATACATCTGAGTCATAGCATCCATATCATAGTCTTCTGATTCAAACTTGAAATCCAGATCAGCCAGATTCAGCTTATGAGTGGCATTTGTACTTTCAATCATGTAGTCGATATCAGCCATGACATTATCTGCCTTGGCTTCCTCGATCTCCATGATTCGTGAATACTCACTAAAAGTCATAGGATTTACCTCCTTAATTATTTAAATTAGTTTCTTTAGTAATGAAAAGCTTGAGCTTCCATTAGCTAAAGAATAACTATCATAGCTCAAACTTTAACTCATTGTTTTCAAGGCTATCTCTATACTACAAAGGAAAAGACTATACTCATAGGTATAAAATCTATGAGTATAGTCTTTATTTGCTATTAGAAGATTTGATATTCCGGAGTCTCTTTCTTCGGAATGAAGTCAGAACCAGCGCGATCCTGCATGCTAACAACGATCTGATGATACGTATAAACGATCTTCATGATCATATCCATCAGGAAAGATGCAACCGACTGCATGTACATGGAAACACCAGACTCTTTCACGTCGTTATACTTTGCAGAGAAAGAATCAAACGATGCTTTCATAGCGTCGATGTCAGTCTTCAGCTTCTCCTCAAATGCGACGAGATCGGAAATCATTTCCACATTCTTCATGGCGTCGTTCAGATTCATAGAATCGTAGGACTCCATAAAAAAGATAGAATCGACGAACTTCTTATCTCTCCCAATGACAGTATCCACAGTAGACGCTGCGGATTCAACGACAATGTCATCACTGTCAGTAAGTGATGCAGTAGCCTCGCAAAACTCAAGCATACCAGGATAGTAATCCATATACTTGGAATAAGCAATAGGAAGATCAATTACTTCCACACGATTGAACGGATATGCGTTCTCCTTAATTGCAGTATAGATTCCATGAATCTGATCTGCCTTATCAGAGAAAAATCCATCCAAAATATTGATGGACTCCGTAATGAACCGATGACCAGCATCGAACGAAGAACCATCCTTTTTACCATCCCAAACTTCACACGACTCATCATACAACGATTTCAGAGAGTCTTTCACATCTGTCCATTCCATACTTCACCCCACCTTTACAAAAGCTGGAGTGAAGAAGTGGAACCGTTGTCTCCATGCTTCATGTTATCCAGCGTCATGTACTTCGAATCATTTCGGATAGCAGCTTCACCGGCACTCATTGCCTTAGCATGAGTTACACGAAGCTTATCAGAGACGCGCAGACAAAGATTTTTCACTTTCTCCTGCTTCATCAGAATATCGGCTTTCTTTTCCTTTGAGAAATCAGAATTTGCCTCAACGACACTCTTATTCAGTTCAAGGAAATAAGCCTGCTGAGCAAGAGCATCACTAATATTCGACTTGATATTGTAGTACTGATAAATCAGTTCACGCATAACGGGAATAATTGCAAGTGCAACTGCAACCACAGCGGTAACACCGATTGCTGTATATGCACCAATGAAATTATCCTCACCGTCTTTCAGCATGCCGTCAAGGAACTTTGCATACTGCATCTTCTTATTGACAGCATTGTACTTCGCAAGCTGATCAATGTAGAATGTATTGGCACGATACTTCGTATTCTTCAGAGTAATCTTAATGGTAGCAGCATCGGGGCGCTTCACATAATCGACAAACTCATACAGAATCGTGGAAGTTGCCTGAACACATGCGTACACAAACGTATTGTACTCAAGCATGACGTACTCATTCTTCATCATAAAGCCCTTCTTATACAGAGGAGCCAGTTTCCGAATGTTGTTGATTGCTTCCTTAACTGTCATCACGTACTGCTGAACCTGCTTATTATTCAGATTCGATGCAAGTGCATTGACATTGTCAAGAACGTCAATCATATTCTTGTAGCCGGTGTATTTCTCAATGTCACCAGCAGATACCGGGATATTATCGAAATCAATATGGGCCTTTGAAATAACGCTCATATACAGACGCTCAAGGTATTTGCTCGTAACAGAAGAATTTGCATCTTCAAAATATGCGAGAACTTCACGCTCCTGACGCATTGTCGGGTGATCCGTTCCGCACAGAATATGCACGGACTCTTTTACGAGTCGCGGCTCAATCATCGCCATTATTATAACCTCCTTATTCAAAATTTTTATATATTAGTGACTGATCATGCGGGTAAGCTCTCTGCCAATCTTATTGGAATTCATCGTAACTTCACGTTCCAGTGATTCGAGGGCATACGTCTCAAATGTATTATTCCCATCATAGAGAATATCTACAGTGCGACTGCCGTCATCGACAATGATAAATGTCATAAGAAAGAGAGACCGCATCATCGGAACTGCAAACTTCGGATTCCTAAGATCATATCCGGTCTTATTCTTGATAAGGTCGGCTTCATAGCCGTTAATAACAACGGTTGCCTGAGGAACCAGCTGAGTACGGCTCATCGTAGCCATCTGAGCTTTTGCAGTAGAACGCATACGCTTCAGAGTATTCCACCAAGGAGATGCACCCATTGAACGGTTAGCAACATCCAGTTTCACATCATTGACATGAAGCAGGAGATCCTTAACCAGAGACTTCTCACCAGTTGTCCAACGAATGAAGTTGAAGAGAACGCCACGGTTCTGCATGGTATTAGTAAGATTTACAATCATTTCATCCGAATGGACAGAATGAAGAATCACCTTGATACCAACGACAAAATCGACGAACTGGACAAACTCTTCCTCATCGTTGATTGCAGAAAGACGAACCTGCATCATATAAGGCTGCATGTCATTCTGCTTCTTCACGTCAGTGTCCTTCAGAAGCTGAGGCACGCTCTTATTGAAACTCTGCTTATACTTTTCTTTATCCAGATCATTTGCAGCACGATAACGATCAAACTGCATGTCTGTGATCTTCTTATTCATATAATCAGAATCGACTTCTGCCTCACGAGCATAGAAGGGATTATTACCGACATTCGGGATCGGAGAATAATCCAGATCCTTCAGAGCAGTACTCATCTGAGCCTTATGAGATTCAAACACAGCTTTCGGGAACTTTTCAGAGAAGTTGAAAGCAAGAATCTGACCAGTCGACTCATTGATATATGCCTTAGTAGAGCCATCATAGATACGAGCAAACAGAGCATCGTAATCCGGATCCGGTTCCACGCAGTTTTCAAGATAGGTATCAATTGCGGTAGATTCAAGCTTCACATTCTTATGAAAACGCTGAATATACTGATTCACATCCTTATAGTCAGCGATATTCATGATATTTTGGGTAGAAAGATAGGTCTGCACAAAAGATGCATATACTCGTTCCATAGTTTTTGCAAGTGTGCTGGCCATATCAATGGGAATAGAATCACTAATCAGGCAAGGAAACTGCATGGTCGTGTCCATCGCGCCACGAGCAAAACTCTTACGAACCATCTGATCACTCACATGGGTAACATCTGCCCCGACACGTCCGGCATCACGAACAGCAGCAATGATATCACTAATCGGTGATGACATACATACCACCTGTCCTTTCTCTCATGAATTTAGTTTTAGCCTTAGATTCCTATTGGAAAACTTACCTAATTGTTTTTAGGTGCTTTTTGGCATGGGATTCCAATAAAAAATAAAAAATACAGATGATAATCCATGCATCCGACTACCATCTGTATTTTTCTTATTGAAGATCAATCATCATAATTCCAGATGTTTTTCTTCTTTTTCTTATGCTTCTTTTTCTTCTTCTTTCCTTTCAGATATTTCTCTCTGTCCTTCCCAGAGAGAAACTCTCCACTGAGCGCGTCCACGACGCTCCTAGTAGTGCCATCCGTATATGTACCGAGGACAACTTTTTGTACCTTCTTATCCCCGGCAATATCCATGACTGCACTTCCAAGAGCTTTCAGAACTTTGGGATCCATTATTTTTCACCTCTTTAAAATTGATAGAAAGATATACCTCAATCTTCCCTCATTAGTATAATATATAAATAAAAATATTGAAACCCTCATATCTCAGGTGTAAACTTCACCAAGATATGAGGGTTTCAATTATAAAATAGAGAGGATTCTTACCAACGAAAGCAAATGAATCTTATCAAGATGTTGCGACCAAAGCAGTCAGAGTTGCTGCTGCCAAAGTCAGACCACTACCATAAGTGATAGCGCACAGAGGTGCGCCAACCTTCTTTTCGGAGTCAGTGACAGTGGGTAGATACTCAGTCAGAGTATTCATACTCTCGTCGCACACAACGTCATCCGCAGTATTTGTGTAATACACCGGATGCACATTCTTCTGCTTGTCGATCTTGTTCATGAGGGCATGGATGCCATCAGTAGATTGAGTAAGGAGCATATGAGTAATACCATCCTTTCATCACGATATTGAGTAATCTAATGCCGAAGCATCTTTAAGATTTGTCCTGAGATATTACTCCTTAGTTACAAGAACTTCTCCAGATTCCAATTACCCGGCTTGTCCATGCACGCAGCGTTACCATTATCTGTCCTAAAATGGTACCGCTTTCATCACAAGTGATAAAGACAATATCGTCTTAAGATTTAACTTTTTTGGTTCGCCTGTGCTGATGATCCTTCAGGACTATCTTTAGTAGCTCCATTACTGTCAGAACCCGAAATAAGGACGCCGTTGATATTATATACTCTTTCCAAACGATTTCCTTTTGAATCGAATGCTGATCTAAGTAAGGACGAGCTCAATACATCATAAATAGCCATGTATTACCCTCCCTTACTGTTTAGGTGTAGTATCTCCAGGAGTTACTGCTGTATTCAAGAATGCCTGAATCATATCATCTGGGCAAATGCCAGAGTACACTTTGAAACGGTTAATGGTGCCATCAAAATATCTATCCGTGTTACCGCTGGTATCTCTGTAAGCCCCAAGAATAAGAGGCTCATTAATTGTAGTTGTCATACCCTTTATATCAAGCCAGCCAGTATCTGGTTTAGCTTCAGCAGCAACAGCATTCTCTTCTGTGGCACCTGAATAAACCATACTAGCTGCTGTCGGGCACACAACACGCATCTGCGAGCCTTTAAAACAAATTACGGCTTTTGTATTACGACCAGCAAATGGCGCGGACGTTGTTGTCTTTGTCAAGATTTGCTGATTACTGTAAGTTGCCATAATTGTATTACCTGTATTGGGTAAAACGGTAATGGCTGTTCCAGGCCACGGCTGAATTTCTCTCATGCAATGCATGACAGTTCTCATAGTCGTACCAACAGATGCTTTCTCGCCATTCGAGAAATCAATCATGATGGTGAATTGCTCATCGGTAATGTTTTCGAACAGCTTGATACCAGTGTCAATACACTGCTTTTTACTCGGGTCAAAAGTGACCGGATTTTCGAGATTATACAGAATATTGAGAGTGTTATTTACAACCTCATCGGACGGAGTAAGACCCCATTCAGTACAAAGAGCTTCGAACACAGGAGTCATCTTGTTATTTCCATATGCTGCTCCAGCAAGAAGATTAACTAAAAGCTGCTTCACTTTATCAGGAAGCTCAGGACTTTTATTTTCAACAGAAGTGATTTTCTTTGTATTGGCGTCAATTGTATTACACATGGTGACGAGCATATCAGAAAGATTATGATCGTCATCAATTTGAATTTGTTTTACAGAAGTTTTCGGATATAAAGGAAGTGCTACATCATCCACAAGCGTTTTGAAGATAATATTTTTTGAAGTGCTAGGATTACTCATAATCATATCCTCCAAAACGCATTTATTATATAAAAGACACTGTCAGTTACACGTAACTGACAGTGCCCATTCGTTACTTTGATTTATTACGTGTAATCAAAGTTTTCAAGTAACTCTATTGATCAGAATATATTCTTACACCCTATAGAGATTACTCAATGATCTGTGCCCAGATATCGGTATCGGCCAGATCAGCAGGCTGCTCAGCCTGGCAGAAGAAGCGAGCACGAGCATTGACAGCAGCAGTCAGAGTACCCTCTGCGCCCTTTGCACGAGCAGCCTCAGCATCGGCAGCCTTCTGTGCATTGTCGGCAGCAGTCTTTGCAGCAGCGGCAGAAGCACTTGCGGCATCTGCAACAGCCTTAGCATATGCAACGACGGTAGTAGCGTCAGAACCAGTACCAGCGGCGGGAATAGTGCCAACCTTAGTGGTCAGAGCATTCAGGTTTGTGGTCAGAGTACCCTCTGCACCCTTTGCACGAGCTGCCTCGTCGTCAGCGGCCTTCTTAGCTGCTGCGGCTGCGGTGTTAGCAGCTGTACCAGCAGCCTTTGCATCGGCTGCCAGAGCTGCTGCGTATGCAACGACAGTAGCAGAGTTAGCGCCGGTGCCGGTTGTAGGGATCGCACCAACCTTAGTGGTCAGGTCGGTGATCTTCTTGTTCATCGCAGAAGCGTCATCGGGGTGGCTCTGAATCCAAGCAGCGATCTCGCCCAGAGTATCCAGAGACTCCTTAGCGCCATCGGGGATCAGCTGTGCAGCCAGCTCCTCGTTAGCGATGGTACGGACAGACTTGTTAGCATCCTTGCCAACCAGAGTGGTGATCTTGCCCTCGGCAGCAGTCATGCGCTCGCCCAGCTTGGTGATGTTACCAGCATTAGCAGCCTCAGCAGCCTTTGCACGAGTAATCTCACCAGTCAGATCAGCGGTGACCTTTGCGATCTTACCAGCCAGAGAAGTAGCGTCCTTCTCGTTTGTCAGCTCAGCCTTCAGAGCAGCGACCTTGTCGTCGATCTGCTTAGAGATAGAGGTTGCGTCGTCAGTGCCCAGCAGCTTATTCAGCTTAGCCTTTGCATCAGCAACATCAGCGTCGACAACAGCCAGCTTCTGAGTCAGAGTCTGGCTGTCACCGACCATGACCAGCTCTGCAGAAGTCTTAACATACAGATCGTAAACGACCTTGTTAATCTGCTTCTTCAGAAGGACCTTCTTAATATTAGATGCCATATTAAAAATCACTCCTTAAAAAGTTATTTCTATAGATATAAACTGGGATAGCCGAGTCGCTATCCCTTGTTTGTATCATAGCATTTAATAAGATGTTTATGGTTAATCTACAGGCTGGTAAAATGACCCATATCCAATACAAGATATGGGTCATTTAAAATTTACTCTTTTTGCTCGATAATCTTACCCCAGATACACTCCGCATTCGGATTCTCTTTCTGGATAACGATTTCGTATTTGCCAATACCACCAACAGAAGCAACTGCTGCATTCTGAGCAGTATAAGTAGTGGATGCTGTTTTGCTGTTTGTAACAGTCTTGATCATCACATCATCGGTGATTTCGTCAGAAAGGGATCGAATATCCTTTGCATAACCAATCACATCAATCGTGTTGATCTCAAATGTTTCGTTACCGTTATTGATATCCTGCAAAGTAGTCTTATCAACCGGTCTTGCAGCTGTGTATGCTGCCTTGAACAGCGGGAACGAAATAGACACAATCCGTACAATATAATTTGTGGGATTTGTAAAACCAGTGAACTTGATAAAGTTGACCTTATCAAGAATTGTGTTGACTGTATAAGTCTGCTCGCTTGCTCCGTTATTTGAAACGGCAATCTTCACAGTAACTTCTGGATCAGTACCATTTGCAACGCGACTTGCGTAAATGGACTTCAAGATTGCAGCGGCAGAAGATACTTCCTTGTTACCACGAATTCTAAAGAAGAATCCGGGGATATTAGGAGACATTGTGAATCGACGATCAATGCCGACATCAGAACTTGACACAAGATCCAGCTTACCAGTCGTATCAATCGTACGGTAAACGATATATTCGCTTTCGGGAAGAACCAAACCGTCGATGCCCATAAGGACACCCATGGTATTGGAAATGACCTCATCTTCGCTAAGGTCTTTATCAGCATATGCTACGATTACGCCGTCTGTACGCTTGTAGTACATACGGCCGTCATCGCCACGTACCATAAGCTCGTCGTCTTGCGCATACTCTTTATGGCCAAGATCAAGAGCAGAGATACCATAGCGTGCCTGAATACCAGCCATTTATTTAGCCACCTTTCTCTTTGATTGTCTCTCTAGGAATCTTAATGATAAGTTTCTTGTATAAGGTGACAATCATCGTATTAAACCTCAGTATATCTACTGAGCATCATCACCATCAAGCCATTATAATTGAAGTTCGGACGGATAACGATCTTGTTATTCTTCTGGTAGTTCGTCCACACAGCAGGATAATTGTTTTGGACATTCGTACCATCAAGAATCCAAGACTGAGGCTTTGTAACTCCACGCGGAATGATGATATCCGTATAGAATCGCTTCATATCCGTAGTATCTGCATCCGGAGTAACTGCATCATTGACATTAGGCTCAAGATTCTCACCCGGTTTACCATCGAGCTCACCATGTTTATCTTTGATAAGCCAGTCAAGAAAATCATCCTTCGTCTTATTATCAATATCAGGATTATTGAGAAACTCATCCATCGGAGTATGTTCCCGATTCGGCTTATTGGTAGAGAAAATGGAAGGATCCATATCCTTTTTATAAATGGCAAGATTCAGACGAGATATGACATTATAAAGCTTGATAAATCTACCAGTGATGCATTCGATATTATAATGGAACAGTCGACGACCATTCAGATAGACTTCGTAGTAGTCAAGACTAAACGGAGTATCCAAATAATCTGCTGTATCAATCATATAATTTTCCGGAATTTCCGGAATGAATGCAACACGCTTGTACGAATACGGCGTAACATCAGTTGATTGTGTGTACGCAGTCGTAGTCGGGAAATAGTCCGTTCGTGCCACAAGCTTATAGGGACCATCACTCTCGATCTTGATGTTACAAACGATTCGGCGCCGATCCACAAATGTACGAAGATAAGTAGCATCCTCAATCCAAGGGATAGCATTCTTCAAAATGCCGTATCGCTGGACATTCATCATTGGAGGTGTGACATCATGGCGAATGAAAGAATCCTTATTAACGATGAAAGTATAAGTCACATTGACTTTACTAGCATCATTCAGTTTCACTTTCATTCGAGTGAGATGCATATATTTCGGAAGATCTTTCACCACATCCGGAGTGATCTTCATATACATTTCACCTTTTTCACCATCAATGACTTCCACGTTTGCAGGAATGCCGCATTTCTCTTTTCTCTCAGCAAGACTGAGCTTCTTATTATAGTCGCTCATATTCACTAAGGTATAGAATGTGAAAAGATCCTTATCAATCTTCTCAACTTCATCCTTGCGAACGAACAGATCGTGCCAAGTAGGAATCATGGACGACGCATCCGTGAAATCCATATCCCACACTTCATCTGTGGATTTGAAAGCATGCTTCTTATAATAAGAATAGTAATCAAACCGTTCGATTACGATGTGAGATACCGGAGTGATAAACTCCTTGGGAATATAGATATAATCAAACTCACCAACGTGAATCTGAAGATACTTTGTACACAGGAGTCCATCAATAAAGTATCGAAGTTGCAGGCTGTTCGGTCCGTCATTACGGAAGACAAGAAGATATCTTGTCTCTTCGAAAGTAATCGGATTCTTCGGATCTTCTTTTGCAGTGCTATTACGTTCACGCTTCGGAAGGTCAACGTTACCAGCATACATGTAATAGAGATCGGAAGTAGGATTCGTAGCGCCGATGTATTTTTCCTGCGGCTTCGGCTCAAGAAGTCCCCACTGATTAGCCTTGTCAATCTTGTAATCATACGAATCCGGATACTGCTTCGAATTGATGAAATCACCATGATTATAAATATAATCAGGATCTTCATACTCGAACGTATTCTCAAAATACTTCTTAGTAGGATCAAGAGACGGATCTACCTTATCATACAGAAGCTTATTGAGAGCACCTTCCAGATTAGTTTCACCATACTTATCACTCACTTGTTTCTTGAAGAACTTGTGAATGTAGTCAAACTGATTGGTGTATCTCAGATACTTTTCCATCGGACGATACAGATAAAAGAGTTTTACGTCATATTTATCTGCAACATCTTTTGTCGTAATGATCTCATAGATATTCGGGTAATGCAGTCTTGTCAGATCACTGTAGTTGAAGTAGGTTACCTCACCAGTTGTCTTATCCTTAAAGAAAATAATGATATTCTCTTCAGGAATCGGCATATTGTAAGGAACGCCTTCTTCTTCCTGAATGACAGCAATACAGGAGTAATTCTCATTACTCGTACGCTTTCTCAGTGTCCGAATTCCTTCCACCTCATACATGTAGTTCGGATGGAAGAAAGTAATCTCAAACGTATTGCCGCCATGATGAGCAAAGTAGTTTTTCAGCCAATCTGTTGCAGGAACAACCAGATTACCTTCCTCATCGACTCTACCATAGTTCAGGCTGTTACCCATGATTTCATAGCAGTCTTTCGTTGTCTTATTCACGCAACGGACTGTATAGAAAATCGGGGTGCTCTTCATCAGAACGCCAGTCAGAGTCTTACTGAAGATATAATTCTCAGCCTTTGCATCAAGAATATTCTTCAGTACGATTGTATTCGTCAGGAAGCTATGCGTCCAAGTATTTCGAAGCATAAATACTTCGATATTGTGGTGCTCTTTGAAGTAAGATGCCTTTGCAGGAAGATCATGGAACACGATCTCTGTACGACCATCCAAAGTGCACTTAAAGCATATATTCAATGCAACCCGATTATCCACAATGGCACACGGTGTAAATTCAAACACTGTCTCTGGAGAATACTCGGGTTTAAATTGCTTCTCTGATAAGTCTTCGGCAATGTCAGCATAGGTAATATACTTACCGAAATACTTACTGTATTTATATACCTTACGCTTAGTCGCGTCAATAAAGTCTTTCGGAACAGAGATGCAAAGTTCCGTAGGGTAATTCTTATCCACGAAGAAATTGACTTCCGTAAAGTGGAATCGTTCCATACAACTGTAACTCTTCTGCACTCTCTTCAGAAATTGAAAAGAGTTCTCAACGGTTGTATGGAGCAATTTATTCAGCTCATCTTCGTCATACGTACTATTCAGAATATTATCATAATTCGGAGTGAGCTCACCGGTTAATTTACCCATAACTTCTATTATCTCCCCTTTCTTTTAGTATTTATCAATACAAGTGAAAGCCTAACTGATTAGAATACTGTTTTCAGGTGGTATGTAAGATAGACACTGATACTCAATGAAGAAATATCAGTGTCTATCTTTGTCGGAAGTGCCAAAATGTGAAAGGAACATAGTGGTCCCCCACCGGGGTATCGGGCCCCATCTCACACCTATCTAGTGTCAATGGAGGGTTATAGAGCCTCCTGCTTTCCTTAAGCTAATGGGGGATATCTATTTAATTGTATTTATAATAAAAATGCAGAGTAAGTTCACTGTCATGAAACTTACTCTGCATAGTAATGCCAAAATCGAGTTACTCCAAACTTCGTGGCTCCATGCATCCGCGATCATTATAACGCAACCGATCACAGAACCCTCGATCGTTACTTTCTAAAAACCTTACCGGAATCAAACCGATAAGTTGAGAAGCACTAAACGAAAGCCTACGGCGGCGATATAATCTTATGGGAGGGCATTTTAACCGGGAGCATGAGAAATTTTACTCAACCCTATGGGATGGCCAAATATAGCCGTAATCCATAATCGAACTCCTTTTCATACATGCCATGACATACAGGCCCGACACATCTACAGAAGCGTTGGCCAATGGCCTCTGTACCTCGAGCACTGTAAACGTTAATCAGTATTTGGAAGTCCACAACCGAAAGCAAATAACGATGCAAAGTCAAAAAACTCAGATGACAATTTGGAGGCAACCAAATGCAACAAGAAAAAGACTAAAAGTTACATGCCATATGATACTTCATACTGATTCCCCAGAATCTTACTGGGCCCGATATAGCTATGTGGAAACTATATCATCGAACTTCGGGCGCTCGAGCGCGTCCTAAACATAGCACGGAGGTCTATGTCTATCCAGCAGCCACTACTCAAATGACCGGCGTCACGGACGGCGTCAGCCAACATGGGCTACCAAGATCGAATGAGAAAAACTCCTAGACATTGTCTATGATAAAAAACTCATTCATACCATATAGTTGAGAAGATTTTTATTTATTTATATCATAATCTGGAGGAAGCTCTCCGTTAAGCTTAGCTGCTCTTAATTCAGCACTCGCTTCACGATTCCTCTTTACAAACATCGTGGTTCCATGCTTTTCACGGTACGGAAGCTTTATTTGGCCAAGATCAGTTACACTATTTAACTCGGCCTTATTATACGTCTTTATTTTATCGCTATTATGTAGAGCGACATCAACGAAGCGACCTTCATTGATGATGTAATTGCCTGAAATCGAAGCAGACTCAAGATATGCACCAATCATACAACTCTTTTCATAAAGATTGATACAATTCGCTTTCTTCAAGACACAGTTCATTACTTTAGAACTACAACCAACTACGCTATCATATACAGTGGAGTCTTCAATGGTAGCGTCTTCCATAATAGCACTTTTCTTATCAATGATCGAATTTTTAACTTTTGCATTACCGGATACAAAGCCAAACCGAACGACCGAGTTCACGATCGTTGCATTACCACAAACAAAACCATTTGCTGCAAACACCCAACTCTTATCAGAATGAGTATTCGGAATTGCATTTTTATTTGACACAAATCCTCCTTGTGTTCCACAAGGAATGAATGTCCCATCCATAGCAACGAAATCTTCCTGTGCAACGATCGTATACAACTCTTTGGAAAATGACGTTGACTCAGCAGGAAGAAGCTTATATTTCGGCATTTTCAACACCCTTCTTTCACAATTCAATAGAATACCAGGTCTAAATTAAGTACCTGTATTTACTATGGTAGATAATCACTACTACAAACGGAAATTGAAAGAACCGTATGTAGTAGTGATTACCCATGTAGGATGTGGATGTGTTACCTGCGTTCTGATCGCTCAAAACAGAAAGGTTACTATGATGAGAGAAACTCATTGTATCTGTGTGCCCTTCATCCACTTAGGGCGGAAATAACTAAGAGAGGGAGGTTTAACCTTTCGCCTAATCCCATATGCGCCTTCAAAAACAGTACGAGGAACGCCACAGTAATTAGTCTTATACAGCCAGACCTGTGTCAGCCTGGCACTCCAACCTACCAAAGGATGCGTATACATCTGTCTCTCCGAGGAGTCCGCATTTACTCTTCTGACTGTTTTCGGAACCTCAAGGGTGTCTGCGAGAAAGACAGCCAACTCAGGCTATATACACCAAGCCCACGCGTCCCTATTATGAGCCATTATTTGTCACAATCCCCGTTTCCGGTAACTAAAGCCAGCTAAGCTATAGCGGATTATGGTCGGCTACACCCATCATAAAAGGGCAATAAGCGTTACATCTGTCGTCACGACAGTTGCTTCGGGATTTCACCGAATAAAAACCTTGCTTAGAATGAATTCTTTAATCCATTCTATCTCAATGTTAGAAGGTTGATTATTTATAAAAGATTCCATTCTAATTCCTGAGATTACGTTAGTGTAAGAAACTCAATAGAAAAGAAAGGTTGGAATGATATGAGCAACTATTTTCGTACGACATATTTTCCACATCATGATGATACATGGACGGGTGATTTTCATCCGAAATTCTACAAAGGAATTCCTGGTGCTACCATGGATGATTTTCTCACGCATATGGATTCACGATATGATGATGTGTATTCATACTTCTTTGAAGGAGTTGATGAAGACGGGATTGTTGACTGGATAGATAAGAATCTGGTCGAAGACTATCTCGATTACATCCAGTATTATTACTTCAAAGAACATGATTGCGTGAGAGCTCACCACAGAAGCAAATGCTGTTATCTTTGCAAGCATTTCATTTCCAATGGAAAAAATAGAAAATTCCTTGGAAGCTGCCTCTATGGACTTGAGAAACCGGATCAATTCCCTCGTCGTCATGTTGGAAACTATCACGCAAAGCATGGATTTGAGACATGCAAAAACTTTGAGATGAAGCAATATTATCTCGATAAAAGAGAAGCAAAATTAAAAAAATAAAAAAAAAATAACCGCTGCGGAAGATTTTATTCTATCCACAGCGGTTATTTTCACCAGAAGAATCTTCTAGCGAAATAGATCAGGGTGCCGATACCAGCGGCAATGATATCCATATAGTTCTCACGAACCCATTCACAGATGATATCCCATTGCGTCATAGATGCATCAAAGATGAGTCTGCGATACGGGTCGATCTGATAAATGCAATCAGAGTGAGAATCATAGTGGACGTCATAAGACTGGAAGTTATATCCAAATCCATCCGAACTAGCAACCTTCGTTTTACCTCTCAGTTTAACAAGCATGACATACTTGAACTGCGAGATATAGGCATTACCTCTTTTCGGAAGAAGGATATAGACCTGTCCATCCTCAGGATCATAGAAAAGATTATGCGAACGACCAACGCCATCCCATTGGATTTGGCTAGAGATATTCTTCGTCTTGCTGCGTGCTGCAACATCCAGATGGTAGTAATGCTTTACAGTATTTCCACTGTTTTGCTCAAGGCAAACTTCTCCGTCCTCATCATAGACCCAATAGAACTCACCAATCGTTTCTCCGAGAACGTTCGTATTATTGGAAATGCCATAGATATTATGGACTTTCCAATGTTTGATTTTTTCCGCTACCCGTTGGTCTTCACGAAATTTATGAGCCATTCGAGCTGCTTCTTTCCGCTGGCCTTCATGAAGCTCACGAGTCATTCGAGCTACTTCTTCTTCCTGATCCTTCGTAAGACCGGAATCGTAAACCTTCTTCGTAATATACCCATCTTCATGGGCCCGGTTTATAAGGCCTTCTGCAATACGAAGGTTCACGTCACTCATTGCAATTCCACCTTCGGAAGTTTTCTCAAATAAATCAGTCTTAGCTGCAAGCTCATCTTCAGACATATCTTCTTGATGCTCATCTTTGGATCCGTCGTTCACAGAAATACCAACCACAGTATTGCCATCACCACTAATCGTCTGTGTAATATTGATACTTTGAGCTTGGACGATATTATCACCACCAGTTTGTGTCTGGTTGATATTGATTACGTTACGGGTAGTACCCATAAGACGATGAATCATTCCATTACTTGTCATTCTATACACCTCCTAAAAGAAAAATAAGCCTGACTACGATTTATTCTATAGTCAGGCTTATATTATTTATTCCTCATCGTTGACTTCATCAATCACCGAATCAGAATCAGTGGAAATTGCATGGTCCTCGATGAACCGTTCCGTAGAAGTGGTCTTCTTGAAGTATGCGTCGATGTAAGAAGGAGCGTCCTTGATCGTAACCAAGTTGTCGCTCATCAACTGACGCTTGATGTCCTGTCCAGCAAAGCCAAGCAAAGGAGACTTATTGTGCTCGATTGCACGAGAGACTGTAAGAATCTTGTACTTACCAACCTCATCCTTCGTGAAATCAGGACGCTCAAAATCAACATCCGGATCCTTACGAATCAGACGGCTGATGATCAGCTCACCAGACAACGCAGTTGCACCAATCTTTGCATCAAGCAGAAGGTCGGTAAACTTCTGTGCCATCTCATGATAGTTGGACGTGACGTTCTGATCTGCTTTCGCCTTACTATTCAGAAGGCTCATCAGAGAGTACAGAGGCTTCGTCAACTCGTTGTTCATGATGACGATACTGAACAGAGTAGTCAGTTCGTTCATCTCAGAGAAACGAGCATAACCACGACCCTTACGAACGAGATCAATCAGATCATCCGTCAAGAACAGCTCACGGTCTTCATCCGTAGAAATCCAAATAGACTCATGAGTCTTCATGTTCTGCACATAGAAGCCACCGAGCACATAGCTGTTGAACGAAGAATCTTCATCCAACTCATCTGCTTTCTGAATGGAAGTAGGATCAATCCAAACTGCCCAGTCTTCAATATCAGGAATTGCATCATCCCCAATCTTCGGACTCACCTCACCACAGTACAGCTTAAAGAAACGATTAAATTCTTCAGAGAAGTTGATCTTCTCAGATACTGTGGTAAGCAGATGCTTTGCAGACAGAATCATCTGGTTCACAACCTTAGTGAACTCCTCAACTTCAAAGCCGACAACGCCAGCAGAAATATCGAAGTTCATCGTAGACGTACGACCAAAACAGACATGGCACACTTCATCATGGCACGAGCAAGTGATCGGGCTACGGAAATTAACCCAGGTACCAATCAACTGCGTATCCTTTCTTGCATTCACAAGACGGATTTCGCCATTTGCATCAACGTAGTACCGGTTGTTATACTTCTGAAGCATCTGAGGAGTTTTGATATAAATCTTCAGATAATGCTTCGTTCCACAATCCGACACAGTCTTGGACAGAGACAAAGTGCGTGCCAGCAGAAGCACAAGCTTGCCGAAATAGCCAGCGTTTCCCATGACCTTCTTATTCATAATCAGAGATTTGCGAGCACCCAATGCATCAATGTAATGAGAGCTCGGTTTATCCAGACCACGAATCAAAGTAGAAGAGTTGATAGGAAGCGGAATAGTGATACCAGCAAGGTCAGGCTTCAAGCCCATATGAGCAGTAAACTCAACGAGCTGCTTGTGCTTAATACCCGTATCTGCACGAAGAATCGTACCAACGGGATCATCCTTCCGAGATTTGATCTCAGCGATCAATCTCTTCTGAATGTCAGCCAGAGAATCTTCAATCTCGCTCGGCTGCATGTCAAGCGGGAATCTGGTTTCCATCAGATTACGAAGAACAGGATCATCACGATACCAATGCAGGAACGTTTCACTGGACATCGTCAGACCCATAATCAGAGAGAAATTGATCGAAATGCTCCGCAGATCGTGAAGCACATTCGAAATAGAGTTGTTGACTGTGGTATTTCGTACACTGTAATCTCTCAGTGCAGTGACGATTTTCTGATCAATGTAGTCCTTCAAATGAGGAACTTCATTCCAGCAGTCAAAGATATAATTTTCATCCATCTCGAAATCCGTGTCATACAGATTCACGAGAGGATGCCACATGAAAAGATTGATGAGAAAATGACGCAATTGAAGCGTATGAATCTTCTCATCACGGTTCTCTTTATAAAACTTGAAAGACACCATATACTCACGGCAGTCCTTCTTCTCGAAACATCCCTTTACGATCGTATAGATCTGGTCAACCAGCGCACTATAATCTTCGTCGCACCTCATATAGTCGTTGATGAAATAAATCGGACGCAAGAACGTCTTCAATTCTTCAACGTCATGAATTTCAGGGACAATGCTGTTGCTACTCATAAATTCACTTCAGTCCTTTCGATGATTTCTCATGGGTTATGTGTCTGTAACCTAACCCATTCTTTTCTAATAAATACATACTACATATTATAAGCCTCCTTTAATAAGCATCGAATATATAATATATAATCATAAAGAATTATAAGATAGAACAAATAAGTATCGCTTAGATAGGCGATAAGATAAGTATATACTATGCGTCACCGTGGTGGAATTTGGCAGACACGCTACTTTGAGGTGGTAGTCCGTTTATCATGGGTCCCGGTTCAAGCCCGGGCGGTGACACCATATGCTAGATTAGCTCAGTTGGCAGAGCGATTGATTTGTAATCAATAGGTTCCTAGGGTTCGAGCCCCTAATCTAGCTCCAAAAGTATCCATTCAGTACAGGATATTGGATGGATATTTTATCATGCTCTTTTAGCTCAGTCGGTTAGAGCAGTGGACTGTTAATCCACGTGTCATTTGTTCGAATCAAATAAAGAGCGCTTATATGCTGGTATGCCCGAGTTGGTTTATGAGGACAGTCTTGAAAACTGTTGAGGGTAACACCTCCCTGAGTTCGAATCTCAGTACCAGCGTTTTTTGATATCACCGTGACAGTAATCTTCATTGTTGTGTCATGGATTGGACATATATTTGGCCTCCTAAAAATCAGATGCTACACCTACCATATCTTCTGCTTGACCTGGATATGGTAGGTGCTAGTATCGCGTATAATGAGGCGTAGGCCAATGGTAAGCCAGTGTTCTTTGAAAGCACTGAATCCGGATCGTAACCGGGCGCCTCAGCCAATAAACAAACGTAATATACCCTATACTGGATGAAATACTCGCAGTATAGGGTATATTATTCTGCTAAGAGGTTCACAAACACTTAACGACGTTTCACTATTATTCTTACCAAAGAAAGGAAATGTAAACTTATGATGTACGTTGCTAACTTCCAAAGAATCAGTGATCATGCATGGGATGAAATTCGTCGTAATACGGAAGACGGATATGAGCGTCTTTGCCGTTACGATGAAATCAAACTTCCTACCCGTGCAACGAAGGACAGTGCAGGATTCGACTTCTACATTACCGAAGACATCTCCCTGAAGAGCGGTAAATCTGCTGTCATCAACACTGGCGTTCGTTGTAAGATTGATCCGGGTTGGATGTTGATGCTGTGCCCTAAGAGTGGGCTCGGATTTAAGTTCCACATGAGTCTTGCAAATACCGTAGGAATCGTGGATGGCGATTATTATAACACGCATTGTGAAGGTCCTTCTGATGAGGGTCATATCATGGTGAAGATCTATAATGGCGGAGAGAAAGAAATCAACCTGAAGAAGGGCGATAAGTTCTGCCAAGGTATCTTCCTCCAGTATGGTCTTGCATATACTACAGATACTGAGTATGTGACTCGAAATGGTGGTTTTGGCTCTACTGGCCGATAAGGAGGAACTCCTATGAAAAAAGAAAAAGGATATGAAAACAGGCGGCCTTGCTATTGCGGGTTTTCGGAGTGCATGTTTCACGATCAGGGAACCGTAGACGATGACGGTATGGTTGGTATTGAAATGTGCCGTCTCGGCATGTATGAGATCCCTGAAAATGAAATCAAGAATGCTTGTCTTCACGGATACATCTACGGGAAATGCCCGTTCTACGTTGATTGGGTGAATTCTCTTACTAAGAATAAGCTCACGATGGCTGGTATGCGAAATGCATGTCAGGTTCTCCTTGCTCGAATCAAAGATCATCCTGATGATTTTATCACGCAGTTCCTTGGGGTTAAAGTGAATTTCGCTGAGAAGATCATATTAAAGCATCTTGCCAATAAAGCTTTGGATAAAAAATATAACGACTTTATTGCAAATAGTAGAAAAAAGGGAGAAGACCATGACCAATCAAAATAATCAGCCGGAACTCATTCCTACTACTTGTCTGTGTGATGAATGTCTTTTCCATATCAAACGGAAGAATGACGGTCATCAATATTGCAAGTATAATCTTTATCCATATAGAGTGGATAATATCGAATCTACTCTGTCCTATCATCGTTGTGCAGAATGCCCTCTTTACATCAACCGAAATAAAGAAGCCCACGATGATCGTAGCGCTCGTCGTCTCCGTTCTTACACCACAAAGCTTCTGGAACGTATCAAGAAGCGCCCTGATGACTTTGCTATTCAGTTTCTTGGATTTGAGGATTTCCCGAAGGAACCTCCTAAGTCTCTGAACTGCATCGAACTCTATTTCTACAAAAGGATTCAAAAGAAGAATCCTCATCCGAAAAAATAAAAGAAAGCACCAATGAAGATTTATTTTACTTCATTGGTGCTTTCTATCACAGTGCAATTGCAACGACAATAAGAGCAAGAGTTGCAAACGGATGCTTTGCCATGGTACGAAGAATTGCTTTGATAACTGATGAAAGTTGATTACAGAATCCAATAATTGCAGAATTCTTCATGGAGAAAAGACTTGCATCCTTATCACTCAGATCGACATAGGAGGTTCCCATATCTCGCTTATGATATTCGCTCTTCATGTCAGAGATCATTTTATCTCCATATGCATGAGCCATCTGCAAGTTCTTTTTATAGTTCTGGGCTTCATCTTCTGTCATATGAATTGCAGAATTCACAGAGACAGAAAGTTTCCACTGCTCTTCATCTGTCAGCTTATAGTTGAAATCAGCAAGATCGTTCTGCATCTTATCTCGCCACTCTTCATACTCTTCAAATGACTTAAATTCCCGAGCACTCATCTTCTTAATCTCAGCCGTATACCGGTCGATAAAGTCAGTATAAAACTTCTTATACTTGGCCATATCGAAGATGCTGATATTATGATTGAGAAGCTCAGAACGATCTTTTGCCATGACAGACTTGATTTCTGCAAGACGCTCATTCAGCTTCTTTGCTTCAATTCGAGCACTTACTTCAGCAATCAAGTTGGTTGTAAAATCCGACAGGGCATCCAGAATCTTCTGAATCGCTGTGATAAACGCTTCACGAAGATCTTCAGCATCTTCAGTGTATATTGACATATAGTCAAAGTCATCACAGTGCTCATAATATGAAATCAGGAACTGTGAATTCGCAGATTCAAATTCTGCAACAGCTTTTTCGCAATCCAGATCAAATTTCTTTGAACTGATCAAATATGCATTCATCTTGATCATCTCCTTTACTATAGAGTTACTAGAGGCTTAATGGTTTGTTTTCTGGCCATATGCTTACAAAAAATAACCAGCACACGTTTTTGAGTTCGTGTGCTGGTTATTATTACCACAGATTACCAGTTGTTGCTGTTGTGATCAGCCAACTGACGGTTGACCTTTTCCATGAAGCTGACGGTGAGCGAGAACAGATATCCCGCCTCATTGTTACGCATGTCCTTGATGCTCATGGAGATGTTGCTGTCGAGATCAATCTGATATGCGATATCAGATGCAGGGTCGGTGAAGATCACCAGCTTATCAGACAGCGTCTTGTTCTGAGAACGCAGAGTGACCTTCTTGCCTCTCACATTGCGTTCCTTGTTGGAAGAACGGAGCTTCGAGATAGGGTCGATGCCGAGGATGAGCATTGCAGTGCCATCCTTCATCATCCACACCTGGCTCAGAGCGTAGCGCTCAACGTCGTTGTACTTTTCGGTTAATAACATAATACTTTCTCCTTTGTGTTTTTATAGGTTAAGAGAATCCGTTCAGGCGTTTCTTCCATTCCGGATGCTCATCGAAACATCTGCGTGCAGCTAGATCATGCAGCGCTAAGATATCGTTTGTATAGAAATAGGTAAAGAGAGCGTAATACTTATCTTCATCATTTCTAAGGATGGGATATTTCTTTCTCTTGTAGAACTTCTGTTTCCAATGTCCACAAGTATACTGAGTCTGGAGATCCATCATCTCAATTTCGGTACCAGATACGATAAAGAGACGCTTCTTTGGAATAGACAAAACCAATACACAGGCATCATCGTCGGTCAATTCTGTATCATGATACCAATCACATGTGAACTGGTTATCAACAGGTCTACCAACGATTCCAATGAACGGGAACGGATATACTACCTCAGGATCAACAGGTCGCCGAATTGGATGACTGAGATTGTGAAGGAGCTGTCTTACATCCACGTAGCAATAATGCGGCAATCGCTTAGGTCCTTCCGGCTTCACAGGATTATAGTAACGATGAAAGAATTCTCTAGAATTACCAGTACTGAATCGCTGTGGAACATCTGGATCACCTAGAGAAGACATTACTGCGTCTTGCATTTTCTTAGAAACCGGTAGATACACAATCACTCGGTTTGTATGCTTCCACCACATACCGAGATAAAATCCAAGACAGATTGCAAGGAAAATCAATATTGCATGGAAAATCACTGAGATCACTTCCTTTCTTCGTATTAGAAATACGTTGAAAGGTCACTCTCAATCAAAAATCCCAGTCCAATCCGGATCATCGCTGGTAGCGATGTCATGGATCATTTCGTAAGAATACGACTTATCTCCTTTCACAAAATAAGTACCACCGTAGTTATCACAGTGGACTTCATAGCCAGCAGAACGCATCTCGTCCGTCAGATGCTCCTTTGCAAGTGTAGCCAAATCGCGACCATACTTCCAATTCTTATAAAGAGCAACTCCAGCCGATCCAAGAATCACTGCGGTTCCAATAGAGTACACATTCCACGTAATCATAGCATTTTTACCTCTCTACGCATTCCAAGATTTAAATTCGTATTCCCAGTAGTAATCACTCTTCATATTCCGATTATTCAGAACGACTTGATATGCATTATGAAAAGTGATCTTAAAATGACGCTTACTGATCCACATCCAATTGGAGTTCTCATATCTGAGTTTCCAGCCGTAGAATTTCAGGTACTTATAGAGATAATAGTACGCATAGTATCTGTGGTAGTTTCGTCCTCCAATCTCTTTATCTTTACCGGATTCAACATCTAACCAGAGATAATACCAGTCTCCGTCAGATAAATCTTTATACCGCTCACCTTCATCTCTGCGGAACGCATACTTGACCCAAATATCAAAAATCGGATCAATGAGAAGCAATGATAGAGCACAGAGGAACAGGAGAGCTGCTGAGATGAATATAAGGAGTCTTCCAAAATCGTATGATGTCATTTTTCAAACTCCTCAAGCATTTTATTTAACTCAGAAAAGGAAAGACCATGATCAAGATCCAGAATCCATTTACGCAAATACCGGTAAGTCATGCATTTCCCAGTCGGACTAATCCATCTGAGAGTGAAAAACGAACCTTTCTGGGTCCATCCTTCACGATCCTTGAGATATAGGCTGGTATATTTCATGACGTCTCCATCCTTCGACGTGTAACCCATGTATTCGAGAACTGTCGGAGCAATGAATTTACCAATGATTGCACCAATGATAAAACCAATGAGCATCGAGTATAAACCTGTCATTTGTCTTCGCTTCCTTTCTTCTTTATTTCCTCTTTGATAAAGTTATCCATCTCCTCAAAGGCAAGTCTCTCAGGAATAACTTCATCGCCTTTCGTATAATAGACATTGCCGTGCTTTATGAAATATTTGTAGCCCTTTCTCTCCATAAAATCACAGAAAGACAATCTCGCTGTGACCATCAAGAGATACTTTTTCAATCCCATCCTATGGACGTTGATAATGACCGCAATAAGAATCAGGATACCTTTCAAAATCTTACTCAAAATCCAAAGAGCGGCCCAAGCACATGCTACAACGAACATGAGCCTGAGCCATGATGGTGCCGTGCGGTATCCATTCATGACCAGGTTAATCATAATTTTAATCATCCTTTCTCGTTTTACACGCGTTAGTCCACATCCTACTGAGCAACGTTAGTAGTGAACTGACTAAAGCTCACCAAGTGCGAGGTTGTAAACACTTGGTGAGCTTATCATTTAAATTCTGCTAAGGAAGAACAGAAGTTCATCCGAGATCGTATCCTCATCATAAACGATGGGAGTACCAAGGAGTTCTTCCTCTTCCCACACAACGTAAGTAAACGACGTGTTGATAAACTTAGACAGAATCTCCATGATGTAATCGGGCTTAATCGAGATCAACTGAGAGTATTTTCCCTCACACATCTTCTGGTACAACGCAGTATTCCGAACTTTCTCCACGAACTTATTCTTGCGAATCTGTCGGGTATTCACAGTACCGGAAACATTACCAGAAAGAATATAGGGAAGTGCGCAAGTCTCAATAGATCCAGATCCATCGTAACCTGCCGTGTCAAACAACCGTTTCTTCAGAATCAGCATGAGAATGATATACTGGCGACGATTAATAAGCTCCATGTTCATGTAACCACCGAAATACTTTGCCCAGTAAGCACATACAAGCTGAACCTGCAACTGATGCATGTTGTGGTTCTTGATGTAATACTGGATTTCGTTCTCGGAGATTTCGAAATCGTTGTCTTTCATGATACGTGCCATGGTCGTCGCGATATTCATCTCAGACAAGAAGACACGGCCTTCGTCGATTTTGCTAAGATTCATTTCCATCTTATCATTACCGGAAAGGCCATCCGTATTCTTTGCAGAGGTGACTTCAGTCAGATTCTTCGCATACTGCTCTTTCAGGAAATAGACCAGCTGATACTTGATGATCGTCTTGTTAAAGCCAATGATGTTCTCCCGATATTTCTTGGTCTTCGGGTTGTAATGCTCATTGAACTGGTACTTGACGATGTTCTCGCTGATCAGAACCTTACGCAGGAAAGAGTTCATCACGGTGTACTCATCGTAGCCAAGGATATCTCTTTGATCAAAAATTACGGAGTTATGAGATTTATTCTCAAGCACCTTCGCCTTGACATAGACAAAGAGCTTGTTGTAAATATTCATATCTCCTTCATTAAAGATATCGAAGAGCTTAGCATAGAAGTTGTAGATCGTGTCGGAATCTCTTTCCGGCTTCATCCGGTTGACAGAGAAGAAGTGGAACATCACAGGGGCAATCAACTTCATACCAAAACTGATACGAAGAAGAACCTTCACATGAATGTTACGGAATTCAAGACTCTCCAGATGCTTCTTGGCATCCTTCAAATACTTTGAATTATCCGTCGCTTCGATGTCGTCCAGATAGTTGTCTTCCACAAGCTGTTTAATCTTTTCAATGACCGTCGGAGTAAAGAGGATCTCGTAGATCAGACTAATCAGCTGAGGCATGTTGTCTTGGGTAAAGCGCTTAATTTCTTCACCATTCTCGTTCTCACCACAGGTTTCTTTATCAATTGCGTACTTCAACTTCAGTAAGGCTAATGGAACCTCATGATCGGTATCGTACTTTTCAATGAAGTAATTAAGGTAAGTAGCGATGGTGGGAAGCTGACTTCCATAGGAGACTTTATCGACAAAGAATCTATCATAGACAGACATCTTCTCTTCTGGCTTATACAGCTTCTCGAAGTGGAAGATGAAAATTTTTCCGTCCGCTTCCGCATACAGATTCGATTTGTCGCGCTTGGGTTTCCATTGGGTAATCTCCGCTTTGGGAGCCGTAGCTTCCGTCCACTCAGACTTCGGTCTTGTCGCACCACGAGACCGAGTAGGAGTGGAAACTGCTTGGGTAGTTTTGCTGTTGTCGGTTTCCATTAGATAACTAACTCCTCTCAAAAATCAGTTATACTAACGTGCTCAGAGATATAACATATCATTCAAAAGCACGATGTATATTTTTACTTTTTCTTTGCGGTGGATTTCGTTGCACGCTTCTTCGGGTTAGGCTTGACTCTAACCGTACGAGAAATTTCAGAAGTGGAATTTTTTGCTCGAATGATTTTCGGTTCATCTGATTCAGACGTCGCCAGTCGAGCAACTTTCTTCTCAAGAGAGTCTTTCTTCTGAAGCTGTTTCTGATAGAGCTTATTACGAGACTCAAGTTTATGACGCTCTGTAATACTAAGCTTTCGATCTTTCCGCATTTCCTGCTTAATAGATCCTTCAAGATTCGTAACTTGACGAGAAATCTCAGAATCTTCAAAACTGGAAATGGAAGATACAAACTGATCAAACTTTGGACGCTTCCAATGGATCAAACCAATCTTGCTCATATAATCAAGTTTGTGGTCCTGAAGATATCGGCAAGCATAGTAGATACTAGAATCATAATAAAGATCATAGTTCTTATTTGCTTTATCCGGAAGCGTATCCAAAACACCAGCGGTAAATTTATACTGCAAGGTTTCGATTAAGTATCCTTGCAACTTATAAAGTGCAGCATACTTATAAACGAAACCAGGACTATTTGAGAAAAACTGAACCCAATACTCATTCAACGACGTAGCTTTCGCCTTATGGTCATCCGGAGGAGTAAACTGGATAACTACGTCATATGAATAATTTCCCTTATTGCTTTCAGAGGGAACTTTCACAAGAATGAAGTAATCTTTTTCAACTTCGCATACTGCTGCGATTTTGATTCGATTCATCTTCTTGTATGCTTGATAACGGTCTTCATATCGAAGTTGCCGTTGATTATTTTGCTGATAAAACGGAGCAACCAAAAACTGCTCCAAGGTTTGAGTTGATACAGTTAACGATTCCATATTATCATCACCTTTCTAATAAAAATATAGACGAGATAACAATAAATAGTTTAATCGGTTGTCATTGGATCAATGAAAAAATAAAGAGTGAGTATTCATACTGTTCATGAATACTCACTCTTTAAAAAGTCCTTAGCAGAGAACCATTTGGTTACCAGTAATCAGCAGAGCCAGCAAATCAACGGTTGCATTCAGAACCTCACGATCTGTCTCTGTAGAATTGATAACGTCACTGGTGAAATGACCAGTAGTAACATCGAGGACAACACCATTCTCTCGAGAATAACGATCCACAAATGCTACGACCGAGTAGTGGACATCACCAGTTGACGAAGCGTCATCGTCGAGAGTAGAGAAAACCTTATTTGCCTTATCACGATCGGCATAAATCTTACGATGCGTTTTCTCATCGCAATAGATGACACACTTTTCATCTGTGCCTCTCCAGAACTCCGATACGTTGATAGTAGCATCGGAAGGATAGATGCTATTAACGATCGTATCATAGGCAGTAAGATATCCAGATGCCAGGATATTCAGGATATCATAGTAGAGCTCCTCATCATCACTGCAATTCTTCGACAGCGGACGCTTCTTCATCAGAGTGTCGATAGCATCCAGCAGACTGACATTACAGCCAAGGACAACACCGTTGTTGAATGCCGATGCTGCTGCCTTCACAGCGTCATCCACAGAATCTTTCAGATAACCCTGAGACATCTGAGAAGCAGCGCCAACTTCGATCACACCAGTCTTAAGACTGAGTGCGTTCAGACGCTGCTGCTTTTCGACGATAGACAGACTGAAAGATCCAATCATCTCAAGCTTGTGCTGTGCTTCAGCAAGCTCGGACTTAGCCACTCGCACAGTCGTCTCATACACATTCGGATCATAGTAAAATCCTGCAAAAATAGACTCCTTCATACCGAGAGTAGCCTTTTCGCAATAACCCACCCGAACCAGATTCGTAGCACCGTTCATGAAGATGGTATTCTTATCAATCGTCTCATCATACGTTGCAAGACGAAGTGCAATACCATTCGGATCAGCAGGAGTAGGATTCGGAACCATCACGGCGATATTAGAACCTGGAATATTACGATTATCCAGATCAAACTGCTTATAGATATCCGGATCCTTTTCCAGAGCTTCCAGAATCTGATCCTTCACCACACGAGTGATAACCGGAGTATTCAGAAGCATAGCCAGATCGTTCAGCAAAGTACGCGCACGCGCATTTGTCTTATTACAGACAAGCAGAACCAGAGAGATGGAACCGTGCTGCTTCAGATCCTCGAGAAGATCACGACGGATCGGGCCGCCAAGTGCAACATCATCGTACCAAGGAGCAATACATGCCAGCTTACGACCACGCTGCTTGGAAGCTTCACACAGAGGCTTCAGAATCTTATCGTAGACATCCTGATCGACCTTATTGTCAAACACGATGTAATCCATAGGACCTGCACTCATGGTATTATCATCGTTATTGATATAAGACTGATCAGTCAGAGACGTATCAATCTTATAGCCATCAATGGTATATGCATGAGTAGAGCCATCCTTGGAATTTGCAACAGAAATTGCAGGGAACTGAAGCTCACGGTAAAGATCAGAGATCATATTGGTAATCTCTTCATTACCATTGGAAGAAACGTAAACGACCTTCTTGATGTTATCGGCCAGGACATCAGGATCGTCAGACTGAATGGAAATTGCTCGCTTATTCAGCTCTTCAATCACATCGTCCTTCACACGATTCATCATCTTCATGATCTCACGAGGAAGTGCTCGATTGAGAGAGCAATCGGACATCTGCTTACGCAGCCGATAAGACTCATAGACACCACGAGTTGCGACAACTGCAGTCGTAGTACCGTCACCAACAGTGAAGTTCAGACGATCACAGATTGTAGACATCATATTCTTGATGGTATGATCAATCTTCGTATTGAACTCCAGATACTTCATGATGGAATAACCATCTTTTGTATTGAAGAAAGTAGACTGGGTAGAAGAAGGGACAACGATAAACGTACCAGCACCAGCAGGGCCAAAAGACATGACCAGCTTTTCCCAAATGGTATTAAATACCTGGCCGACACGCTTATCGAATTCATCTTTGGAATAGACGTTGATCAAAGGCTCACGATCGAGATCGCTTCGACCAAAATCCATATCATCGGTAGTTTTCATATTACTTACCTCCTGTTTTATAAGTTAATTTTGTGTCATCACGTTGATTAATTACTCTACTGGATCTTTGTAGGTGTTTCGATTGATTGTATCAATAGATCCGTTATCATGCTCGTCTGTACTACATGCTCTCGCATATGCAAGCTTAAATGCATATTTTTTCCATAGCTCGGTAAAATCAATCTTGTAGTCTTTCATATTCTTTTTATTATACCGATACTCAATCGGAAGAACGATAGAAGACAAATGAAGGACTTTATTTTCTTCCATCTTATGAATGAGATCAATATTAGATAAGAAGTACGTAGAATTTGCACCAGCCTTTTTACATACTTCATCGAAATCATCCATGAAAGTAAAATCAATCCCAAGTTCTCGTTTTAAGTCTTCTTTCGGCCATGGCGTTTTGAAAGGGCAGTAAACGAGAACATCTTTCACTGGGTGCTTCTTGCTCTTTAAAAATCTCAGCATATACTGAGTGCAAAGCAAATTGCAATTTGAATAGAATTTCTCCGAGATAAGCATTTGATCCATAATCAGTCCATCTAAGAATTCTTCTGATACTTTCTCTGGATCTCGATTTAGATCAATGAGGAAATTCTGGTGCTTCCGATTCACATACCACTCATACAGAGAAGCAAGATCAAATGATTCAATTTCTTCTAGACGAAGGATTGGACGAAGTTTCTCATTCTTCTGAATATACTGAAGAAGAACGAAATAAGGCGATTTAATAAAATCAAGATATTCAATCACCAAATAATCTGCATTGTAGAAAATCGTTTCTGTCTGTGCCATAAACTCATTCCTTTCTATGAAATAAAATAGGCCACCACAGCACTACTTATATAGAGTGTGTGGTGGCCTAATTAGTTATCGTAACGAATTAGAAAGGCAGATCCTCTGCACTAAATGCAGAATTAGCCGAAGGGGAAGTGGAAGGAACATCAGAAGACTGTGCATTATTACCAGTCTGGAGACCATTGCCCCAGCTGTTAAAGAATGCATTGGACTGAGTGGAGACACCAAAGATGTCGTTGATATTCTTCAGAGCATTGTAGAAGAACATGAACTCGGCCTCAGTAGCCTTCACAGTGCCATTGCCGGTATTGGGATCGTAATCCAGAACAACCTTGGTCTTGTTGAACTTGTAGATGTAACGGTTCGAAGGATCGCAAGTGTTATCCTGATTTGCGCTGACATAGCCGATGAAGTAGAGAGTAGGAACACCCTTGTCATCCTTTGCATACTGGATGACAATGATAGCATTCTTATTGCCCATCTTCATAGCAACGTTGACAGGCTTCTCCAGATCCTCGCCAGCTTCCACCTTCTTGATGACGGGAACGATATGCTCGTCAATAAGCTGAGTCAGACCCAGAGCCTTCTGTGCAGTGATTGCAGTAGAGAAGCTACGGTTCCGATCATACTGACGAATACCATCCTCGTTGGTACCACTGCAAGGATTCAGACGAATGGAAATCATATCATTCCAATAGGTCATGCCCATCGAAGCAGTGTCGCCATAAAAAGTTTTGATGTTAGTAGAAACGTTTTTGCGATTAGTGTTAGAATTGTAAGGCATAATAATATTCTCCTTTGTGTTTCAAAATTACGTATGTGTAAGTCGGACGATATGAAATCATTTAGTCCTTTTTCTTAGAGTACTTCTTCAGAATCTTTCTTCTGACCTTAGCTTCAACCTCATAAAGGAAGGCTGAATAATCGGTAAGGTCAAAATAACAAGGTACAAAATTACCTGTAAGAACCAACTTATCAAATTTCTCTTTCACAAACTCAGTCTCAAGGCAAGGAGACTCTCTGTCATCACACAGATCAAAGAATGCGTCAATGTCCATATCAAAGTCCATCGTATCATGGATAACGTCTCCCATATGGCCAAGGACATAAAGATCAGCAGGATCATCCACATATTTCTTCATAGAATTTGTGGTAACATCCTCATCCGGATCATCTGCTTGTGCATAAGAATCGTGATGATCTTCAATGAAATTCATCACAGCAGAAGTAATATTTTTCTTGCAGTTTGTCAAGAAGAATCGGTACACGTAATGGATGATGTCGTCCTGCTCAGACTCACTCATATCCCAGAAATCCACTACTCCAATACCGAGTTTCTTTTCAAACATTGTGAGCATGAAAGAATAGAATCCATCTCTCAGCTTTGTAAGATTATCCATCTCTTCGTCTTCATACACATTGACATTCTCTCTCGAGAATTTGTATTTATTGATGAAGGTATCGACGTAATCTTTCTTTGTATAGTCGATAGGATTCTTAAACTGCTTCTTGATACTCTCCTGAATCAGATTAATGGGAGCTTCCGAAAGAAACTCCTCTGAGCTAATATCATTGGGAGTATATCCATAACCAGTTTCAAACATGGGAATCTTCCTTTCTCTTTTATTTTTAATAGCTAATAGTTAGAATCAGAATCTAACTATATTTGAGAACTTACCAGTCTTTCGATTAGCAGTCTTATAGTTTTTACCAACCGTAGGAATATCGACACCGAAAATATCAAGAACGCCCTTAAAAGGAGCAAGGGTGTTACCGATCACAGTCTGTACATCAATATACGGCTGGCACCAGTCCGGAATCTTATGACCGGAAGGAATTGCAATAATCTGAAGTCCCTTATCCGAAATCTGCTTATCTGGAGAATGGAATACATTTCTCATCAAAGCATCATATACTTCAGGATAAGTATTCTGCAAATCCTTAATATCATTTTCCGTAAAAGTAGTAAGCTTTAAGATACTGACCTTCGACGGATACTGAATCTCATCGTCAGGATATACAGCATTCCAAGCAATTGCTCCACGGAACGCTTGCTGAGAATACGGATTCGCATATGCTTCTTTCTCTTTTGCAGATGCAAGAGTAAGGTAAGTAATCTCACCGTGACGAAGAGAATTCAAGATATCATCTTCAAACTTTTTCAGTTCATACAGAATGCCTGACACATCCGGAACGACAGACTCAAGAATATACTGACGAACGATATTGTCGAATCTCTTATTCGCAGTTTCTGCCGTACCAGCTTTCATATAATCAAAACCTTTTGTGTCCTGCTTATATGGATGGAACATGTTACCTTCACGAAGCTTCATGGCAGAAATATAGCGCTTCTTCTTCTTACCAACAACTAGCTTCTGGAAATAGAACTCATTCTTCATATTAAAAATCGGACGATAATCATCCGGGATATAAGAATGAAGTCCATACTCATTCAGAGTATGCTGGACAGCAGCAGTGATATAATAAGTCAGTGTGTTGACACAGATAAACTTATTATTCTCAGCACTTCTACCATAAGAAGAATTCCTGAGAATTGTACGATTACAAAAATTTACCCATTCGTCAATATTCAGAATATTAGAATCCGTATCGACGATGCAAACCGTTCTTCTCATAAAATACTTCAGCCGATGAATTCGATCAATCGACATGAACGGAATGTAAACGTACTTCATGTAAAGGTCTTTCAGCTTATCCAAAATCTCTTTGATTGAATCAGGAGGAGAATTCGGATTCAGGAAGTACTGGATATTGACATACTCATTGTATGCTTTGACCCTATCGTGTTCCTGACCTTTCGTAAACTTCGAACGAAGCTCTTCAGGAATATCCTCGTATTTTTCTGCATAGGGAAGATTCTTAACTCCAGCGAAAAGATCATCATAGAGATCAAGAACTTTCTCATGTGCTTCGGTAAACTCGAGGAAGTTATTCTTATAATAAATCTTGGTCACGTCATCGTCACTGAGATTCGATACCATCTCAATGACTCCATCTTGCCAAGACGCTTCATAAGTATCCTCGTAAAACATTCCAAGCAGTCGGCTGATAAGCTGAGAACGAGTGACTCGTTTCATCCACTTCGGAATATTATAATCCTGCTTCAGAATTTCGTTGACGTAATGATAGCATTCATTATCATCAATGAACTTATAGTTATTTACAAGATAGCCCTCGAAAAGAGTTTCTGTAGTAGAAATAACTGACTGTGCTGTTCCAGTAGTCGCAGGACCAGACCACTTAGAATAGAATGCAGACTGTGGCATACCAGAGCCACCATAATAGGAATTCGCCAAGCGCTTCACGTTACCCTGAAGACGATCCAGATCTTTGTATTCATCAGACTGATCATCTTCAATCTGGAACATTTTCTTCTTGACTGCTTTACGCTCAACAAGGAAGCTGTTAACCATGTCTGCAATCGGGTTAATAGCTTCCAATTGATTCTTATAAAAAGTAGCATTACCAGCAACCACAGGCTTCCGTTTCAGTACCCAATCGAGTACAGAGATTGCGCTTGCTTGCTTATGCTCATGTGTGTAGTTATTATCCAATTCAACATCTGGATTGTACATTTGCTCCAGAAGCATTTTATCAAGTACTTCGTCAATTTCGCTCTTTTTCCAATCCGGATTAAGACGCTTCATATTGACGATCATTTCCTCTTTCCATTGCTTAATGAAAACACTTTTGGAAAGAGTTTCTTTATTCAATCTTGGCATCCATATCAGTCCTTTCCTAAGTATAAGATACCATTTTCTTAAACTAAAGTAAACGACAATCTGAATAATCAGTGGCCCTAGAAAGACTACTATAAAAACAGTAGTGTAATGACTTAACCGTCTTTACACTAATAAAGAAAGGATGAATCTCATGTCAAAGTTTACTGAACTGATGAGCAAGCCTCTGCAGTCAGCTCTTGGCTCTGATGACGCATTTACTCTCGAAGGCTTTGGCTGCGAAGAGGGTGGCGATATCTGTGATCCCAGCGAGCCGTTTGGCACTGACCCCACAACTCCCGTCACTGCTCCAGATGCTTCCACTCCTGTTGATCAGGTGAAGGCAAACGTCGCAAAGGCAATGACTTCTTCTGATACAGAGATGCAGGATCCCCCTCCGCTGACTCCCGAGCAGGATCAGCATGTCGATGATGTCATGACTACTGTCCTGACTCCTATGCTGCTGAAGGAGAATATGACTGAGTCTGAGTTCACTGAGTTTGTGAACTCCGATGAGTTCGATACTCTGCGTGATGAGGGCTTCATGACTGAGCGTACCATCGTGAAGTTCGATAAGCACGCTCGTAAGGCTCAGCTGTATGAGGTTGCTATTCGTGCATGCGCTATGGAGCACCATGATCCGCTGTGGCGTAAGCTGGAGACTGTCTACAAGATGGAGCGTATCCTGAAGGCTAAGCTTCGTATCAAGTATCATGCTCAGGCCAGCCGCAAGGTCAAGGAGTATCTGCGTAAGGCTCAGAAGTCTAAGTCTGGCATCCTCTCACGGATCGCCAGCAAGTTCTTCCACAAGAAGTAACTTCTATGGAATAATTGGAATGAACCGATGTCCGGGTTTAAATTACTCAGACATCGGTTCATTCCATGTTTTGAAAAAAGTAAGGAGAGCACAAAGTTAAGAGAAAATTTAAGACTAATTATGTTTATATATTATATATTTGTATTAACCAGGCGACATAAAATTTAATGCGCCTGGGTTTAGGAGGTGAATCATTATGAAGTATGACCAGGCAGTTCTTGATCGCATGGCTGATAGCTATGATAAGTATCTCTATTTTCTGAAGAGGTATATCGTGCTTGAAGGGCTCGATGAAAAGCTCTATAAGAAGCACGTGAAAAGGATCAAGAAGATGATTAAGCATCTACGTAATGGAGAAGGAGACAAAGTTCTCATTCCAGAACGTTATCTTGCTTATGTCGAGAAGTACGGAAAGTAAAGAAACGCTGATGGAGGACAAAGTACATGGAAAGGAAAAAGTCGTATAATTTTCCGATTCAACTTGCGTTCCAGGATAAGATTTACTCTATTAAGGGTTACATCGCTGATGATACGCAGTATATCGACGGAAAAGGATACATCGACGAAGACGATGGGCAGATTTATATCTGCTCCACGAAAAAGGACAGTGTCCGTCCTATCATCCCAACCGTCTATATCATAGACGGGCACATGACGAAGGTTCTTACTCCGAATGAGAAGACAAACGAAGCCTTCTCTGTCGGGCATACCTTCGAAATTACGTTGCCGAAGATTGAGGCAACCACGGCAAAGAACGAGGTATTGTATTCGGAAGAAGCATTGATGGATATGAATGCTGCAACTTCCGTTTTTCGTCCCATCATCAATGATACCGATGATGGATGGAAGAAATGTATCAAGAAATCCATCCTCGCAAAAGGTCGCGACATTAATTCCCTGAAGTATATGACCGGAGATAAGTATACGCTCACGAATATGAAGACCGCTTTGAATAACGGTACTCGTATGAGCGTTACCAACTTCTCTAAGTGGTGTGAACTTCTCGGTCTTGATTTTGAGATCCGTGTCATGGATAATGGTTCGGATCCCGACTTCCCACTTGTGAACGATATCGTCTTCAGCAGTGTTACCGGAAAGGTCTATCTGGAAGGCACTGCCGAAGATCCGAATAAAAAGTGAAAATATTGGAGGAAATAAAAATGCTGAAGGTTTTTCATAACGACAAGATGGCTACTGCTGTTCTCACTGAATGTGAGTATGACGCTATCCTCTACTATTCCAAGCGTCTGACCGATACCCTGAATTCTCAGGTTCCTGGTTGTGACAGTTTCAATATCATCTTCAACAGCTTCAATTTTGGAAAGCACAGCATCAATCAGGATCTCAGACTCCCTTACAAGTTCCAGTCAACCGTGATGATCAACGGTGATACCCAGGAGGATATCATTGCCGCTGAGAATGCAGCAAAGAAGCGTGTGCTCGATGAGTATCATGATGAGATGCGGAAGGCTAAGCTGATGCTCATCGACGCTACTGCAAAGTATGCCGCCAAAGTCATGAGGCGGCTCATGGACATGTCTTATGAGATTGCACCTTGGGACGATGATGATGAAGATTCTGCGCCACACCTCTTCGGCGGTATCCCTGCGCCGAAGCACCACAACATGGCCACGAGTGATAACGATAATGAAAAACGCCCTGTCATTCCCGCGTCACTGTGTCTCAGCATGCTTTCTCCGAGCGACTACGATGGCGATGAAGTTCCGAGCTTCAATGATCTGGTGAAAGCTGGAGAAGATGCCGTGGAAGATGAAGATGATGATCCCATTGAGGGTGATCGTGTGAGTGCCAACAGCAACTTCAGCAGCCGTGAGCCTCTGACCGAGAAGGACGAAGACGATTACACGGACGACGTGGAGCCGACCGATCCAATCCCCTGCAAGAAGCCTTATGAAACTCCGGTGATCATCCCTGTCGATGAGGACGGAAACGATATCCCTGAGTCTGACGGCGACGACATCCTCTAATAACGAATAATAATCCTGGTGTAGCATGCGATTTAATGCTACGCCAGGATTTCTTTTTTCCCATCGTGTTAATGACAGACTACTAAATAGGAGGTGAAATTATGACAAATCGAGAATTTAAAATTGAATTAATTAAGCAGTTAATGGAACGACCCATATTCACACAAAAAGTAAGTGATATCAATATTCGTACTCGATGCCCGTATTGTGGTGACTCTGTAAAGAACCAGAATACGGGTCATTTTTATATCCGAATATCTCCAAACGATAATCTTCCAATTCTTTATAACTGCTTCCGTTGTCCAGCACACGGGATCGTAGATAAAGACGTGCTGGAAGAGTTGGAAATCCAAGATAAAAATCTACTCAACGATGCCGGGAAGGTTGCTAAAACTTCTGATAAGAATGCCGCAATCAATCCAGATCGTCCAGCAATCATATTCAATTATGAGCTCCCAGAGAACTATGAAGAGAAAAAGATTCGATACATCGAAAATCGACTCGGAAGAAAATTCACTGAGCAAGACTTAAAAGACTGCAAAGTGATTACTTCTTTACGAGAATTTCTCTTGAAAAACGATATCCATACGATAACCGTAAAACCTGAAGTTGCAAACTTCCTAGATAGAGATTTCGTTGGATTCGTCACTTCTACTGGAACTCAAATTCTATTCCGAAGCATTCGACCTGATACGGAGATTCGCTGGTTTAAATATTCTCTCATTCTAAACGAAAGTTTAGTAAGACCATATTATGCAATTTCATCAGCTGTCGATCTATTTACTCCAGATGATATTACAATCAATATTTCAGAAGGAGTATTTGATTGCATGGGAATCGCATATGGCTTAAATGAGATCAAAGAGAATACTTTAAACTTGGCTACATGCGGAAAGTTCTATGGTAATATGATGAAAACGATGATGCAAAAAGGATTCGTTGGAAATAACATCATTTATCATATCTATGCAGATAATGATAGAAGTGAAGGAACCGACATTGATTATCTAAGGAGAACTTTAACGCAATATCTTCCGCTCACAAAAACAATTTACGTCCACTATAATATTCTTGAAAAAGATTGTGGTGTACGATCTGATAGAATCAAACTAAAAACATACGAACTATAAAAGACAGAGATACTCTAACCATAGATGTATCTCTGTCTTTTTTGTAGTCATTAAGTTTTAGCTTGAGCAGCCTTCCAATCCGTTCTATAAGAACGAATAGTAGATTTGAACTTGGAAACGTCTTGAATATTAGCGACTTTTTCCAGATAAATATTCATGAACCTACCGAAATAGTCGTTGCCATCCTTTTCCTTTGCATTTGAAAGATCAGTAACAAACTGTTTCGGCCAAGCAACTTCCGGATGCTTATTGATATACTTCAACATAAACGGCGCCATAAGCACTTGCTTCTTTGAAGTATTTGTAATAACAGTATCGGTGAAATCAATTGTGACGAGGTAAGGTAACTCGTAGATATAAGTTAACTTATCCGAATTCGCATATTTCGCTTGGATAAGGTCTTTCACCTTTTTAGATATTTTTGATTTTGGAGAGAATCCAGTGGAAGCCCAGGCATAAACCACTTGACAGACACCATTATACATACACTCTTCTGGAGTATGCTTAGTGCCATCCTTTCTAAGAGTTTCTGCCGTCATATCATATGCCTTAAGACCAGTGTGATTCAACATACTATTTCGAGCAAGCGGAATACTCATAACAGCACCGTTGACAACTGGAGCGACCTTATTGTTGTACGTGTTAACAGCGGCATCTCTAACAGTACCTGCAATATCAACTTCACCCTGGGTCGCCTGCTTTATTAACTCACTTGCGCCAAGTGAAGTAAGTGTAATGCCTGTAATTTTTGCAATAGCTAAAAGAGCTGCTGTATTCTTCTGGTGATACCCACCACAATCTCGCATATATTTACGAACGTGTGTTTCGATAGAAGATGTCATCCTCTGAAGAAGATTTGCCTGCTCTTTTACCTTAACTCCTTTTGCGTCTTCCTTAAACTTAGCAAGAACTTTATCGGAGTCAGCCTTAACAGCATCCATGTCAAGCTCAATGTCTTTCAGCTCTTTATCTGAAAAACGGATCGCATCTTCAAGCGCAAGATTAACGACCTCGGCATTCTGCTCGATAAGCTTTTCATATTTGGCATTGCACTTATCCATAGCATCTTTAATGTCGTTATACTCGAGCATGATTGAAGATGTATTATCCTTGCTAGGAACAAATGCGCCAACGATAGGAAGCATTTGCAGTCCATAACTGGCATCATTATTTGCTTCAACCTTAAGGCGCATTAATCGACGCTCAAGCTGAGCCATCTCTTTGATATAGGCATCAAGTGCCTTCTTATTCTTTTTTGTACGATAGACCTTGATCTGCTTGCGAGCAGATTCAGGGAGCTTCTTTGCAGATTTCACAGCTGCCTTGATCTGAGCAAGCTTTTCTTTCTCTTCCTTACTACCAAAGATCTTAATCTTTAGATTACGGAAGAAAAGGCTGACGTTATCAATAACTTTCTGAATAAATCCAGAAAGTTTGGAAATCAGATCACTGCATGCATTCTCATAAAGAATTGAAGTTTCGTGGTCTGAAATAATATGAGAAGCTGCTTCCATATAGAGTTCAGTAGCTTCTACATGAAATGCATCAATATAGGATTGCATCATGTGATCGTTTTCCATAGCGATGCATTCGCTCTCTGTGAAGAGGATATCCAATTCTGGATAACACATAATTTCTCACTCCTTTACAACGTAGTAACCCTTGTAAACTTAGGGAATTGTTTCAGGGTGGGTACTTACATTATATTAATTCTACGAATAATACATAGAGAAAGGAGGTTATCACATTGATGGATAGTTACTTTCTCGAGTTTGACCTTGAATGTGAAAAGGCCGATTACCTCTATGAATGTGCTTATGATAAGTTCATGATTGATGTAACGGAAGTTCACAATAAGGTCAAACTTGGGTATTTTAACGAATCATCAAACGATGCATCCTTTATGCTTGAGGAAGCTGGAAAGTCGTTCGTTGACTCTATCAAGGCGTTCTTCAGTAAGATTCTTAACGGGATTAAAACTCTCGTTAAGAAAGTTACTGGTGCGATCAAGACTAAGTTCAACCAGATCACTGCTTCCGGAAAGCTGAAGAATGTCGAACAGGCTCTTGTCACAAACAAAGAGCTTGCTGGTCAAAAAATCAAAATCACCGATCGTGCGAAGTATATCGCTGCATACGATGATTATGTGAAAGCCGCTGTTGCTGGCGTACGCAAGCTTCAGACTACCCAGTATAAAAACGCTGATGAATACAAGAAGGCTCAGGATGAACTTTCTGAGAAACTTCAGGGTATTATCAAGAGTTGGAATCTGGATGGTTCTGACGTACGACAGTTGAACATCGGCGTTGCTGATGCTGTGAAGCTCAGTAATAAAGAGATCAAGGATTTCGACAAGAATATGTCTGAAATCCAGGGGAAATGGACAGATACAATTGACATTCTCCAAAAATGTGCTCTCAATGAGGACGATCCTTCTAAGATTGGATTCATTAAGAGCATAACAAACCAAATTAACAGCGTGTCGTCCAAAGCGTACAACTATTGTGCGAAGCATCCTGCTCAAGTTGTTGCGGCAACCTTAACTGCATCTGCAGCTGCTGCAGGTGGCGTTGCTGTAAATAAAGCATACTGGAAGGGCGAAGGCCAACAAAGAATCCTTAAGAAAGATAATGAAGAGCGCGCAAAGAGAGGAGAAAAACCTCTCGAGTCACCTGCAAAAAACACTTTTTGGGGAAAAGTAGTTGACGGCGCCCGGGGAATAACTGCAGGCATGAATCAAGCTACTGGCATAAAAGAAGACAATGATTTATGGAGAGATTTAATTTAATAATCCAAATCAATCAAAAAGGAGTAATGCATTATGACTAATCTTGAATTTGCAATCTGCGAAGCAGAAAATTCTGGCGAGATTACCATGTCCGATCGAGACTTCCTTCTCGATTACATTTCTGAGAAGTTCTCCAATCCGATCGCATCAGTTAAGTCTAAGCTTAACGCCAAGAAGGAAATGAATTCAGCAAAAGCTGCCATGCGCAAGGGCATTGCTGCTGAAACCCCCAAGGATCAGATTAAGGGTCTTACCGCTGAGAAAAATGCGCGCCTCGACAATCTTTATTTCCGTGCAGCATACAATATCGCGCTGTATCACGAAGCACTCAAGAAGATCTACAGCATGTCCGTTAGTGACGCCGCTGACGACGAGGCTGCATCTGGTAGCAAGAATACTAATGTTGTCTCACAGATTCTGACCAACAACCTTACTAAGGCAAATGAGCGTATCAAAGCCCAGCTTGCTGCTCTGGAGACTGAAGAGCAGAATATCACTAAGGGTACAGCTGCTCTCATTAAGCATATTCGCGAGTCGGCTGCTGGCAAGCTTCAGACAACAATTTCAAACGTCGCCTCTGCCTTTAAGAACGCCATTAAGGCCGGATGGGCATGGGCAAAAACGCACTTTGGCAAAATCCTTCCTCACATCCATAAGAAGAATCTTTCTAAGGATCAGCAGGAAAAGCTGGAGGATGCTGAGGAGAAGGTTGCTGAGACTCCGGAAGCCGCAAGTGATGCAAAGGCTGAAGTTACGCCTGAGTCTGTTCGCATGGACATCTATGATGCTGAGCTGAACGGTCAGATCACTGTTGAGGAGCGCGTTGCTCTTATCAATGAGCTCGACGAGCGTCTTGCATCCTATCAGGAGTCTTATGAGGATCCCGAGGACGCATTTGCAGACCTTCTGTAATGCGTCACTGATCTAATATTCTGAACACTTAGTTGGCCAGACTGTATTAATTTTGCAGTCTGGCCAACTATTTATTATGGCATTGCTTAGACATTTATCTTGAGTTCCGAGACCTAGATGGCCGTAGACGAACTGATATTTTCTGAGCAAGAGTATTGATGAAACGATGGATGATTGTCCGAGATCTATATGTTCGTAGACGATATGATTCTTGAAATTCACCAAAAGTAGACTTGTATTGAATTTATACTGGAGATCTAAAATGTTCGTAGAAGGTATCTTGGAGATATAAGTTTACCAGTGAAGTGGAAGTACTGTCTGGAGATCTAGATGATCGTAGAACGATTGCTGCCATTTCCCTGAATTTTAGAAGATACCGAGCTAAGATTCAGTGATTTCGGATTTATATTCTGCAAGTCAAATTAGTCTCCCTGGAATCACGGGAGTACCGGAATACAAAATAAAGTCCGAATATCAACCCATCATCCTAACAAAGCGTTTAAAGTAAGTAAAATGCCCTATAGAGTTGAGATACTCTATAGGGCATTTTCTAATACTTACACGTCAAAAATAGCTTTCATGTCAGCAACAGCGGACTCAGCCATCTGAAGCTGCTCGTTCTCATCAGAGCGATACTTAAACTTCGACATATACTTCTGGAAGTTATTATCAATCGTGTCATCATTACGATTATACACGACGAACTTCTCACGAGAAGAAACCACGTTCTTCAAAGTAGTATAGAAGCCACGATTCGCACTGACCTCTTCCTTACAAACAGAGCTCAGCTTAGAATAGTAGGCATAATTTGCACCCTTCGAAACAACAGCACGCTCAGCAGGCTTGATATCCTCACTGAACTTATTGATCTGCTTCTCATAGTCGTCAATTGCACTCTTGTACTGTGCAACCAGTTCCTTCGCCTTATCAAAGGCGTCATCAGACGGAGTCAGATAGTGAATAACACCAGAAGATTCCTGATATGCATTCACCATCTTAAGACGAGCTCGGGTAAGCTCAGTAATAGAAGAATTCAGCTGACGGAGAAAGCCTTCATCTGTAGTGCCACCAGTAACTGCACTCTTTGCAGTTTTCAGAGCATTCATAACGTTCTTCTTTGCTTTATCGACGTTTTCCTTCTTCGGAGCAAGCTTTGACAGAATCTCTTTAACACCTTCAGAGTAATACTCCTCGTCAGTCATATAAGACAGAGTAGAGTATTCATTGAAAAATGCTTCGGTCTCATTCAGATCGAAAAGGACATCCTCGGTTGATTCCTTTGCGAACAGAGGCTTCTTCGCAGGAGCTGCTGCCATGTTATTCTCATAACGAGCAAGCTCCTTCTTACGGAACTTGATCTTATTCTTCAGCTCGTCAGAATACTGAATCAGCCGATTGATGTAGAAGTTCTTGTCGCCGTAGTTAATCTGGCCGCCATTCAGACCCTTACCTACGGTGTTCAGCCGCATAGACTCCTTCGTCCGATCAATGGCGTCCTTGCCAGTGAACGGAATGAAATCCTTCAGAATAGGAATGAAAAGACCTGTGATATAGCTACCGAATGTAGAAGCTTCACGCCACTCCTTCAGCGACTTATCCAGATCTTCCATAATCACAATTGCCTTATCAAGATCTGCAGCTGCTGCCTTAAAGTTCTTTGCTTTCACATCTTTCTTGTACTGCTTCACAAGAGCTTTTGCAGCACGAGTGCGATCGTGATATTCCTTATGAGCTTCCCAGTTTGCGCCTTCTGTGGTAACTGTGAACATTGAAACTGCTTCGTCATTAGACAGAAGTCCAGACTGCGCAGCTTCCATGATCACAAAATCAAGATTTGTTGCCATCTCTTTATACTCCTTTACTCATTATTATCAGAATCATCCATAGGAGGAGGCTCTTCTGTCTCATCACTGTTGGTACGTCCTTTGATGGTCTTTGCTATAGTAATACCAGCACCAGTTGTGATAACCCACTTTGCAAAACCAAAGACTTCAGTTGTAAGTGTGCTATCAAGCTGAATCTGGCTACCAGTCTTCAGACCAACGAAGCCAAGAATGATGTCAATAATCGTATAGATGATGACCAATGTGGAGCATAAGATCAGCATCATGTCACGAGTTTTAACCGTCTTCCTTTTCCCGTGTTTAGTGGTCATGCCTATCACTCCTTTCCATTAAACACTAGAGTTGACATTAAATACTTGTACTTAAGAGAAACCCTAGTGAATATAGCACCTGAAAACAATAGGGTAAGCGATTACGAGGAAACCCTACATTGAAAAAGAAAGGAGTGACGACTTCATATATGGCTCTCAAAATTGGTGACAAGGTAAGTACCTCTGCATCTGTTGATGTAAATGGTACTCACCTTGCTTCTTTTGTCAGAAATAACGTGTATGAAATCATACAGATTGGTGGTCAAAATTATCCAGATTCTCGAGTCGTCATTGGTAAAAATGGAAAAGAGATTGCTGCGGTTGATATCAACACGCTCGTATCTTTCCCAGAAAAGAGTCTGAAATCGACATACCCAGTTCCAACACCAATGCAAGTGCCATCAAATCCGGAAGATGAGATTGACGCGCAAAGTTTTCTTGGCGATATGGTAAATGGCGCTAAGAATACGATTAGCAATATCAAAAACGGTGTAGATAAACTTCAAGATCAGGCTGGAAACTGGGTCGGATCAAAAATTGACTCATATGTCGGAACTGGTGCCGGTAAAGCTCTTGTGAACGGAGTCATGAATCTTGGTAAAAACTTACTGTCGAGTGCACTCAGCAACCTATTTGGGTCTTTGAAATCATGGATTACAAATGCCATCTTAGGTGATAGCCGGGTTATGTATCTTACGAGAAGATATAAGTCAACACAAAATTCTGACTATCACTACACCTATACAGAAAAGCAGTCGGCTGACTACTACGCTGTTATGAATATGCTGAAATATGGAGATCTCAAATATCAGCAAAGTTCAGTTACCATCAATGCCCTCGACCGAAATGCTCCCAGCATCGTTCAGAATAAATATGGCTTCCCGAATAAGACAGCCAACCCTGATAGCACACATTCTCTCTATCGCTATGATTATTTCATGGATTACGAGAAAGAAAAACTTCTCGTAAACATGAACACAATCCGTCAGTCAGTCAATATCGACTTGATGGATCCGACAACGCTGTATCGTCAGTATACGAAATACTATAATAAATACAAACAGCCGAACGGAAATGATAGCCTCTCAAAAACATTTGCGCATGTATTTTTCGTTCGCCCGGATTGTAATATTTATGCTGAAGGATCAAATGGTGGTCTGTCATCTCCTGCATTATCAGATGATTTGAAAAATCTTTCTGAGTATTACTATGCTCTGAAGCATTGCCCTGAGATGCTAAGAGAACTGACTCAATCCAAAGCAGGATACAATCATCAGTTCGCATTGTATCTGTCCAACAAGGCAAAATCCTTCCAGACAGCCGATGAGTATATTGACACGGATGCATATGGTCAGGCACTGACAGGTCATAAAGTCGCATACGGCAAAAGCAATATCAAGAGTAAGACAGAAGGTAGTTTTCAGATCAAATATGTGGATGACCGAGATCTTCACATCTATCATCTGCACAAACTCTGGTCTGACTATGTATCCCATGTCTACCGTGGTAAAGTCATGCCGAATGTCAACTACATTAAAAATCGGATTCTTGACTATGCAACGTGTGTGTATTACATTCTGACAGCAGAAGATGGCGAAACCATTATCTTCTGGTCAAAATACTACGGTGTCTTCCCAGTCACGATGCCGTCGTCTTCGTTTGCATACGATTCCGAAACACGACTTGCAAATCCTGAATATTCCGTTGAATACCGATTCTCATGGAAAGAGGACTTCAATCCTCTCTCTTTGATCGAATTCAATACGCATAGTCCTACGATGGGGCAATGGAGATACGTCAATAAATTCCAGCCTGCTGTTTGCGGTACTGGCTATACATGGTCTGGTATCCCATTCATTGAAACTTTCAATGGTGATGGTAAGAGAAATCTCCCATACACATTCAAACTTAGATTCCGTCCCATGAGATAATCTCTAATCTATTAGGAAAGGAGAAATGCTAAATGGCTAAAGTAACTACAACGGACAAAATCGTTGTTGACCGTGACTATACGGACAGTTACTCCATTAAAGATACAGCACTGACTACGCTTGGTCAGAAATATTTCGGTGATATTCCGCTGTCAGCTCTGAACGTTGGAGAGCAAGGCTTCGTTATGGAGCAGATTGCAAACATCACTGAAGACGCTATGAATACAGCTTCAGTTCTTATCAACGAAGCTTTTCCGAATAAGGCAATTATCCCGGAATCAATCTATTCCCATGCTGCTATTTTCCAATTGGATAATTCTTTCGGATCCGCAGCAACTTGCACATTCGTCTTATTATTACAGCAGGAAGATATCCTCCTGTATGGCAGTCAGGATTCTTCAAACGGTACTGTAGTATTTAAGATTGATAAGGATATGATCATCAATGTGGAAGATATTTCTTTCACTCTTGATTATGACGTCGTTATCGAAGCAAAGAAAAAGAATATTGCTGGTACCTATCAATCAGAATATGTCTACAGTGCGAAATACGACATGGCGATTCCGAACTCAGTATCGAATGTTACGAATCCCTACCTGAAGATGCGTAAAGTGAATAACGGTCTTCTGATGTTAGAGCTGACTGCTCGACAGGTAACTCGTACAGAACTTCACGAACAGATCATCACAAATACGAAGATCAATTATCCGGTTCTGGACTTCGAATTTGACGATACCCTCGCTGGATTTGACATTTTCTACAAGGCACCTACTGCATCCGATTATACAAGACTCGATAAGCTGGTAAAATTCTCTCTCCCGCTTAAAACACCTTTCTGCTATTATAGGTTGAAAGATGAAAATATTCTGGAGATTTCTTTCTCTCCGAAAGATGGATATTTCCAGCCCGAGTTTAACTCGGATATCAAAGTGATCACGTATACCACAACTGGAGAAGAAGCGAACTTTGAAGAGTATACTGGTAGAAGTATCACTTTCCAGCCGTATTCTGAGAATTATGCATATAATTCTAAGATGATTATTGCTGGTAAGGCTGTATCTCCGGCTGCTGGTGGTGCTTCAAAGCTTTCCATTGATGCACTTCAAGCTCTTACTGTGGAAGGATTTTCAACAGCAAATGAGCTTTCTACCGAAAACGATATTTCTACGTATTTCTACAACTACAAGTATCGGTACGGCAACGAGATTTTTGTCATTAAGCGCCGTGATGATATTATGGAGCGACTCTTCTCAGCGTTCCTTCTGATCAAACGAGATGACTATATCTACCCGACAAATACGCTCGGCGCAAACATCAACAGCTTTGAGTTCGATCGTTCTGAGAACGGTAATGTCTACACTCTGAATCCTGGTCATCTTTTCGTATACGAAGGTGACAGCAGAACTAGAGTGAGACTGCTTCCTGGCTATATGTCATATGATAAAACGATCACGGATCATCTCTACAAAGATCGGTATGAAACACCGAGCATTTGGTTTAGCGATCAGATTATCGTCTTCGATAATAGCAAAAAAGAAGATCCGACAACTTGGAACACGACGTTCTTCGTTAAAAATCGAGAGGGTTATTGGCAGCACTATGATGCTGATGGTAACATCATCGAGTATAATGAATATACAGATGATGATATGGCAGAAAAGACTAAACTTCTTGGTCTTAAGAAGAAGACTGTCTGCTACCGTGAAGAGACCATCACAACCAAGCATTATGTAGATAATGAGTCTGGTACATATTATCTATCTGATGGCAAGCACTATGATGCCGATGGTAATAAGATTGATGGAGATCTCTCCACCGACACTCTTACCACAATGATCGAAAACGGAATGCTCGCTCTGTCCGTTGAATCACATCAGGTCTATTATGAGTCCGATACGACTGGCAAGAAAACTGGAGATTACATCGGATACGAGAAGCTGATGAAAGATATCAATATCTACAAGCTTTCTAATCTCGGTGAGTATTACGTCCAGGATCTTAACGGATACTCTCGATACAATTGGTCTGGTGAAAAGCTGGAAACCCGCATCGACATGGAAGACTTGAAACCTCTGATTCTCAGTGGCGGAGTTGAATTCAAGCAAGGTTATCAGTTCATTTACACCAACCCGTTCTTGATTTCCATGTCAAAGAGTCCGAATCTTGTCGGCCTCTACAAGAATATCCAGAATGAGATTGTGAGTCTGGATTACGTGTCATCCAATGATAATCTTCTCTGTCAGTTCATCACTTCAAAACTGAAACTGAACCGTAGGCTGGAAGAGAATAGTCGATACGAAATCTCTCTCAGCATCATTCCTTCCACAGTCTTGGATGGAGATTACGTCCACACGTTCGGAAACTACAAGTCCGATGCTGGGATTCTGAACGACGTTCGTATCTTCGCTTCTTTCCTGAATGGTGATGAAGAAGTTGGATACATCGAACTATTCCCGTCTGAAGTGGATGCTTCGGATAAATCCATGGTAACATTTAGCGCAAAGATCATCACAAACGACTACATCACAACAGACAAGATGTTTGCAATTCTCAATCTTGTGAGTGCAGAAAACGTTGACTATCACTACGTGCCGATTGAAAATTGCTCTGTCAATATATACATCTGCTACCGTGATAATATTGGTGCAGTACAGCCTGGATTCTTCGATCTTTTCCGTCCGAAAAATGACAAAGGAGAGTCTGTTCCTGGTGGTGATATTGACCTTTATTCTCTGGCCAATATTTACTCTGCAAAAACAGAAGGCTTGACTTTCGTTGAACCTCTGAATATGATGCGTAGTAATGTAACCTTCTATACTGGTCCTCTCGATACAGCAGGAAAAGAAATGTGCACAATTGCTGCTATGTCTTTGCTTCCTATGGTGAAAGCAGACATGGTGAATAGCACGGACACATTTAATACCTTCATCAGTAAGGTTACTGATAACTATCGTTATCTTGAAGAGTGCTCACCTAGACTTCGTAACAACACAAACCTGGATATCAAGTTCTATAATACTTACGGCCGTAGTAATAACTATTATATCGGTGATGAGCAAGAACTCATTGACCGTGTTAATATTAGTATCAGTTACGACGTAAAACTCGTAGACGGTACAACTGCTACGAATGTTATGGCTGAACTCCAGGCATTCATCAAAGCATTTGTCGAAAAAGTCAATTCCTCTGGTTCGAACGACCTTTATATCTCAAATATGATTAAGGCTATCGAGAATAATTTCCCGTCTGTCCATCATCTGAGATTTACAGGAATTAATGATTACGACCCGAAATATCAGACCGTGTGCATGAAAGTAACAGATCTGAATGATCTTACCAAAGAGGAACTCCGTGAATACGTTCCTGAAGTTCTCGTTGTTGCACAGGATGATATCAAGCTCAACGTAGAGGTCGTAAAAACAATCAGTTAAGTTTTGAACTCAATACTCTATTAAGAAAGGTGGCTATGAATTATGAAATCCGCAATTCAGTTCAAGCTGGAAACTGCTGGATTAGATGAGCGTGAAGCAAAAGTTCTCGATTTCATTCATGCCAAGAATAAAGCAAAGGATCGAATGGATCAGATGTCCGCATTTGAAAACGATCCTGAGCATATGCGTCGCATGACACTGAAAGCTGCAGAAGACGGCAAGTCCGTTTGCATTGATACAGTCCTTGGTCAAATCTATAAGAACGCACTTCCTTACAACGATCCCGACAAGAACCTTTCTCCGTCGGACGCTGGTGCAGAAGTTCGTGATTTTATTGCCAAGCGCTGTGATAATAAGCCTACAGAATACTACGTCCGTGAAGCTCTGAAGAAGAATAATTCTTCTGTGCTTCGTACGATCGTAACTGAGGCTGAAAACGCCGCTAAGCATGCAGTCACCATCAAGAAGAACAACATTGGTCGTATCGACCCTGATTCGATCCATTACGATCCCACAGCAAACGATACTGCTATTAAGAACATCAATGCAAAGATGAGTCTTGATGAGATCAGCGATATCATCAAAAATAACGTCCAGACTACAATTGATGCAGAGAAGCAGAAGGTTGCCGATGAGGATCAGTATCGTCATGACATTGAGGATACCCTCGCTCAGGATAATCAGGTCATGGACAATCAGGCCATGCAGGACGCTGTGAACGAAGCTACAAACTACCGTTTCTCAGGTCGTCCGAAGATTTACCAGCCCTCCCTCTTCGAGGCTATTATGATGAATAAGGCCAATAAGATGCAGGGCTCCAATCCTCAGGATATCTTTACCGAGGCAGTTCATGAGTATACAAAGCTCGCAATGCTGAAGGCTCTGAAGCTGGAGAATTTCGATCTTCGTAACACTCGTGATATGACCTATAAGTATATCACTGATAAGGCTTAAATGATAGGCTAGAAGGAATTAGAAAACCTTCTAGCCTATCATTTTTTTCATTTTAGCTGCTGTCTCACATATACCTTGTTATTGACATCCACCATATCAATCAAAGTATCAAAAGCGAGAATGGAGCAACCTACGGCTTCTGTAGCTAAAGCCCGAATTTCGTCAGAGCTAATTGAATGCTCATCCGATTTATTTACAACGAGGTTCATGGAATCAACCTCTGAGTACGAAATGTCATTTTTATTCAGAATCTCTTTAATGGTACTGAGCATACTACCCGATATCTTCTTTACCTCAGATAATACGCTACTTGAATTATTTGCCATATAATTGCGAAACCCCTTTCTACTCTAGAGTATCCAGCCTTAAATTTATGGTGATGTTTGAATATGCATTAAAACTCAATGCAATCCAAGCATCACCATAAATTATTTATTTGCCAGTTTCGGAAGTATCGGTACTTCCCTCAGTAGTCTGATCCTTATTCTCATCAGGATTCTCAGTTGTACCCTGATCGCCCTTCTGATTAGTGTCAGTAGGAGGAACTACAGGATCTTTCTTGTCCTCAGTAGGAGGAGTCTCCGGCTCTTTTTTATCGTCAGTGGGAGGAGTCACTGTGGAATCATCTTTCTTGGTGCAGCAACCACAATTGCCGCCGCAGGTACAGTTATTACCGTTATTACCTGTGTCAGTATCGGTTGAGGAATCATCCTTACCAGCGCCCGACCCATTTACAGTATCGAGCAGAGCCTTGATATCTGCAATATCATATACTGTATTGAAGTTATCCACGATCGCTTCCACGTTCAGAACGATCTGATCAGCCTTACCATCAATCTTGACAGTATAGCTGTTATCCTGTGTAGCGCAGGGAATATCCGCAACCACAACTTCAGTGTAATCTGCGGGTGCTTCCAGCACAGCAGGACCAACCATAGAATCAATGATGGATGTGCCAATCGTTGCATTGGTAAGGAACTTAGAAGCATAGTTGTTATGAGTGATCTCATTCGGGCAATCACACATATGATGATAGAGAGTATACTTTGCACTGTGATACTTTCCATCAACATCCTTGCCACGAACAACCTGCTCATCCTTACCGATCATGTAAGTGTCATTACCATATGTGGTAGTAACCTTGATCGAATTGATGCGAATCGTATACGGATGCTGATTGTACTGGCACTTGATACCGTACCGAGAAATATTCGGTACAGGAATCTCAATTCGGCCATCAAAGACGTACAGCTTACGGTACATCATATGATTGAACTGATCCACAGGAGCGAGAATAACACCATTGCAACTTTCAGCAAGAGTGGAAAGAACGCCATTGGAGAGACACTTCCCGTCTTTATTAAAGAGCTCATAATCCGCAGAGATCAGGAACTCGTTATTCACGTGAATAATCTGAGGCACCTTCTCATTGACAATGAACTCCTTCATGAAGGCAACACGCTCACCATTCTCTTCTGTTGTCAGATCAGAATGATAGAGATACATGTCGACATCATACACATTATTGAGATTCTTAGATACCTGAATGCCAGACTTCTTATAGTTTGCATCTTCAGGTACTACGATATTGGCTGATTCATCGACCATGTAATACTGACCGTTGAAATAGCCGAACATCTGACTTGTAGCCATAGTCAACCCTTCTTTCCAAATTTATTATAATTATAGAGGCAATCTGGTTCATCCATCCACTCAATATGAATTTCAATTCTAGGTTTTAGTGAATAATACTTCTTAGAGACTCCCTCTACGATAAGAGAGTCATCTACTAAAATCTTAGATTGAATCATATCGGAATATGCTTTCCCCAGATTATCCCAATCAGGTTTACTTATAGGTCTAACCAATCCAAGCTCTGCCAAAATAGTATCTGCTTTTGACATAGACTTTGGAATCGGTAAATAAGACACGCATGTAAATTTGCAAGGAGTATTGATCATCGGAAGATCTCTTCCTTTTGCAAATTTATCAAAAAGGTCTTTGTTATCTTTTGCTCCACGCACATAAAAACTATTTGTCATAGAAGAATAGCGTGGGCGTGGAGTTGCTTTTGGAATCATATAAATCGTAAAATCCATATGACTCCAATGAATATTAAGAATATGATGTATTTTGTCCGAAATTAACTCCTTTTGCCTTCCAAGCTTAAGCTGATCAAGGAGGTAAACAAAGCGTTGCTGAGGATCTCTAGGAATTTCTCCATAGAGCTTACGATACTCACGCTCAATCTTCTTCAATGCTTTTATACTCCCGTGATACTAGCAATAAGATTCTCAAGGCCGCCAAGAATTGCATTACTCACGTTATCGCCAGCACCAACCACAGCGGATTTCACAATAGTGGTAGCAAGAGCGATACGGTTTGAAAGCTGCGGTGTCACCAGACTGATACCGCACTGAGATGCAATAAAGTCAATCAGACTAGAATTTGCAAGGAAAAGAGTAATATCACCAGATGGTGTAATACTCATATCGGAATAAAGATCGTCGATTGTAAAATCGACTCGAATGTGGGTCGGATATCCATCAACCGACCACTCACCGCCATCAGGGCACTTGCTGATTGTCATATTAGAAATAATGCCCAGATTACAAGCAAACACACCAGGATAGTAGGCTTTTACAAGGAACGGAGATCCGTACGTATTCGCTGTCGTTTGCTTAGGAACAGCAAGAGCTATAAGATGCCAGAGCGGTACAAGAATATCCAAATAGAAGCCAAGCTTGTTACCGTACGGAGTACGTAAATCAACAGTCAGGTTGTAACTCTTTCCATAGGTTGACTTCTTGTAAATTTCCGGGAAGACCATTGTCTCACCACTGATGACATTAGAGGTCGTGCTAAGAAGTCGACTCATAACGCCAGCGATACCAAACTTACTTTGAGACAGAACCGATGACATAGCATCAGCCGCACCTGTTGTAAGCTGCTTTAACTGAGTATCATCAACGCCACCAGACTGGACAAGGAATGCAATTTCTTTGCCGAAATCATCTGCTGAATCGTAGATACTTGAAAGTTTTGATGCTTCATGCTGGTTTGAGAATCCGTCAGACCCAGAATTACCTGCATCGACATAGAATTCGACAAAGTTCATCTGAGTCAGGATATCCGAGATTGCACCTATATAATCTTTCTCTTCGCTTTTTCCAATTGCAGGAATCGACGATTCATTATTGAGCGCGATACCCATCATTGATGCAAGACCTTTGATAGTCGAGCCAACCTTATTCTTCAAAGCATCTGCGATGTTCTTTGATGCAGTAGAGTAAGCACCTTTCGTCCATCTGTAATCTTTCCAATCGAACTTATCAAGAGTAGTTGCGCCATCAATTGAAATCCCATTAAGATCAAGGAAAGCCGCAGACACCTGACAAAGAATATTGACATAGTTCATGTACTGCACATATGTCTGCTGGAAGTCATAATAACGAAGTGCATTCTTTCTCTTCGCCTCATCAAGATTTGTCAGAAGAGCAGCCACATTGCCATTGGCAGCTTGCACCATCATATATGCGGTCTGTTTCTTTTTATCGCCTTCAACAGCCGGAAGATAAATAGGCTGTCCAGGAACGATTGTGACAACTGGTGCTTCCAGCATGATATTCTCGATAAAGGTTCGACCAATAAGCTGGCTTTTCGGCTTATTGGCAATTGAGTATGTCCGATAGTCACAGTATTGAGTAAACTGGTGAGGAAGGCCAAATAATTTCATTGTATACTTGGTAATATCCTCACCATAATTATCAATCATACTTGTGAGAGTTTTATCAATGCCGCTACTCAAAGAAGTTAGAAATCCACCGACTCCACCACCGTTAGATGTCTTATCAGTAGATGTGTTATCCGGAATAGGAACGGTTGGAGTGTCTGCTTTCGTCTGCACAGACGGCGCACCAATCTGTGTCAACGTGTTTGCATTGACAGCTGCTGTCACCTTTCCGTTTTGACCGATAACAACTCGATCACCATGGACTTCCAAAATATCATATGTATTCTTACGAACGAACGAAGCTAGATGTGTTCCGTTCATGTCAGTCATTGCTGATGTGGTGACTTGCATACCTTCTGTAAAAGCCATGAAATAAATCACCTCTTTCTAACACAAAATAAATGGTAAGGAAAACCCCAGTTACTTTAGGAGTTTTCCTTACCATTTTGTTTCATTGAGGTTTAGACCCCAAATGCAATGCGACGAGCAACCAATTCAGCATTTGTCATGGAAGAATCAGAGACGCTCCCATTATTATATGACTTCTTGAATGCTCCGCAAGGAGTTGCTGCGCTAGGTTTGTTATCACCCTTTCCGCCAGTCATCGGAGTATAATTCGAAGCTTTGATCTTCGAAATACCTTCTTTGATGTCAGAAAGCTCATCCAGATTCTCAGTATTGCCGGAGATTGTACTAAGAAGAGCAACCATCTTATCCATAAGAATAAGAACCTGAGTATTATCAACACCACGGCCGCCATTCTTTTCCTTAGAAGTATAGCTAGAAGAGTGTGGAGCTTGATAATAGCTACGGGTCTGATAAGAATCCACAGTAGAATTATGCTCACTTGTCGTATCAATGGATTTTGCCACAGGAGCAAAACGCATATCCTTGACAGTAGCGCCTCTTCCGCCCTTCCTATCGGCTCCGCTAATAGCATCAACGCCAGTATTCTGCTTAGCATCGTTGAACTTGTCATTGATATATTCCTTACCAGCTTTCAATGCAACCGGCAGGACTACATCCTCCAAGACCACCTGGCCAAGCGGACGCTTAGCAAGCGCTTCCTTACGTTTCTTCTCTTCCTCAGCTTTCTTATTAGCTTCAGCTTGTCTCTTGCGCTCAGCACGAGAAACTTTCGGCTTTTGTCCAGTAAGTTTTTCAAACCATTCGTCAGAATGCTGATCAACCTCATACTCGAGATAAGCTCCAAGAAGTTGTCCACTGAGTGAGCCGATTCCGTCAGCGACTTTCTCAGCACCGCTCTGTTTCTTCTTCTTAGAATTCGTCTTCTTAGGACCGTTGCCGCCCTCTTCGCTCATGACATCTTTCCCATGGAAAGCCTGATAGTATTTCTCTGCCCACTGAGCACGAGGTGCAAACTGGCTAGATGTTCTAGCACGATTGTCGCCCCAACCAGGCATCTCATATCCGCCGAGAACAGCAACTGCTGCATCAACAGGAGATGTGATAGTCTTAAGACGATTAAATGTCTTGCGATATGCTGAACTTCCGTTCTTAAACTCATCCAGCGCAAATGCTATCTGAGTATAAAGATTACCGATAGACGTCTTCTTCTGTTTTGCAAAGTTAAGAAGTCTCTCTTTACGAGAAGTTTTATTAGGCTGATTTGCATAAGTCCATTGAGCAAGGCCATAACCAGCCACATCACTAGACTTGTCAGGGAATCTACCATTCTGGTCAGCATATGCAGTATATTGATCGTCAGACATTCCGTACCGCTTATTGTAAGAATCTTCCAGATTCTTAGGCTGTAAGAGAGATTCGTTGTGCCAGCATCCAAGAACACCAGCAGCACCTGCATCAGACATACCAGCTTCACGGAGTTTACGGAAGATATTACGAGCGTTACCCTCAATAGTGCCAGTATCAGCATCGGCTCCGCTAATACCATCAACGTCTTCATCAGACGAACTAGACGAAGTATCTGTGTCGCCGTTGATTTCATTTACCACTGCGTCCCAATCAACGTCCATATTACCAGTAACAGCAGCTTCGAACATCTTGCTACCGATTGTGGACATTGCGTTCGACATCAGTGAGAAGAACGATGTGCTCTTAGACTCAGTATCGCTATCATAATAGCCATCTCTTGCATCAGCACCATCAGCAGATGCATCCGCAGAATTATTGAACTGAATCGTACCCTTGGGAGCCTGAGTGTAATTAGCACCTGGCTTACCAGGAGTCCAAACGCAAGAATACGTCTTATAAGCGCGACCTGTTGCAGATGCAGAGTTTGCAGAATTCGGAGATCCGACGTTATAGACGAAAATGTTACCATTCAGTCTACCAGCGTAAATCTCAGTATGACCAGACTTTGCGACGATATCACCAGGCTGGAGATTCCAGTTAGAGAATGTCTTATAGGTGAATCCTGTATTTGCCATAAGTCCATTCTGATGAGTCATCTCACCAGAATAGAGCTGAGTAGAATCAGGAAGTACGCCATAGAACTTCAGACATGCGGAAACGAAGCCAGAGCAATCAGAACGAGTCCGAATAGTACGTCCACCAATGGTGACGTTGACATATCTATTTGAACTATATCCAACACCAGATCTTGCGATCTGCTTCTTTACTTCAATGACGATATCCATCCAACGATCGCGATTGCTTCTACCACGGCCGCCAACAACACGACGAATGATATTACGGAAGCTCTTACGATGGCCGGAACCACCATAAGAATTATCATCATCGAACGTCCAAACTGCCGATGTGTTGTTATTGAGCTCATCAGGAGAGACTCGCCCAGAATACTCAACACCGCGAGGATCGTTGATAATAATATTACCATTCGAATCAACACCGTTTGCAACCACGTAGTGGCCAGAATCAGTATAAGGAGAATTCCCATTACCGTTATCACGGCCAAGAAGCATGACAGGACCATTGGAATTGCGAACCTTACGGACGATTTCAGAGGAAGACGGATTCCGTTCCATAGAAGAGCGTACGCCATAAGCGTTTGCTGCATTCTGAACGAAATTCATATTCGTACCAGTTTCGTCACGATCACCAGTCTGCTGAGCAAGACGTGCAAGAGACACAGGATCAGTGTGATTTGCAGAAACGTCCGAAAGAACCATTGCCATAGCTGTCGGGCCACAGCCAGTATCGGACATCGTTGCAGACGCATCCGAGCCATCTGCCTTAGAATAAGACTTCGATGCCCAACGAGAATCGTCCTGAGAATAATAAGTACCACCATTCAGTGTATCGGGAGCAACTCCACGACCGCCGGATGCTTTACGGCGACCAGAGCCACCTTCAGTCTTATTAATCTCATTAACATCGCTATTGATCTGATCCCAGTCAACACCAGTACCAGAGCCGCCATCTTTCTTCTTTTTACCACGGATCCAATCCATGAGAGAAGTACCGATGGAGTTGATAGCATTCTTGATGGTATCTCCAATGCTGTTGAAAATTCGAGGAATACCGACTGTAATCCAAGAAGCAAGTTTAATAGCGCCGCCAATAAACTTTTTGAGGCCATTGCCTTTTGAATTGGGCATTTCAGCTTTCTCGAATCCAGACCAAGACTTACTAGGATCAGTATATTGCTTCAAACTTGACTGATAAGCTGCAATATCCTTGTCTATTCCACCAAGTCCGACTGCAGTAAGAGCTTTATCAACAAGCCCACCGATCTTATGCATGGCATAATTATAGCCAGTGACAATATACATCGGAGCTCTGGAAATCTTAACGATTGCACCAGATAAGAGGCCCTTAGTTTTATCCTTACCAGCAGAAAGGAATTTAGAGAAGTCACCAGTCACAGCAGCATCCCAAGAATCGCCAACGCCAGTCTTAATTGCGTCAATCTGTTCCGAATGACTATCAACGAATTCATCAATCTTACCCTTAACACCCTTGATAGCAAATGCAGGGAGAGATCCGATAAGGAACGGAAGCTTCAGAACACCACAGACTGCGCCAGTGATTCCAGCAAGAGGCCCGTCAAAGTCGATATTAGCATTACCAATTGCAGAAGGATCACCCTTCACCATATTGGTGCTATAATCGGCAAGATGCTTAGGAATTTCAGCAATATTACTTGCTGCTCCTCCGATGAACTCAGGAACTTTCTTAAGCAGGAAGTCTCCGCCAACAGATCCAAGCTTGCCAATCAGATGACCGACAAACACCGCAACCTTACCAACACCAAGTGTTGCTCCGATGATTCCATGGAGAGGGTTGTTCGGATCGGAAGTATTGACTTTAGCCTTTGCATAAGACATGAAATCAATATTCGGATCATTGAAGTTCTGGTTGATTGTGCGGAAACCTGTTACAAGCGCGCTACCAGCATCGCCAAGAGTAGTAGTCAGATTCTTTCCAAAATCACCAAAGAACTGCTTGGCAGAATTAAATCCACCCTTAATCATTTCAATGGGCTTTGTAAGAAGTCCGCTCTTCTGCTCAGTAGTATCCTCATAACGACCATTCTCACCAGTCTGTCCTTCGAATGCTCGAGCGTCAAGCTTAGCTGTTCCGAGCTGCTCACCAGTGGTAGCATCAAATGCTGAGAAAGTACCGTCACTGTTTTCACGATACTCAGTATTGGACTGCTTATCGACGAAAACTCTCTGCTTCTTACCGACGAGTTTCTCACGAGCCTTGTCACCAAAGCCCTTAAGACCCTTCTGAAGACGAGAGCCAAGTGTCTGATTCTTCTCATCATTATAATCGGCAAACGACTGGATATTTGCGCCATACTCACCATTCTTAGCGCCTTCAGTGAATTGCTCCAAAGTAACGCTAGAATCAAGTAAGCCAGCTTTAATCATCTCATTATACTGAGACTCAAGGTTTGAATTGACGCTGGCATCATATGCTTCCTTAAGTTCAGTCTGACCAGAGGCCAGAGCAGCAAACTTATCGTCACCAGCCACCATCTGATAAATCAGAGTAGCCAGTTCAGTATACATATCAACGCCAGTAACGGAAACGACCAACTCATTGACGCAGTCTACGATACTACCAAACGTTGAACCACTGAATGCACCAAAGAGTCCAGAGATGATCATCATGGTAGCATCAGGCTGGCTAGAGGTACGGAAGAGCCGCTTAGCACCAGAGACACCGTTAACAGCACCAAGAACTACCCAAGTAGACTCTTTTGCTGCATAACCGACAACCGTAGTTGCAAGGCCAGCTGCTGTACCAAGAATAGTTGCAATCTTAGCAGAAATCTTCTTAAAGTGCTTCTGGACACATCCAGTTGCACTAGACAGAAGTTTCGAAACCTTACCAGGTTTGATCGAACTACCGAATCGAGCACTTGCCTTTTCCATGATACTGGAGAAGAATTTCTTCACAACGTCAATGACCTTTGTGACGCCACTCTTCTCACTAGCAGCCATGATCTTATCAGCAGTCGTATTGGCAAACTTACCAACCTTCGATGCAACAGATGCTACGTGATCGCCGTTATTGATGTTATCCTCCATCATTCCTGTGAGGATTTCATTGGAGAAGGTTTCATTTGATAATGCTTTACCTGCACCATACTTGAAACCATTCACTGCAGAAGAGGTAAATTCAAGGTATTTATTCTTAATACCACTACCGATCCGATTCTTAAGACCGGAGACAGCTCTACCTGCTCTTGTATTAGCAAGAGTATTACCGATGAACTTTCCACCCTTACGAAGGTCACTACCAAGGTTCTTGATGTTGTCGATTCCACCCTTCACCTTAGGAATAGCCTTCTTACCAGCTTCATAGATCATGTTTGCGCCACTGGCAACGCCTTGTCCAAGAAGCTTAGTACGGGCTCCAGTTTCGTTGTAAATATTACCGTCCTTATCATAGAGGAAACTCTTGATAGCATCCGGAATATTACCAGTAAGGAGATTACCGACGGTATTCTTCAGACCATCCAGTTCATCAAAAATGACGCCTGTGGATGTTCTACCGTCACCGAGTCTATCCTTTCCATACATATAGTCCGAAACAAGACGTTCTGCAGGATTCGTCGACTCAGAAGATCCATTACCAGGATTTGCAAAAAGACTGACAAGCTTACCAAGAAGCTTCAGCACCATAGGAGCAAGGAGAATGAATGCACCTGTAATAATACCCTTCTTTGAGAAGATCGAGTTCCAGATAGTATTATGAGAATGAATACCTTCGTTGATGGATTCCATCAAACCAGTATTCTTCTTATCCTTAGCTTCCTGCTCAGCCTTTTCATCAACAGCGGCACGCTGAGCACGCTGCTCATCTGCGGTCTTACCCTTAGGAGCAGACTGATCCGGATTAATAGTTGCATCGCCGTAAGAAATCTCACCATCGGTGGTTTCCTCACTAGCAACTGTCTTACCAGTATCAACTGTGGCATTGGCTTTCAGTGCAGAAGTGATTGCCGTATTTACACCAGCAAACGGAGAATTTGCATTTCCAATATTCGGTGCAGGAATATTGGTAGGAGCCTTCACGGATGCATCCGTAGAAGTATAGGTTTTCGTGATATTGGTATCAGCATCTTCACGAGCAGTTTCCATATCACTAAATCCACCCTTGACGGTATCAAAGATACCACCGAGCAGATCACGAATATCAGCAAAGATACCTACGAGGCCAGTACGAGTAGAAGCATTATTTGGAATGACCTTCTCGCCACCAGCCATATCACGAACCTCAGGACCATTGGTACCAACGACCGTTGCACCCTTATCGGTAACAACCATCTCTTCGCCAACCTCACCGACATCGGCAGGACCCGGCTTAGCATTATCAGTACCTTCAGCATAGTGAGGACGATTCTTCTTTGCTTCACGTTCCTCTTTGCGTCTACGACGACGTTCCTCAAGAGCACGGTGTGCTGCTTCCTTTGCTTCACGCTGTTCTTTGACACGATCAAGATATGCCTCGTAATTGATATCACGCTGCATCTTCATCTCTTTACGAGTCTGATCGGAATCAAGCATTGTGCCATTCTTACGACGATCTTTACGACGCTGCTTATAATCCTTATTAGATTCTTTAGCGCCAGCATGAAGACCACTGATATTGGACAGTGCAACTTCAATGCCACCAAAGAACCCGTAGTCCTTCATGTAGTCAGAGAACTTCTTTTGACGATCCTTAGAAGACGACTTCGTTGCACGATCACGTGCAGCTTCAGCGATTCTAATTTCAGCATCATGGTTTCCGTTCTCATCTTTATGAAGAAGCTCGATGTTACGGTCGGTATTGCGATCAGTATATCCCTGAGCCTTACCGCCTTCAAAAGCATCTGCCTTTGCTTCGTCTTTTGTCAGTTTAGGCTTACGGCCAAGAATAAAATCGAGAGCCTTATGAAGAATTTTATTCGTATCCTTCTGGACATCAAGCGATGCATCCTGGAACTTCTCAGTTTTGATCTGAGATTCAGTCTTAATGGCTTCTCCCTTGAAACTGATGTGCTCGCCACGCTCAAGCGCAGCAGCTTTTGCAAATGCACGATTTTCCTCAGTATCTTCCGATCTCTGATTCTTCGTGTATTTTGCAATCAATCTCTGGTTATTAAGGAGGTCTTTGCGTTTCTGCTTGCGCTCCTTAGCCATATTCTTCTGACGTTCTTTTTTTTCCTTATTTAAACGAACTCTTGTCGCCCAAGGAAGACCCTTACCGGCATCTTTAATAGTACCATCAGGATTAAAGAGCATCTTTGAACTAACGTCCTTCTTCTCCATTCCGTACTTGGTTGAATCCCAAACTCTACGGAAGTAAGCGCCAAGACCGCTACCCTCTTCACGCTTCTCAGATGCAAGGCCAAAGAACTTACGACCCTTATCAATGATGCCATTGATCCAAGTCATAGGATTCATGAAGTGAAGAATATTCTTAACCGACTTTGTGATTGCACCAGTAACCTGATCACGAACGTAAGTGACAGAAGACTTAGCCAGATCAATCACGGGATTTACCAGACGGCGCATACCGCCCTGAACCCAACGAAGAGCATCTTTCGCGCTCTTGAAAGCAGTCTGAATCAGACGCATCGGCCAAGAATTCATGACGGCGTCTTTTACATCACGAAGAACCGAGATGCCAAAACGACCGATATGAGCAACAGTGCCAATGATCTTATCATTGATGAATCCAAATGTCTTCTGAACTGCCTTAAACGGAAGAGAAACAGCTGTGCCAATAGCACTTGCAGCAACACCGAGTGCCTTAGAGAATACTCCAAAAGTAGTCTTAACTGCGAGACCAATCGGAGTAGTGATCGCCTTAATAGCAAGACCGACGCCATGACGAAGTGCAGTAGCCATAGGCGACAGCATTGTCATAACGAGATTGATCGGTGTAGAAACGATTGCTTTAGCAGCGCCCCAGATAGCAGATCCGGCCGCAGTAGCTGCGGCAGTAACAGGCTGAAGAATCTTCTTCGTAGCATCAACCATTCCACCAAGGAAGTCTTCCTTAATGAAACGACCAACATCTTTTGCGGTATCCCAAGCGAACGAAGTCAAACTACCAATCATGGACGATACAGCATCGCCAATCGGCTCCATGATCAAAGTAATTTTATTGAATACGTCAAACTGAAGGAAATTCTTCGCATCGTCGATAAAGTTTGCAGCAGCATTCTTAATCGGCTGGAACACGGAGACATTCAGAGCATTCTTGAACTGGCCAAGAATACCTTCACGTTTTACGCCAGTCTCTTCATCAACTTTGCCGAACAGCCATTCATGGAAGTTATCCTTCTGAGCAAGAATAGCTGCACCAAGGCCAAGAGACGCACCGAGAACAGGACCACCAACGAGAGTACCGAGTAAGCCACCAGTACCAAGGCCAATACCAAGCATACCAGCAAGCTTACCACCAGAAACACCACCATTGGATTCAGCATCGCCAACGATGTTGCGCATCCACTTCTTGCCAAGAGTGACAATACCAAGTTGTCCATTTTCAGCATCACCAAAAAGGAACTTCTGGAAAATCTCACTCTTCAAGACAGTAGCGGATGCGAGACCCATGAGTGCACCAGCAACAGGACCACCGACGAGAGTACCGAGAATTCCACCACCAGTGATTGTACCAGTAATAGCGCCTACCGCGGCGCCACCTGTTAAGAACTTTCCATGCTCATGGAAGAATTCTTGAGTTTTATCACTGATAAAGCCTTCGTGATCTTCTGTACCAAACAGCCAGTCTTGGAATTTTTCAGACTTTGAAAGAATACCACCAGCAAAGCCAAGAAGAGCTCCGCCAATAGGACCACCGACGAGAGTACCGAGTAAGCCACCAGCGGCAACACCGCCAACAGCACCAACGGCTGCGCCAGCCATACCAGAAGGAAGCATCTCAGAAGCTTTCTCTTTGATAGAATCAATGACTTCCTGCTGAGTCTTCTCATCATCTTCGTCGTCATTCGTACCAAAAAGAGCATTCTTCCAACCAACTAATCCTTTACGTAAAGAATCTGCTACAGAAGATAATCCAGAGGTAGCCTTATGGATAAGACCTTCTTTTCCAGATTCTTCCTCGCCTTCTTTTTTCTCACCGAAGAGACGAACCTCAATACCTTCTTTGATATGATTGACCATACCGGTAAGCTTGCCCTTAACGGTATTTTTCATCTCTTCGTCGTTGGCCTTCGGAACAGCAGTGCCATCTGCTGCAATATAACCTTCACCTGTGATCATATGGCGCAGACCAAAATATGATTCGCGGATTCGATTATTCACACCAGAAAGAATACCGTCCTTCTTGTAGCCATTTTCATCCTTCGTGCCAAAGAGAGACTCTTTCAAAGGAGTAAGGAATTTTTCGGAGATATATTCTCCAGCCTTAGTGAACGAAGCACCAAGACCTTTCATCATAGCGTCCCAAGCAGCATCAGAATCTCCATTCATGATACCAGCAAGGACGCCACTCGCTTTCTGGAAGAAAGTAGCAGTAATACCGCCAAGCTGAGCTTTATCAGGTTCAGGCTGAACGATATTCGGCTGAGCAGCAAAGAGCTTTTCGTAATCATCTGCTGTCTGTGGGCCTTCGGGCTCAGGAGGATTGACAAAATGATTCAATACAGGAGCCTGGCTCGCTGCTTGTTGTGCAGAAACGAGCAGGCCATGAGCATTTTGCTTAAAGCCTTCCATTAACGGATGATTCGGCACATAGACGCCAGTTTTCTGGTCTCTATGGTACATCGTTCCGTCAATGCCCTTTGTCTCGTCATTATACGGGATTCTGATATCGTCATCAATATCTACGCCGTCCAGCTTACGACGAATCTGGACGAAAATACCACGACGAAGAATATCCCGAATGTCAGTAACAAGCGAAGGAAGAGAAGCAGCCGGACTCGGATTGACAGGACGAATCTCTCCACCCTGCTTAATCGTCTCAACAGCACGGTCATTGATCATCTGATCAATATTACGGCCATCAAGAATCTTACCGACGTTATTATGCTCACCACCTTCGTTGTAGCCAGCAACAGATTTGACTCGGTTTGCAGATGCTCTCTGCTTTGCGTAATTTGCAGAAATTAATGCTCCATCATTGGTCTTCACCATATTCTGGAACATGCCAAGATAAGCATTCTTTACCTTCTCATCAGCAGTCTCAAGGCTATTGATAAGAGTCTCTCGATTCAGGGCATCTTCAAGACGAAGCGGACCATTGATCTGCTCCATCTTGAGAAATAGCTCAGGAAGGCTCTTTAAGAATGATTCTTGGAGATTTGGATCAATAGACCCAAGGTTTGCAGCATAGATTTTTGCTTTCTTACCAAAATCACTCTTATTGAATTCATTGACCGTATCATACGTGAGATTATCTGTGATCTCATCACGCATCTGCTTTACGGTCTTATATTTTCCTTCCTCCCAATCGTATGCCTGAATATTCTTATCGAAATCACTCGCGTTCTTACCGGTAACAGCAATTGCGATCTGCTGCAAGTATCCAGTAGACTCACGAAGATATTTCGGAATAATTTCAGTAATGGCATGGTTGGCCATTCCGTTATACGGAACCGGAGTAGCGTCAACTCTCTTGATGTCAAAATCTTTAGTACGCCTTGTCCGTGTGCCAAAGATAGCGCCAATCGTACGCTTACCTTCGCCAATGAGAGTTGCGTCATCTTCACCCCAAGCACCAATACGCTCAAGGACAGAAGGAATGAATGCTTTCAAAGTATTATCAAACTGCTTCATAGCAGATTTGGTAATCTTCGGAATCATTGCATCAATACCCATCTTAAGAGCAGCGCCTACAGGGTTTGCTGTAAGAGCATCTCTATTCTCAAGAAGAGTATTCGCCATACCAACCACGTTACCAAGTGCGGTTGCAGATTGGTCGATCTTTTTAATATTCTGAGTAACGTATTTAACGTAATTACTCAGATCAAATCCGCCTTCCGTGGTGACAAGGTCCTTCGAAGTGATCTCGTCTTTTCCACCCTTGTACGGATCCTCTTGCTTAGGAGTCATTTGCTCATAGTATGCGATAGAAGCATCTATGAACTTCGTCATATTCTCTGTCTGATAATTCAGTAATGCAGAGATGTTGGAATTAATTGACGTCAACTGGCCAATTACTTCCTGACCAATCTCAGCATTTTTTGCCAGAGAAATAGACGTAAGCGAAACCATTGCATCAACTTGTGCTTTGGCAGCAGTAAGTTGATACTCCGATTGCTTCTGAATTAATCGAACGGTCGCATCATTGCTTCCATTAGACTGCGTTTGATTAACTACGTTATTATTGATTTGGACATTTGTGTCGTCATCAATATCTGAGAAAGAGACGTCTCCAGAAGAATCAAAGAGTTTATCAATATCATCTTCTGAGAATTGATCTTTCTGGTCACCATAACCGCCCATGAGCGCTTTTTCTTCGCGCTCTTTATTATAGAGATTACCTGATTTTAAGTCCTGCAGTGAGTTATCAATTGCTTGCTGTGCGAATTTAACTGCTGGTGTACCTTTAATCGCGGCAATAACTTTTCCGGAGGTTAATTTCGATTTTTGAATAGTCTGTGCAACTTCCGTTGAAGATTGTGATACCGACTTAATAGTAGAAGCGGTTGACGGCATGATGTCTTTGATGACTTCAGTGCCAGCCAAACCGAGACTATTAAGAGCATTTCGTAACCAAGGAGAATTTAATTTCGTCTTGGTTACCGTGATATCGGTATTTTTCTTAGCCATAGTGGCTCATCCACTCCTTTCTATTTTGAGAGTTGAGTAGATCGCAATACTCATTAATACAATGATTAACCGTTACAAGTCTGTTTTCAAGAGGATTTGCCAATGGCCGGACAAAAAAGAAGACTACACGCTATAAATTAGCAATGTAGTCTTCTTGTTTACTTCTGCATGGAGAAGTTGGGATTATGGCCAACTTCTTCAATCGTTGCATATCGAATCACGCTTTTTCCTTCTTCCGGATAAAAATGGTTATTCACGACAGCAACGACATATTTCTTATCACGCTTATACTTCCGATACTTGAGCTTCGTGATATCAGCCCCAACGTCACGGTCATCTGCCATAATCATAATGCCAGTCGTAGTAGCAATGATATCACGGAACGCCTGATTATTCAGAATACGTCCAGCGTGCTTACCGCTGATAGGCCGGATTGCACGGTTCGTCATTGTGAGGGTACCATCTTCATTTCGATACCACAGCTCAATAGATTGTGCAAAACGACCGAGCTCACGTAAAATAGTTTTCTTTGTCATAGTGATTCCTCCTTAAGGATCATAGTAATTAAAATAAAGTCATCCATATAATATCAAAAAAGAAGGATACCTAACTGGTTGTTAGGTCCTTCTTTGGATCGTGTACTACGCACTCAGTTCTTGAGCATGTAGTTCATGGTCCAGATCAACAGGGCGAGACCTGCGAGTTTGCGAATCATCATTATGATTCCCTCCTTTCATAATATAAATACTGCGAGCTCAAGATATCAGATGACCTTGAGCTCGTATTTGATGGCGTCAGTCCATGCATTGGGCTTCTCGCCATCAAAGAAGATGAACACATCACCGTTTCGACTATGCTCACCAACGAGGCGACCGTCGTCCTTGCGAGCGCACTCGCTCTCGAGGAATGCCTTAGCGCTCTCGATAGATTCGAGGACGGTGACCTGACGCATGGTGTCAATGTAATGATGCTCACGATCTTCCACGTAGGTCGTGGTGGTCATGAGCACCGTGTGCTCACCATGCTTACGCAGGTTATACTTTGCAGACTCGTAGCCGCCCACATTGCAGCGGGCGCGCTCCATCAGCTTTGCGTTGGTCATGGGCTCGACGGTCAGGCCCTTTGCACGTGCACGCTTACGAGTTGCCACGAGACTGGCAAATTCGTAAGCACTACGTGCTTCGTAGCTGGTAGCCATTTCGATCAGGCCGTCAACTGCCAGGCAGCCGAAACCAAACTTAACGATAGAACGAACGGACTTAGAAGTAATAGCAGACATAGTAAAGCTCCTTTTCTTGATCCTTTTTTGCGGATCATACAAATCAAATATTTTAAGCAAGGTATTTATTATTCCTTGCTTTCTTTCACCAATATAATATATCATTATTTTTAGAGAATATACGGATAAAAACAAAAAAGAAAGACTAGAAGATTTTGCAGGTCTTCTAGTCTTTGCTTACTTACTTATCTACTTTCTTGTGAGATTGGGTAGTAGATAAGGAGGAATCTTCACGTTGTGATTTTACATGGGTCCAGTGAAGATCCTCAACTGGAGTGACGGTTATGGACCCATCTAAGTCTATAATTCTACCTCCTTCCAAATTCATATAGATGAATGCGAGTGTTTCATTTGAAAAGATATGCATAGGTATCTCTCCTTGTAAGAAATAGATTTGTATATCCCATCATCCTAACACTGCATTCATCTATATAATATATCATTTTAATTTCAATCTACCGAAAAACACATCGGTAATGAATGAATATGTTGCCAGTAGCTCTTTTCCATACCAAGTCGCGCTGGTCGGAGAGTAAAAACCTCAGAAGCATTCATAAACTTCAATATCCCATTTGCTGTTGCGCATCTTCATTGGGAAACCTTTCAGGTTGACGAGAGAGTATGTTTAAGCTTCCATACTCTCTCGTCTTCCCACCAAAAAATACAAAAAAGACGGCTGCCACGAATTACTCACAATCGAGTTTCGTGGCAGCCGTAAAAGCTGCTTAGTTATATCGCAACCAAGATTACTTCTTGGTCACGTTCTTCAGGCGAGTCTTCATCCAGTTGGGGCAGCCAGACTTCACGGTAGCCTCCCAATGGGGCTTCATGTCAGTCTGGTAAGTACCCAGAGTCTCACCAGTGGAGGGGTTCAGCAGAGTACCCTTCTTCGTCTTTGCGTCGACATGCTTCATGCCGATAGATGCCTTGAAGTCCTCCTTCGGCAGCAGATCAAAGCGATGCGCACCCTCGCACATGTACTCGTACATGGCGGTTGCGAAGAACTCATACAGGCCATCGACGTTGTCGAAGGTGAAGTCCTTGGTCAGGACGATGCCACTCTCATTCTTGTCGATGCCAGCCTTCTCGAGGACCTTCCGCAAGAACTTGCGGAAGCCCTCGGTAACCTTGATCTCTTCCACGGACTTGAGCTCACCCTTGGAGGTCAGAGCGACCTTCGTGGTGAAGTCAACGTCGTTCAACATTGCCCGCATGAGGTCGTTGAAAGACTTCTGGCTGAAACGAGCCAGATTGCGCTTACCGTTCTCCTTAACCTCGGGATTAGGCTTAATAGAATTAAGCACACTGGCCACGGACATAATTTCCTTAGACATATTCTATATCTCCTTACTTTTTATATTTGAACAGCTTACTGCTATTCCAGTTTTACTTACAAGTTATGAAGCTGATTTTTTATTACGCTTCTTTCCCTTGCACTTCCTCGATTTCTCTTCAGGATGATCTTCTTCATACTCAAGACGACCGATTGAAAAATCGAATACGTCTTTGAGTGTGAAGTCATCATAGTTCTTCCCGAAGAATTCTTTTGCCTGTTTCTTTTGACTAGCCATCCATATCAATACCTCCTTAATCCTGAATTTCCATGTTATCCATGAGCTGTGCGTCGATGCTGGCTACTGTAACCGTGACGATCGACGAAACTGCCATAGTAGCAGCAGACGCAGCCTGAATCTTCTGAAGAGTCTTGCGCTGCTTCCGATGAAACTTCGGAGTATTCTCCAATGCAATCGTGGATCCTACATATACGGTACCTGCGATTGCGGCAGTGGATGAAGTTGCGAGAACAACCTTAGACGTATCAACCATAATTATACCTCCAATCATTCATGGGATTGCTTTACGTCTTAAGTATAATATATCATTAAAAACGAGAACTAAAAACTTATCCATTATCAAACCATTAAGTAGTTAAGGACATGAATGGTAGATTAAGGAGGTATATATGAAACGCCCAACTATTGAAGAAAAGATTCGATCCGCAGTAACTGGATTTGATCTAATCTGCTATCCACGAAACTCAAATTTCATTTATAGGTTCAATCAGGTAATTCATAAGATTGATACGTTTGATGGCGAAGATAAGTATCAGATAAAGCAAGTCCATCATACCATAAAGGAAGATGGATTCTTGACATACTACGTGTCAAAACTGTCCTTCTTCATGAGTTTTGGAAATACTCTTGATGAAGGTGGATTTGAACGATTCACTATCAAATTAACCGATATCAATCCTTATAATCTTTTCGGTGCAAATTCAATTTTGCATGGAATAAATGATTCCACGTATGAAGACTCAGCTGCTCCTTACGTGGAATTAATGGACTTCTTGAAATACATCGGATATTATTCATCTGATGATTCGGAAGATAAACCAAAAGATCAATGGCTTCTTAAGAATGTGATCTGCTCTCAGGACTTCTATGTCAACGGACATCCAGAATTCTATCTGGAACTTTTCAGAAGAGTTGCAATAGAAGCCAGCTCTAAGCAAGTTTCCAATGAGAAAGGATATAATTGGAATGATCAGTGGGACGATGATATCGTATCCATTCGACTTGTCCATCTGAAAAAACTTGCAAAGAAATATAATAATTTCCTTGAAGATAATAAACTGACTCCAGTGAAGAAGAAAGAATTGAAACTCTGCGAAAATCGTCTTAGATTTCAGGTGTGCCTCAAAACCCCTCAGATCATCCGTCAGTTCTCAAATACAACGGATGGAAATCTTCTCCTAGAAATTCTAAGCGGAAAATATCAAACAGCAGTTGCTCTGATCGAGTATGCTGATAAATACTTCTCTGATAAAAAATGGATTCTTTCCGATCATAATTCTATTCCAAAGAGAATTCAGGATGAGTACATTGTCATCAATGGAGATAACTTCGACAAAACCTTTACAAAGCTTTTCTATAGCTGGAAAACTTGCAAAGTGAATATGTCACAATATGTAATCGTATAATAAAATGACCATAGACAGTTTCTTTCGATTCTGTCTATGGTCATTTTCATGTCTAGAAATAAACGACGTACTTCAATTCTCAGAGGATAACGGCCTCCTGGCGAACTGAATTTCTTTCTTCAGCCATAACCGCCATTGAGTACAAGAGAAGGCGATAGTCATTTAAATCAGTGACGCAAAGGTCGTCTATATGACTCGTATCATCAACCATTCTACCTCTGGGATACCGACACCAGTCTCAAATGGATAACTTATACATTCGATGCATAAGTCCAAGGATAATAAAAGTTTCCACAAACGAATTCTTCGCTAACAAATTGTATTCGGTATCCGGATAAATTACGACGCAGAGAAATGCTTATCCTCTTTGTGGTCTTCCTTATCAGCTGCGCCAGCCATGGGAAGATTCTTTACCCACATCTCAAGAGAATCCATATACTTCTGCTTCCACTTGCTCATCTGATTAGGATCATCGTTCTCACTCATAGGCTTCACATACAGAGCCTTGAAGCCATTATCGAGAACCTTCCACTCCCAATACTTCGGAGTCGTATTGAAGCGATAATCCTTTGAGAAAACGATACGTGCAGACGATGCTGTCTTACCGTTGATGACGCCATCCTTGTTTCGATCTCTCTTGAAATAAGAATCCATATAACCAGGAGAAGAATACTTCACACGGTAACCCTTACCCTCAAGTGCAACAACGATGTGCTTGATCGGATCCGGGGTCTTCTCATTAGAATTATCCTGATTCTCATCAGCTTCAAAGAAACCTTTAAACATGGAATCCACAAGATTCGTACTTTCCAATTTTAACTCATCTCCTTTGATATATTTCTTCAAGCGATTCTTTTCTCCAATTACGTCTATAGTAATAGAGTAGTCTTTCATTTTCTCGAAGATTGCCTTAGCTAGTTGTTTTTCGTGCTGTTTGTCAACACGGTTAAACATCTGAATTGCAAGAAGTACATGCTTCTTATCCGGCATGGGATACTTCTTTAATTCAGGAATTCCATAGTCAGACAAAGCAACTTTACTACGATCCAGCTTTGCTTCCAGAGTGAAATTCAGACTCTGATTAGCAAGTTCATTCGTTCTTCGAATTAGATCATCCACAGTCACTTTGTCATATTCATGCTTTCCACAACTACCACTTAGATCAATCGTAGGAAGCATTGCACCTACAGAATATTCATTCAACTCATCATCTGAAATCTGAGTAGATGAATCATCAAATACTGAAATATTTTTCATGAATTACGATTTCTCCTTTCTATTAAGATTAGTATATAGTCGAAATAGAAATAACCCCAGTGTAGCATGATGGAAACTACACTGGGGTTATTTACTGATGGTAGGACATAGATAGATTGAAGTTATGGAAACCTTCGACCCTATCAAAATGTTACTGTAGTAATTTATTGGGAAGTAAGATAACGCTTCACATCTTCCGGAGCAATTTCTTTCCCATACTCATCTTTGATGAAATAACTTACCTTATCTTCTGTAGATAGATTATCATCAAAGATAAATCCATACTTATTCTTCATTGCAGTTAAAACTTCTTTATCGGCTTTATACTGAGAGGAAGCTTTCAGATTCTTTACTGCAATTTTAACAGATGGATTATTTTTATATCGCTCTCCAATGATTTTTGTAAAAGCAGTATCTTCTTGGTAATCTTCTGGAATATTGAAGACGTATCGAGTATGCTCAACACCAAGATCTTGATTGATAGAATCCATTCTACCAAGAGTATCTATCAAGTCTTCTTGAGAAGTATAAATATTACTTCCTTTGGAAAACTGAATGGTGTTGAATTTTGGAGCGAGTTCATTCACAATAAATTCGTTTTCATACCTAGACTTACTAGGAGTAAATGTGAGATGATAAAAGCCTTTTTGCTCTTCTTCACCAAACTGCCACCTACTGTAGCTCCCTACATAATGAACGGTATCACGAATTGTAGAATGGATATGATAATGGCCAAAATAGACTTCTCCATTACAAGCATCCATTAATTCTTCGGATGAAAATACTGGAACTTTCTTTCTACTGCTACTCTCATTAGAAGACTTAATAGATACCATGATATCATTGATCACTCCATGACCAAAAATATAGTCATAGGAATTTTCAGAATACAGGTAATCTTTATAGAAATCTTCTTTTGATACCATATATTCTTCTGGAAGATATAATACATGCATATCTGGTAGAAGTTCTTCATCAGAAACTGTTTTTATGATTCTGAAGTCAATATCTTTTCTGTCTTTATAGACATCAAAAATTCCATATTGATTCGATTCATGAGATTCTGTACCATAGATAATCCGAATTGGACAGAATTCTCCATAATCTGGATTGTGATGTTTCTTTACAATTTCTATCACCTGATTCATAAATTCAATTGCATAAGAAACTGAATCATCATTTAATGAAAGTCTTTTATCAAAATAATCTCCATCAAAGATAATGAAGTTTAATT